CGGATTTTCCTGGGTTTAGTTTACCGAGTTTGAAACTACCGGGGTTACCGAGTTTTTCACTACCGAGTTTCACTTTGCCGAGTTTACCTTCGTTGCCCAGTTTCAGTTTGACGTGTCCGCTGGACTAACGATGGTTTTGACAAAGCACCCGGAATGGGTGATAGTGCATTGAAGGGGGGCCATATGAAGCAGTTGGAGCGTTTGAGAGTTTTGTTAGAATCGGCGAGCGAGCGAGTTGACGAGTCCGTCTGGGTACCGACGTATGGGAGAGAGAAAGAGACAGACCCGGTTGAAATTGACGGGTCTTATATGCAGCGATTGGTGGCAGCCAGGGTTGGCTGGTTGGCTGAGGTGGTGGCGGGGATCGCTGCGAGGGTTCTTTCTATCAAGGACGGGTCGCAGTACGAATATAGCAGTGTGAAAAGGGTTGCTCCGTGGGAGTATGCTGGTGCTGATTACAATTTTGTGTCGAGGGTGGGAACAGGGAGTATTGAGTTCAGGCTGGTCAGCAAGGGTGACTCTTATCCCCAAGCTGTCAGTGTGAACAGTGGCGAGAAGAACAGAGTCCCTATTGGTAGTGTTGCCGTAGCATATACGGCGAGAGACGATTCGATTGTAACGAAGACGTTTATGTTCGACGCGGGCACTAAGCCAGCGGAGTTGGCAACTGCCATTCTGGGGTTTATTGGTTGAGCGCAATTGATTGCGGGGGAGTTGATGTTGGTGGCAGGGACGTTACAGTCTGGGTTTTTGGATATGGCAGTGAACCCGTCTATTGATGTGGCGACAGCGGCGCAGAGGTTCGCTGGAGTGTTGATGTCCTGGGCCAGCGGGGCACAGGCGATGGGAATTCCTGCTGTAGTTTCGGTGGCAGCGGCACAGGCCGGGTTTATGGCGGGGGAACGGTTACCGATGATCTTATCTAAGTTTTGGCCTACTGTTGTTTTTGCAGGGATGGTCGCACCTCCTGTTGGGCCGCCTATGGCCGAGCCTTTGGTAGCGCCGACAGCGGATGCTGCTGGTGCGGCTCAAACGCTTGCAACGGCTATTCAATCAAATGCGATGATGCAGACGGTGACGTTTTTGGTAGGCGGAGTTCCAACTGTGTTTCCTATCGTGTGAGGCATTATGGGATTGGTGGATATCAAATTTGGGCTTGTGAATGCGGGTGGACAGTTCCCGGTCACACTATCGTCGAGTGATACAGTGGGGGATGTTATTTTGATAGCGTTGATGGTGAAGCGGGGGGCTTTCCCGTGGCTCCCCGAGTTTGGGGGTGACCAATCGGAACTTGTTTTTGAAAATCTTAGTCTTGATTCATTTAGGTCGAGGTTATTGGACCGATTGAGGTATTTGTTTTCATCGTATCTCCCATTTGTGAGGATTGTGGACGTTTTCCCGAAGGTAATGAACCATGGGGGGGCAGACGTATGGTTTGCGGATGTCCAGTATGAGTATCAGGGGGTTCCTGGAGGCGTTTTTGTACCATTAGGAGGTAACTAGTGGGGCGGAATAAGATAGCGACAGATTTGCCGGTGCGTTTGTACGGTGTGGACCGTGCGATGATACGGGATTTTGTTTTGCAGGAGTTGAAGGGAAACGCGTCTTTCGCTGCTGTTTTCAACAATTTTATATCAGCGGCACAGGGGATGCTGTTTATTGAGGTTGTAGTGAATGCCACCTTGCACGCTATTTACTATGGTGATCGGCGCGCCAAGAACTCATATCTTCCGACTGCGGATCTTCGGTCGGCAATATCCGCTATATGTGACACACTGGGTTATAAAATGCGAGGTGCGGCGGCTGGGGTTGTTGATCTGGATGTAGTGGGGTTGCCTTCCGGCCCATATGTGTTTGATGTGGTTATTCCGAGGGGTTTCAAGTTTATAGGTGATGGCAAGGTATTTGAGTCGACTGAGTCTAAGACCGTCCCTGCTGGGTCGGTAGCGTTAGCGGGTTCGATAGCACTATGCCAAGGGGAATCAAAGACTAGGACATTTACCGGGGATGGTAGTGCCAATCAGCGTTTGGTTTTAGCGGATGTTACGGATTCTTCTGGTAAGTATCTTGCTGGTGGCAGTGTGAAGGTTTGGGTCAACGGAGTCGAGTGGGATATAGTTGATTTTATTTCATTTGGTGCGGGGGAGGAGGTTCAGGTTGATTACAATGCCACTTTCCCGGAGATAAGGGGAGGGGATGGGGTTGCCGGAAAGGTTTTCCCTGTTGGTGCGACTGTCCTGGTTTCGTATTTTGTTACTGATGGCGAACGGGGCTATGTGGCGAAAGAGCGTATCAACGCTGCTGCGAGTACATTGACGGTGGCAGGTCAGGTTATTCCATTGGCCGTGCTGAATTCTAAGGCTGTAGGCAGTATGTCGGGGCCGGAGACTCTCACTGAGGCCAGGGTAGCCGCGCCACGTTGGCGTAGAGCTGGTCAGGCGAAGGTTGTTGCCGATGACATAGAGGCAATGGCCGAGGCTTTCTCGGATGCTCAATACGGGGTTGTTGCCAGGGCCAAGGCGTTTTCTGCTAGGTCAGCCAGTTCGGATGTGGCGTTCCAGGGGATGTTGTCAGAATTGCGGAGTAGTGTCTCGCAGCCGTCCTCTGTGATAACATCGGAAGTGGCGGCTATAACTCAGTTATTGCTTGCTTCCAAGGCGTTGGTTGATGGGATTCGTTCGGATCTTTCCGATATAGAGTCAGCGAAGGGGGATATCTCGGCAGAGCGAGGGCAGGTGGACAATAGCAGAAGCGTACTATCGACCAGACTCATTGATTTGACTTCTCACATATCATCTTTGCAAAGTCATATCACCAGTTTCACTTCGGCGGCGTCGATAGTGAAGGTAAATGCTATCCCTCTGGCAGCGTTGGTATCGGGCACAATTACAGGGACCGGAGCACCTGGGGACAACGCATTGGACCCTGTTACGTATGCTGAGTTGGCTTTGTATTCAGGGCTTTTGGCGGTCAATGGGGTGATAGTAGAGTCGCAGACGGCGGCGTTGGGGCAGGACAAAAATGATTTGCAGGGTGATGCTTCAGCTTTGGGAGGTCTTGCTACGGCGTTGGCGAGTTCGGTTACCAATATAACAGCATCCGAGAACGAAATTCAGGTTGGCAAGAATTCAGCAACTGTTCGTGCCGATGCGTTAGAAGATGCGGGGGGCACAGTTGGGAAGTTTGTGGATATTGCGGCTGCATTGGTAGTTGCCGAAACAGCCAATCTTGGATGGTCGGACGATGGCGAGTTATTGGCACAGTCGCTTTACGATCATGTTGACGCTATTCTGTCTCACGATTGCAAGGCGAATGTTGTCAGTTTGCCGGTGCTTTCACTAAACTCTGAGGGATACTATGCAGCGCCTTCTGTTGGGCTAATCGCTCGACTTGAATCATATATGAACGATGGCAAAAAGGCTCCGTCTGTGTTCATTTCGGTAGCGTCACGCGAAGATTCTTTGGTGGCTGCCACCGTGGAGATAACGGGTGTGCTGTTGCCTGGGTATGTGCGGGAAGAGGTGCAGGATGCACTTGTTGAAGTCGTTAGTCAGGTATTAAAGTTGAGGGAGTTTGGCGTTTCGTTGTATGAGAAGGAAATTTACGATGCAATTCATGATGCCGGTATCAGCGGCATTGGTTCTGCGCTGACTGTTCAAATTACCGGGCCGTCGCAATATCTTGATTCTCGCGGCAATCTTATCATTGATTCAACAAGGGTAGTGACGAAGGGGAATGTTTCTGCCATTCTGACATTGTCATAGGAGGGGAGGATGCCTGTCAATTTAGTGCCGGATCTCGGTAAAGGAAACGTGAAGGTTCGGTTCAAGGAGCGGTATGTTTCGGAGGGGATAAACATGCGCCAGTTTGGGCTGGCACCTCGTGGAGTGATCCGTGGTTTTGAGATTGTACCGTCACTCGGCAATTGGCTGGTTGATGTAGTTATTGATGGGGATTTGCTGGATAGCGTAGCTGTCGTGGAGTTATCTACGGGGGTTCAGGTTAAGGTTAGGCTAGACGCCAGTATGCTGGGCGTAGATTTGACTGCATTAGCGGGCGTTAGAGCGGTATTTGTGCTGCGGGTAGATTATGTTTCAGGGGCGGAGACTGTGCTGGCGTTGGATGCGTATACGGAAGCCGACTACTTGGCGGCTGCGGACGAGTTTATGTGTGTGCTTGGTGAGGTCGATGTTCCTGCTCTTGCGGCACCAATAACAGAGGATATGATCGGTGGCCTGTATCGGAAGTGGTATTTTCTCGGTGCTCCGAAGGGCACGGAAGATTATGAGCGTTATGGGATAGGTCGGCAAAGGGTCGGTGTGCAGATGGGGGTACTTGATACTCTTGCGCAGGATGTTTTTGTTTTTAACCCTATCGGTGCGGGGGGGGAAGAGGTTCGTTCGGAGGTGGCTCATATTATCGCAGGTGGTATACCCTGGGTTGAGGGCAACAAAGTTCTCCACTTCGATTTAGCGCCTGTGGCAGCCGAGAAATATGCGGCTTTTTATATGCCTATAGCGACGAGGGTGCCCTGTGTTTCGGGGGACCGGTTTATATTGGATTTGGCCGTTGAACTGACGGCTGTTGAGTTCAAGGCGGCATGGGGAGGTAATGATCGTCTCGGTGTTCGTTTCGCTTACTATGATGATTCGGGGGTGGCGGTAGGGAGCCAGGAGTTTGATTTGAGGGACTACGTATTAGGTCCGCCGTACGCTACGGTAGGGTTCGAACGGTTCACTGTACCCTATACTGCTATGGCTGGTTGCCGATATGTATCTGTTTACTTCGAGGCCCTTGGGCTTTGGAAAAAATTAGGGGCTGTGTGGGGGGACAGTTGCGTGAGGATTGCTTTCGCTGATGTTTACAGGCAACGGCATGATCCTGCATTCGGCGGAGTTACGGACGGGATTCAGAATCCCAAGACATTTACCTCTTTGTATCTGGCTCCTTTGCAGGAATTGTCGGCTTTGCGAAGGATTTACGATGATTTACCCGCTGGGGTTCCATATCCATATGTAGCGTCGTTACCTTTGAGCGGTGTTTCATTCCGTGTCGAGGTTTGCGATTCGGGAGCTGGGGTTCCTGCTTCCCGGTTGGTGGTGGAGGGGTTGAACGGGGACAAATATCCTGGTGGTATGCCAGCTCTAGAGTTCGTGAGTAATCTTTGGACGAAGATTGGAGGTTGGGGGGCTGGAGTTGGTACTGTCGGGCAAGACCTTGCGTATATGGCGGGCGGCACTGGTGCCGGGGGGGAAGCCAGGGTCTCCTGTGGTGGCCTGGGTTCTGTCCGTGTTTACACGGATGATGGTGAGCTTCTTATTTTTACGACGGGGATTGGTAATTTGTCATTGACGACGCTGAAGCTATTATCGTTGACGGGTGTTATCCCAGATGCTGGGGTGGACTTTGCGGGGACGAAGGTTATCGGTGCGGCATGTCCTAACGCTGTACTGCTCCGTGAGGAAGCGGGTGTACCAGCCGTTGGTGGTGTCTTCAAGCGCGTCGATGACATAAAGGCGTGTGTCCCGGCGGAAGATATTTTGTACGAGGAGTGGTTCAATTGCATAACCCCGGCTGCTTTTGCCGTTGTTCCGTTCTACTATTTTTGGATTCGGTTCCCTTACACCTATTTTACGGGCGGTTCTCCTACGAATCCTGCAAACTGGTATCTGCCAACTGCCGCGGAGATCGATATTTCGGCTTCTGTCAAAACTGCGAATATTAATGTAGCAGAGGTAACAGACGTGACAGAGTATGGATTTACGGTGAGACTGGCGATGGACCCCACTGCTGTTGCTGGCCAACCTACAACGTGTCAGTTGAAGTGGAAATTTGTCCCTGCGTAATGGAGGTATATATGAAAGAGCGTTTTGTTTCCGAGACATTTTGGGGTGCTGTTGAAACGGGTGTTGCGTCAAGGGTGGTGGTTACAGAGGAGGTGTTGGCGCAGCGTGTTCCTTCGGCACCAATGAAGCAGGCTATTGGTAAAGTAACTGCTAAGATATCAGGACTGTTGTCCGACTTTTTTGATGAGGAGTTCAAGCGTCTTGGGGGGCGGTTAGTGTCGGCTCTGTTTTCTAGCGGGAAGGTTGTAGTCAGGGGCGAGTTTGAGAGGAATGGATGGTCGGTGGATCTGACGATTACCTATCCATTTGTTCCAGGCTTGGTTATGTGGAAGATGGAAAGAGTGAACGAGATACCATGGCGGGCGATAGTTTCTGGTTATGGGATAGAGGGGGAAGAGCGAGTTGGGGCGATGACACTGAGTGCAACGTCTGTTGTGACCTTGGATGACTTTGTAGAGGCATTGGGTGTTGGTAAAGTGATGGGCTCGCCTTCCAAGGGGACGAAGTTGGTGGGGGCATGAAGCGCAAGTTGAGGACACTATTTGGGTGTGAAAATCGTGTTTCTCAATCTGCGGAAGATATTCTGCGGAAGTCTGTCAAGTTTATCGTTAGGTACTTGGACATGTATGGAGTGGACCGATTAGGTGAGGATGTTATTGCATCGAAGGGGAATGTATTACTGAGATGTACAGGGTTAGCAGGTGGGGAAGATGTCATTCTGGAGATTTCCCCAGACGGGGTAGACTTCCATGCTGAGTTGAGGATTGGTGAGGGAGTGTTCTTGGATTGGTATGTAGAGCGGAGTAGAGTAATGGCTATTCGGGAGTTGCCCGAGGTGATAGGGTGGGCGGCGGAAGCGCTCCTGTCGCAACGATTTAATAGGAGGGTCTGATGCCTATCACGGGGAAATGCAGGTGGACGTATCCAGAAAAATATTCAGTGGAGTGGTACGAAGTTTTTGGTTCGCTTTTAACGGAGCAAGACGAAGCCGTTTATGCAGCTCGTGAAGACCGTAATTTACTTATTATGGCGGAGTGTGAGTTTTCTTTTGTGTCAGGGACGGGGGAAGTGTCATGGGATGCGTCTATTGATATCCTTGGCCCTACGACTGGGAAGGTTGGGACGATAGGGGCGGATACGGCTGTTTTGTTAGATGGGGAGATGCTTGTTGTGCCTTTGGTACGTTCTCCCCAAGACGATCTACTTTTGTCGGTTGAAGTAGTAGAGCGAGTTACCGATTCTGTGGGGGGCATTCCGCTGGACCAGGATAGTGTTTTAGTTTTGGCTATCAGGCGTGGTGCTTCTGTTTTTTTCAGGAATGGCATTGTACTGCATGATGGTGATGCTTGTCAGGTGTTTTCCGGGTCTGATTCCATGCGCAAAGGCGTGTATGACACCAATGATGATGGCAAGGTTGATGCTGCTGAGGTAGCTGATACGGCCACTATGGCGGACGCAGCCAAGGCTATCAATGATGGTGTTTATACGGCGAGTGCTTTGCAACTGGAGTATGCCAGGAAGAGAAACTGGGATAGCATGGTGCTTCATTTAGGGATGGACAAAGTGGCAACGCAAGCGGTCCCTGCGTTGTCGTGTAGCCAGTTCCATTGGTACAACGGTTACTGGGGTTACGGTTTTTGGGGACTTGCCGAACCTGCCTATTATTTCACAGTGGTTGCTTGGGTCGCAGGGCCTACACCTGGGACTACGGTGAAGGTTGAATTATACAATCTCACCGATGGGGAACTGGTTACGGGAACGGACCTTACGACGGGGTCTGGAACGCCTGTCGTATTGAAGTCGCCTGTGCTTTTGGTGGGAGGCGGTGCGGGACAACTCAGGAATGTCGAGTCGTTGTATGAGGTGAGAGTGACGTTGATAGGAGCCGCAGACCCGGCTGATTTCGGCTATTTAGGCAGTTCTAGTCTCAGGTTTATCCATACTATCGTATAGGTGGGAACATGGCGCATAAGATAACTAAAGAAGTGGCAAGTGCTTTGCATTTACGGAAAGAGCTTGTATGGCGTGTCTACGATCACATAAACACAGATGCTGTGAGCGGTTGGGTTATTACTCATGTAGTGGGGACGTGGACCAATGCAGGGACCGTGGCAGACGGCAATTATTTCGTAGCCACCTCGTCGGATGGTCAGCAGATTATTATGTCCGCTAATGATAGCGGTGGAACCGTCAACCTAACGTGGGGAACTGCGGGTAAGATTGCTTCAACAGCCGTTGGGTTGGTCTATTCTCCTACGGGAGGGTGGGTGACTGGTGACTTGAATTTTACCAATGCTACGCTTCCGCCTACATATGTGGAAACAACCTTCATCGCTTTTCAGACTACCAGTATATACCATCGTGTCAGTATCATTACGGAGGCAGATGCTATCATTGTGTTTTGGTTCGCCAAGCACACATCGCCGCCTGCTGTCACGGATTCGCCGAGGATGATATATGCTGGTTTAGGTGAGACCGCTGAGGTTGCAGATGTACAGCCGTATGTGGCGATAGCGGGGGAACCGGTAGCTACGGCTTCGACCGGTTGTTGGGGATACAGAATAGCTGGGTTGGGGCGGGTGGTTAATACGGCGGGGAACGCGTTCGAAGCGGGGTTTATGGGGCCGGTTCTTCCCATAGGTGGATATGGTCAAACGAAGGGAGGTCGCTGGGTGGAATTTGATTGTGCGTTTATGTATAGTTCGGCGGCCCCCAAATACTCTTTGAAGCTGAAGCATGTGAAACGAATTGACTCGTCTTCGGGGACGCTTAACACGGATCAGGCTCCAGTTTCTCGCGTGTGCGTATGCGAGGTAACTGTTCCTTGGGAGTAGGAGATGGCAGAACTTACGTTCGCTCCGGTATCTATTGATATGGGCACACTAGCTACGGCGTCGTTTGCACAGGCTAATTCAGGCGGTGGTGCGTTGGCTTTCCTGAATCGTGCTCGTCACACGAGCGGAGTGTTCATTTCGTGGAAGAGTTTGGATTCGCAGGATTTGGCTATGACCTATTGCCCAGGTAGTCCGAACCCTGTGGACTACAGTGATTTCGTTGTGTTGGGTACGTATTGGGAGGCGGGATGAGCGGGTTCGGCAATGACAGATTTGGGGAGACGCCCTTCGGAATAGCGGGATGGTCTCGCAAGATGTTGGTCGATGTATGGCCAGACGAGTTGCGTGAACTTACAGTTGAGCGGGGCGGTTATCTATTGACGTTGTGCGAGGCTCTTTGCCCCCTGTTCAACGCAATAATCCATGAGCATACCGAATCTATTCATTGGTGGAATGCTTGGCGATGCCGGGATGAGGACCGGATCATTACTGGTTTTTGGTGGGATGGTATTGAGTTCAGGGAGAGCAATACAGCGACGTTATATGCTGACACAAAGCGTGTCGGGGCGATGTGGGAGCCTGGGATATTTATTCCCAAGGGGAGTTTGTACGTTGATGCGGCGGCTAAGTCTTGGTTCGTTACGGACGTTAGACGAGGCTATCCCATAGATTATGTTCGCAGTGATGGCAACTCTTACGTCGATTTGATAGAGGTAGACATATCGTGTTCTAGGGTTAGCGATGTGACGCCGGTTATTGCATCTCCGGGAACTGGCCATTCTATATTGACACAAGACGGTCTTTTGGAGTGGTTGGCAGCGACTATTGGAGTGAGGTGGGTTAGTGGGCTGACCGAGAATTACAGGCGTTTGCTGGTGGGTCGGCACCACCAATTTATATCTATGAAGGGGTCTGTTGAAGGGGCGGCTGCGTTTGCCAAGATGCACGGGTATGATGCTGTTGTCGAAGGGCTTTATTGGTTGTCTGCGGAGACTGTTCCATACTTGCCGGTCGGTGATATTATCGATTTGAAGCAGTCTCTGGTCCAGTACCCAGTGTTTTGGGGCGATGGTGTTAGCAGTATAGTGAGTTCGGATGGTAGTTTAGGGACTGTATGCAGACATTTGAAGGATGACCCGGATTACAGGGGGGCATTGGTGGAGCCTGCTGCTGGGCATGATGGGGATGTAGCGATTGAGTTTTGGGTAGTGAAGGGAGGGGTGGAGAGCCGGTATTTATTGAAGGATCGTGGTCTCGGTATCGGCGTGGGGAATCTTATCCCAGCGGGAGCATATCCCAGTTCGGTGGCCATGTGTGGGACTGTCCATTATGCCACGGGAGCCATAGTTCTGCGTGCATACGATTTATCGACTCCTGGAATTTCTATGGGTGTGTTCGCACGAGCTAGGCCGGTGCTTGTCTCATTCAAGCGAACCGGGCAATATACGTTAAAGGAGCCTATCCAGCCTCTATTTGACGAAATCCCAGCCGATTATCGTGAGTTGGACGCGTACTGTTGGGAAGAGCCTATTGTTTTTGCCGATGCTACTGTTGTTATCGATTCCATGCCAGTTTCGCCGTATACAAGCGATTCTATTTGGACCGTGAGGCTGACAATACCATCCGCTACGATAGAATTCCCAGTGTTGCCTAGATATGGGTCTATTTTGGGGGCATGGGCACCTATTTCGGGCCGTTGGTTGTTCTCCGACGGGGGTGTTGAGCACTACCTGGAGCAGATTTATGAGCCAGGGCCTTTGGACCCACCTGTTGCGTACACGTTGATACGCGTGAAGGGGACGGTCCCCATTACCCCAGGTGTCAAGACATTGACCTATCTTTGCCCCAACGTGAGTTCGTGCGATTTTGCTTTGTCGAACCGCATTCAGTTGACTTTGACACGTCCGCATCCAGAGGCATTTTTAGCTGTTCCCTCCCCTGACTATGATGCCACGTTGCTTTCTAGGTTTGGGGAAACATTAGGAATCCAAGAAGAACTGGTGGTTCCATGAGTTTGCTGGATTTATTTAGTACGTTACCGAGGAGTGTTGCTGCTCGCAAACCCAAGCCTATTTGGATAGGTGTACAGGACCCGACGAACAAGGCGAAGTTCACGGAGCGTTCGATGCAGTGGTTTCCTGAGACGTTACAGGAGACAGGAGGAGCGGAGTGGGAAGAGAAAAAGGTCCCAGGCGGTTCGCATCCTCTTTATAACTACAGTGGTGGTCAGGGCCGTTCCTTCTCTTTTACATTGGTATTCACGAGTGATGAGGACCCGGATCTTGGAGAAGTGACTCGGGGCAAGAATGAGGCATATGGTGTTCGCAACTTGGATTTGCGTGAGGAGTTGGGGTGGGTTCGGAGTCTATGCGCTGCTATGTATAATTCGACAGAGGGAGGGCAGCGTGTAGTTCCTCCACCGGTTGTAAAGCTTCGTGTTGACAATTTAGGTTGGGGTGTGGGGAATGGGGCTGAGGTATATTGTCTATTCCAAAGTTACGACATCACCTATGAGAAAGTATGGTCGTCTGGATATCCTCGGTTGGCGACAGTTTCTCTACAATGCGTGGAGACTATACAGGAGTCGGGGAAGATTCAGTTTTTGGGCAGGGGGGCACCTGGAGATTGGGCGTTGGGGTTGAAACGAGGGTAAAACTTTCGAAGTCTCAGAAATAAATTCTTGACATTATTCGCAGTCCGATTATGCTGTAAGCGTCCAGTAGAGGAACTGGGCATTGACAGCTAATGGAGGACATCATGAAAAACTACAGAGTCGTCGGCCTGCGGGCCGAGTGTTTAGCACCCGTGCCCGCGGACAACGGGTACGGGTTGTCAATAACTGCCGACACTAATGATGTCGGTGGATATAAGCTGGCGTGGCACGGCCACACGCCGCGGCAGTTTTGCCGGGCTTGTGCGGGAGAGGGGCCATGCCCCATGGAAGCCGCTGTTTTGGGGGCGTGGGTGGTACAGCGACGCGGCTAACCTCCAGCGCCAGTCGGGGCCTTGTACCGGCGGGAGGAAGAGATGTTTGTCGACTATGGAGATTTGGATGGGGCTAAGGCCGCCGGTAGGGAGGCGAGGGTGCAAGAGGCGACGGGCGTTGTTTATGCGTATTCTCTTTTGATAGACCGTGTGAGGGAACATGCTGAGTGGAGGGTGAACTTAGACCCTACTTGGCAGAGAGATATGTCCGGCGATTTTATTCGTAACGGTGAGTTGGTGAAAGGGCCGTGCCTTTGGACGAGTCCTCCGAAGTTTGAATCTGCCAGCATAGACCGCCAAGGGGTTGTAGAGGTGTGGTTCGCTTCCGTGCGAGACGGTGAGCAATCCTTCACTTTCCCGATGGTGGATTTGTTCGTTCTAGAACACGAGTTGTCTGGTCGTATTGAGACAGAGGCGTCGGAACGGTTTTCAAAACTTCGAGACGAGTATAAAAAACTTCGAGACGAGTATAATGGGTAGCAAAGAGGTGATTCATGAAAAGCGGTGGCTCGGCAAGGCGTAGTGTGTCCAGAGTCGTGTTGAAGTGGTCTGAGAATGACCGTGACCGCGGTTATTGGGACGTGTCATGCTTCGATGCTGAGGGGGTGTATATGTCGAACGCTGCGTTGGAACTGTTGGTGGAAGACTACAATCTTTTGGAGTATCCGCAAGCGGCAGATGCGGTGCGGCGGGTCTTCCCGAGTGCGACTGTGGAAGAGGACCGATTTGATTTTGGTCCGGTGAGGATTGGCTCTATGGTCGGAAGATGAATGTAGTGCAACTGTAGGAGCATTGAAATGACGAGGGAAGAGTTTAAGGCCAGATGGGAGTCTGGGGATGATGGCGGCGGGATAACGCTTGGCGACATTGCAGAGTGTGCGCGAGAGTGGGGGTTTGCTTCATACCCACAAACGATGTGTATGGAAGAGGTTGTGTGCATGGTGCTGAAAGAGGCGGGCATCAGCGATGCTGAGGGCATAACAGAGCGCATGTTCGTTGTGATAGGGGGGGGAGACATGTTCTATGATTACGGAGATCCGGACGCCATGGAAGCGTGCGCACTTGAGAACAGGGTAGAGGATGATTGGCCGCCTGACCACAAGAGGCTTGCGGTGAGCAAGGCGTTGGTGGCGTCAGCCACGTTTCATTGTCTTGACTGCGGAAGCCGGTTGGTGAAGAGGTCGGGGCGCTTCGGGGAGTTCCTGGGGTGCTCGGATTTCCCGAGGTGTACGTTCTCTGTTTCGATTATTGGTGATGGGGAGCAAGACCGTGCTGAAAAGGCTTTGGATAAGTATTTAGCCGACGCAGACCTGTGTGTCGGTGGTGTGGATGGTTACGGTTCGTTTAGGAGGTAGGTCATGGGGAAGGCACAAGATCCGAGAGTGGAAGTAGTCGAGAAGATGAAAAAGCTGCTGGAGCGGTGGGCCTACAGCTTCGAGATCCCGCAACCTCACGTTGTCGAGACGAAGTATGGCAAAACGGTTTGGTATGGATGGACGGTTGGCAACTATTCCATTGCTCTGAGAATTGTCGGTCCTGAGTCTAACTTCACTTTCACTCTCATGAAGTTTGGTAGAACCGAGAGCATTCTGGGCGACGACATTGCCAGCCAGGGGTTGATTCTTGGTTTCTTCGCAGCGTATATGAGTCGGCAGGAGCGTATTGAGAAGGGGAGAGGCGTTTCGTTCCAGCGGATTGAGTTCGTCGAGATTGAACGGTTTGAATCTGAGGACGAGGCCATTGATTGGATGGTGGCCGAAGTGAATGACCCGTGCATTGACAATCACCGTGTTGGGTACTTCGATAATCCGAAGTCGCTCAAAGAATATGCGCGCTTAGAGAATGAGGGGTGCTGCGGGTCTTTTGATCACATCGTTTTCATTGGGAAGCGTAGGGCGAAGATTGGTTGCAACTACGGGCATTAAGGAGGCGGCAATGAGTTGGGAACGAGCGGTGGGAAAACCAGTCAGAGAAGTGAGGCCGGGGGAGTGCCGGAAGGCGTTGAGGTTAGCGGGGATACTTACGTTCTTGGTGGACATGGGGAAAGTGACTGAGGACGAGTTGGGGGCGCTGGGGAAAGAGGCAGTCGAGCAATACCGTAGGTGGGATGCGGAGAAGAAACGATGATCAGGAGAACGAAGAAGGTTTTGATGGCAGGTCCGGTTCCGTTGACAGAGGGCGAGGCCAAGGAACTGTTGGTTGGGATCGCTGGCGAGCCATGGACGGTTGAAGACGTTCTGTTGGGAGAGATAAAGCCCGAGGGAGTGTTCTGCGTTTGCTCTGAATTGCCGAATTTGTTCGTGTCTCAGTCCGGTGTGAGAGACTTCAATGGTGGGGATGTGGACCGTGCGCACGTTGTTTCCATTCTGGTCAATGCTCTGATTCGAGCGGGGAAATCTCTCCCCTGGGAACGTGAGATTGCAGCGTTGCGGGCGGAAGTTCTGAGCCTGAGCGATACAGTCGAAGTCGTTTGGTACTGCGGGGAACCGATATCGGCCCCTAAGTGGCAAGGGACCGATGCCTACGAGTGCGACGAGTGCGAGACAAGTTGGTCCTCTCTTGAGAAGGAGAGTGATTGGGAAGAAGGGAGTATTTATTCGGAGTGTCCGTCGTGCGGTAAGGTTCACGACAAGGTATCGGGTCAAGCCGAATTGGTAGTAGAATTGATTAACTCTTACGAAGGTGATGTTAAATGATTGAGATGAAACTGAAACTGATGTCGTTTGAAGTGCCTACCAAAGTCGTGGTCGCTGAAGCTGTTGGTCAAAGACAGGATGGCTTTCACAGCGTGACGGTGAGTCTGGAGGATGTGCCAGAGGAAGCGTTATCGGCGTTGTGCGATGAATTCCGCAGCGGTGTTTTCGCCGCTGCTGGCAAGTGCGATCCTAGATTGACTGACAAGGAGGTTCCATGACAGAGGATATAGGTGTTATTCAGTATGAAGAGGTCAGAACTGCGTTAGAGAGCGCACCTGATTTGATGCGAGACGAGTTCTTTCGTATCAAGGCCCGAGTGGTGGAGGGGAATTTCGATGAGATCCCGTTCCTTTGCGACCGAGCTGTTTCTGGGATTGAGCAGACCACGCCGGTAGTCGTACAGCGTGATATAGAGGGCGGCGAAGCAATGACACGAAAGCGACACAAGCCAGGGGAGTATGTCGAGACTCATTGGGGCGGGAAGAAGGCAGATTTCGAATTGGTCTACGGCTGGGTGGACGAGGAGACCTTCGACGAGGTAGTTAAGCAAGGCCGTGAAGCCATAGGTGGTGATGCGGATCATATCCCGACACTTGGCCCGGCTCGCCACACCTATTGCAGAATCATACCGGAGCCGAGTGGAGAAAATGCGTTCGTCTACTACTTCCCGAATGATCCTGGACGTGGCGCGTTCAAGGCAACGGTCGCTTTCCGTGATTGTCGCAATATCCGAGAGCTAGAGCGGGCAAAAAGAGAAGCTGACCCTTTGCCGAAAATAAACCCTTGACTCTTACCACGATTTGATTATGCTGTAAGGCGAACAGAGGCGGCGAGTCTTTGTAGGGAGGCGAAATGACAACGTATATTTGTTCTCACGGTTTTATGGATGTAGGGGAAGGGAAGTTGGGTTTGCGCGATTGGAGGGAGTTTAGTAGCCCGTCCCCTGAGAGTGTCGCTTTGATGTACGCCATAGAGCGGCAGTGGCAATACGATGGCCTTGCGGGGAAACCGTGGGTGACGCTCGTCGTTGTGACGAAGGCCGAAGATCCCCCGTTAGGGGTTATCAGGGTTTGGTACTCGTTCGAAGTCTCGCTTGGGTTTGGTAAGAACCGATTGAACTGCTACTCGGTTCAGGCGCGAGGGTATGCCAGTCCGGTGTTAGATGTGCTTAAGTCGCAGTTTGTATCGGTCCACGATGGAGGATCGCCGTTTTTCTTGGCGCAATCGATTGCGCCCCCCGTTGATAAGTCCCCGAAGGGAGGCCGTGGAGGAACAAATGAAAGCTGAAAATGCTGATTTTTTCGATTTGTTTGAGACGATTGAGTGGGTCGGGACAGAGCCAAAGGGGCATGGTTCTTTGGGGCAGAGCGTAGCGACGACGGCGGCAGGGGCCGCCCTGGACTACATGCTGGACGAGGGGGCTAATGCTCTTCCAGAAGTGTGGGTGCAGGGGCCGGAAGGCCCGGAGACGCTTGAACGGTTCGCTGTGAATTGCGTGTACGGCGGTTTTTGCGTGAAGAGCCTGGGAGGTCCGCAAGAGTTTGCGCAGGAGATCCAGGGTAAAATTGAATCCGCCACGAAGCGGTTTGACGACGCGTGGGGAAAGGGCGGAAGTAAGCGCCCCGGTGAAGGCTATCGGGCGATGAAGAACGTCTTTGGAGGCGAGCTTGGCGAGATCATCCCGCCGCCTGGGGGGGGGACGGCAATAGGTCCGTCCGCCGCTGTGAGGTCATACGAAGAGGTTTTGCATCTTGCTGTTTTTGAACCGTTGCTGGCGACGGTCAACGACATTCGGGAAGCGGTGGAAGCCTATTTGGAGCTTATGCCACAGTCGCTAAAGTCGCTCAGTGTGTGCCGGTGGGTTCTCTTGACTGCCAGATGCGAACGGTTCCGGGGGTGTTGGATGGTTTTGCGGGATTTTGATGGGGTGTTGGTGGACCCGAGTGACGGTGACATCATGTTGCTGCGCCGGGAAGGGAGGCCAAGGGAGTGGAGAGTTGTGGAAAGCTCTAGCGATAACCGTGATCGAGTGAAGCGGTGTTTCGAGGGGGTGTAGCATGGGCGGCATAGGAGTGGTACAGGTCGACAAGGTGAAGTGGACCAAGAACGGGTTCGAGTTGGAAGAGAAAAGCTGTTGCCCAATCCCTGGAGGAGTACGAGTGTTTACGCTCCGGTCGGTTTGTGCATGGTGGGGTCACCCGGAAATCGAGTTGAATGCCCTGTCCAGAGAAGACCTCTACAGGGAAGCTGTAGAGGCAGGATGTGTCAACACTGGCAAAGAGAAGGCGTAGCATGGATAAGGGACTGTTGGACCAAATAGGTGACTGGCTGCGGGCGAACAAGATCCCGTTCCCGAACCGGATGATGATGGTGACTGACTTCGTTCCCAGTGGAAGCGCCAAGGAGCGGTTCCCGCTGTTGAAGCTGGGGTGGGAGAACGGGTTGCTGGGGAGCAAGGTATTTATTGAGGTAGAAGATCTGAGGGAAGAGGCTGCCTTCGCTGTGGCATCGGTGACGTTGAACGGTGGCAGTACGGTGAAGTATGACTGGAATGATTCTCCCAAGCTGGAATGGATCAAGGAGCTTATCAACGAGGTCTACTTCCCGACCCCAGAAGTGATAGGTGGCGTGTTCCCAGATAGCGATGCCGATTCAGACCTTCGGGCCGGGTTGTCGCTGGGGTTTCTGAAGCGTGGAGTCCCTGCGCCGTTGGTGTTTCGAGTTGAGGATGATCTGATGATGTTTGCAACGAAGGTGGGATGCAAGTGGAAGGCGTGTGTGAAGCCGATGAACGCTGGTGACTTCCGGGAACACGCGAAGTGGAGTGTTACATATCCTGGTCTGGTGTTACAAGCGAACGTGACCTTTCGAGAAGTGGCAGCACAGTTCCCGAAGAGTTTGAGCGACCAGAATGTTGCGTTCGTGCGAGGGTACATGGGAGTGGGTGACGAGGCGGTTCCACCGGCTGACCATTGGGCAGGGATGGTATGGCGGGGCAGGACGTTGCATGGTGAGTGATGAAGGACTAGAGTGGCGATATGTTAGTTATCTTAATGGTGCTGTTCGTGGTGTTGTTGGCTTGGTTGAAACCGTGGAAGGATAGGTGAGTCATGATGACCGTGCAAAAGCTGGGGGTTTCGTTGGCTGAGGCGGTGCTGTCTGCACTGAGGAGCCAGGGCGTAGCGGACGAGTTCGGGAGCATCATGCACGTAGGCTTCGACTTTTACGACGGGAAGGCCGGTACGGCTAGCGTGCCCAAGATCATGTGCATTGCCTATAATGGCGAGACGACAGGCTACATCATTGATACAGCCAAGTTCGACTGTTCCATGTTCAAGGTTCGCAAGGGCAGAATACGCCAAGCACGTCGTTGTGTCGGGGAGCTTACGCTGCCGCAGGGCAATGTTCGGAACAGAGGGGGTGAGTCATGAAAATCGTGTTTGAACTGGAGTTACCGGAGTTCTCGCCTGCGTATGTGAAGAGTTTCGGGTACGGTGAGGTTGAAAACCCGCATATCGGTGCCGAGATGATAGTGGGGCATTCGCTTCCGTGGACCCAAGCCCCTCCGAGAGACGAGACGGTGACCATGGCTTATACGTCGAATGCCGAATGTGCTTTTGACGAGGCGGTAGCGCAATTGATTTCGGGGGTGAAGGCCCGAGGTCTTGGACCCCACGTTGTGAAGGCGCAGGACAAGGAGGTCCTTGACATGATTCTGGCGGTAGCGTTGAAGGCCAGAATGAAGGAAGGGTTGTAGCGACAAAATGCTTGACGTTTCAGCGTGGTCTGTTATGCTGTAATGCGAGCTAGCGGATTGAGTATTGGAGGCTGTCATGATGAGGACCGAGTCTGAGATTGAGCAGAAGCTTGCTTTCGTTCGTTGTGAGATTGCGAGGCTTTCGGACGAGATTTCGTTCGGAGAAAGCAACGAGGATAACGAGGATAGAATCGCAGAACTGCGTGAGCAGGAGACGGCATTGGTGAACCGAGACATGGACCATCCTGATGTTGGCGAGTGGCTTAACGGCGAGTTTTCGCCGTTGAATGACGACCTGGATTGGTAACTCGTGGATAACATGGACGACATGCTTCGGTTGAACGAGGCTCTGGGCCGTGAGTGCCCTAGACCGCTTGATATGAAAGGTGAGATCATGAAGTGTCCTAGATGCGGAAACGGATTAGGCGGTGACTGGACAGAAGACAAGTCGAGCCGGTACCTATGCTCGGGCTGTGGATGGGCAAGCCCGAGCGTCAACCAAATGGTCCTAGCCTCTCCCGCCTACCGCCTTGCCAAGCTCCAGGCCGAAGGAGCGGCTCCGGGCTGGTATGGCCCGGACGGGAGAAAACTTACGCCAAAGGCGGATGACTTCGGGAACATTGGGCTATGCGTTGACGGCTGCGGACTGTGGGCTGCTGACATTGAGTCCGATGAGGAAAATGAGGCCGCCTTGTTGGGATTTGCCCGCCGTTGCGGGTTTGTGGAGGTGGTGATATGAGCAAGGGTACGCTCGGAGTTGAACAGCGGACGGACAGGGGGTTCAAGTTCGTTCGATTTTGCGATCACTACGGAGACGAGTGCAGCATTCAGCAGAGTTCGCTGGTATCGGACCAAGGCCCGTGTCTTTGGCTAGGGCTGGAATCGGCTGACCCCAAAATTATGAAAAGTGACGCACTGCGATTGGGAATGGAGCTGCCCGGTGGCCCAGTGGAAGGCTGGATGCCATATCCGCTGCCGAAAGAAGCTCTTCTGAGCACTCGAATGCACTTGAACAAAAAACAAGTGCGAGCGTTGGCGGCGATGTTAAACCTATGGTTGCGCACGGGCGGGTTTGTGAAGGAGGGCAGTAGTATGGACAAAGGGGCGATAAGCGGATAAGGTGATTTGAGCGGAGGTTTGGATGGTTGCTAAAAGCCTACTGACATGGCGTGTAGCAAAGCTCAGAACATGCTGGCGCTGTGCTAACCAGTTGCCGGAGACTCAGTGTGTCGGTTTGACAATGCTGGGTTGGTTGTGCCAAAAATGTTATGATGCGCATCCGGTAGTGTGCTCTGGTTGTGGAGTACGACTTCAACCATGGGGTCTGAAGGGAGGCAATTTCGCCGCCGCTGACAGTAAGCGTTCATGGTGCCGAGAATGTGCCGAGAAGATGGGGGGAATGAAATGAGAACACTCGCACTAATCGTTTATTTATTTGTTTGGGTGTCGCCCGTGTTGGCGGACACCTATGATACCCGCCACAGAGAGGAGCGGGCGGTTGCCCGAGAGGATGCAGTGATGTATGTCGCTCAGGAGACGGGGGTTCCGGCTGATATTCTCCGCTCCATGATAGGAGGAGTTGAAGGCCAGACAGGGGAGTCATCTGGCTATACCGGCGCGGTGCGTTGGTGTAGTGAGTGGGTGGTACGGCCCGACGGGAAACTGACCTGCCCCAACGACAAACTCCCCGATGGGACCAACCGGCAGAAGTCCTGCTACTACAATTGTCGGGGCAATAAGATATGGAAGAATCGGCTGGACATCGGTATTTGGGGATTGCGAGACCCGCCCGCAAAGGTCGGGGGCGTCCCCGTCAAGGGATGGTCGTGGATTAGGTGGTATGAACGAAAGACGGGGGAGGATCTACCCAAGATGTGCGCGCTGGATTGGACATGCGCATCGGTTGTCATGATCGCTGTTGTCCGCCATTTGCAGGCGGGCGCATCAAGGGCTAAAATCAAGTGCCGCAAGCCCATATATGTGCCTGAGTTGCAATGGCTGGAGGGATGGAACGGCTGCTCCAGTTACAAGGCAAGAGTGACATACTGGCTCAGCCAGGGCGGCAAGCCAGAGGATCTCGATAAGTAAGAAAGGAGACTGCCGATGAACATCACACTTCCTATCAAACAGATCCAGTCGCTTTGGGCGATACTTGCGACCAAGCGACACAGCAAAGACTTCCCCACCATCCGGGTGGGGTCAAAGGACGAGGCGGCTATCGCATGGCTTCGGGGCTATCTGCGAAAGGCAGGCTTTCCAGTCAAACCAACGGGCCCTTTTGACGAGGCTCTTGGGAACGTGGTGGAGGCACTACAGGAGGATGAGAGACTGCTGCCCGACCGTACGGTGGGCAAGATGACGTGGGGACTGCTAATCGAATACCCGATGTCACCGATGCCCATTCAGCCAGAGACCATTTCGCACAACGTAGCGAGGCTCAACACGCTGTTAAACCCTGAAGTTTGGAGCCAATGTGGATACTACAGCAGCACCATGGACGATTCTGAGAAACCGTACTACGGGCTGAGAAAAGCCGGTGCCGCACAACGAGCGCTGGCAGCGACGCTCGGATACAAGGCTCAGTACGGCCTATCGTGCGGGCACTTTGGCGATTTTCTAGTCAAACTGTACCTGGGCCAAGATGACCCCAAGACTCGCAGGACGGGAATGAATTTGTCATGCTTCCGCACCTATCGGGACTGCCCGCCTCTCCCCAGGGCGAGCAACTGCGGAGCTGGCCTCTTCGGCCCCCAAGTGAGGAGTTTTGAGGTGCCGGAGAAGAAGCCGTGGACGACGACGGTGCGAGGTTTGTATGGCGCTGGGTTGGAGCGACTTGGCAAACTGGACCCAACCAGATTGACATTGGTGGAAGAGGCTTCCCACGTTATCTGCTACGTGCCCGTTGAGCAGTGGTCAGGGATCAAAGATCCTCGGACGGGGCTGCTGGCACGGCTAGGCGGTTACCGAGTAGCCGCTGATGGCGGATCGTCAAAGGCAGGGAAGCCGTGGACATTCCGTAGGTGGCGCTCCTCGGATGATAGGGGAATCCACTATTGGGCGGTGAACCCAGGAGTGGAGAACTCCCCCCGCCAGAGTGCTTGGATAAATGGGTGATCTATGAGTAATGTTATAGTTACGTTAGAGATAACGAAGTCTTTGTCAAGTCGTGTTGAGGCGGCGTTGCAGTTGATGAGGAAGAAAGATGCGCCAACGTTTGTTCCTGCTGATGCTGCCAGCCTGTGCGAGCAGCTCCTTATTAAGTGGGTGGCTAAGAACGCCACGGATGTAGGGGAATTGTGACAGGAGGTTTCTATGATAAGATCATTGTGGATACTGTTGTTCTTGGTAGTGTTGCTTGGTGTGATTTGGGCATTGAGGGAGAGGTCGTAGACTGGCCATTGACGATGGGAAGGTAAGATAATGAGCGATAAATTCGATTTCGGGACTGCATTGTATTATCTGCGGCTGGGCTGCAAGGTGTGCCGGGAGGGCTGGGATGGCAAAGGCATGTGGATTGTGCTAATGCCTTCGCTGTCTTTGCCTCCGCACTCCAGTCAGGCTCCTGGGGCAAAGGTCAACGATCGCACGGCCAAACACATAGGTGCTGACACTCCTTTGGAGTCACAACCGTACTTGGCGATGTGGACCGCAGCAGGTCAGTGGCAACCCGGCTGGCTTGCATCTCAGGCGGATATACTCGCCGATGACTGGATGCTTGTTGAGAGCAGTTAGCACGCTGCCTCTGGGTCGCTATGTGGCCTGGGAATGCGGTTATAGGAGCGGAAGTGACTACGTATAAGGTCAGGATTCGGGAAGATCCATCTTGTTGCAGCGAGGTTCTCGCCGAGTCCGCTGCAATTGCGGCGGAGCGTGCTGCGTTAGCCATTACAGGCGGGCGGTATGTGGATATGCCAGATATCTGCGTGCTGTTGTCCGGTACATGGCGGTGGTATCGGTGGGATGGTGAGAGGATGGTTCGGGCTGACAGAGCGAAACGGTGAAGGAGGAGGGGTCATGAAGTGGTTCGAAACGTTATTGAGATGGCTTGACTATTCACCGCCTCTTCCGAAGAAGTGTCTGTGTGGGAAAGACCCAGTCCTGCACTATTCTACGGAGATAGGTCGGCGGAGTATGCAATATCGTTGTGAGGACAGGGTCGGATGCGGAGAAGTAGGACCGTATAGGTTGAGCCGAGCAGAAGCCTGTGTAGCATGGGATGTCTGGATAGACCGTCAGAGAGAGCGCACACGTCGTAGGTGAGGCCAAGCCAAGGGATGGTGAGATGATGGTCTGGCCTAAGAGGGGGCTGATATGAGGAAGATCGTCGCTGTGGATTTTGATGGGACGGTTGTAATGCACGAGTACCCTGATGTTGGAGGTGATGTGCCCGGAGCGGTGGAAGCGCTGAAGCTGTTGGTCAAGGAAGGGTGGTCGATCATTCTGTGGACGATGCGGAGCGGGCAGGAGTTGAAGGAAGCAGTAGAGTGGTACAAGGATCGTCGGATACAGTTGTGGCAGGTGAACTGCAATCCAGAGCAGGCGTCGTGGACCAATAGTCCCAAGGCGTATGCCCAGCGCTACGTGGACGATGCGGCGGTCGGTTGCCCGCTGGTCAGGAGTGGCGGGGGCAGGCCGTATGTGTCATGGCCGGACGTTTTGAAACTGTTGCTGATCGAGAGTTGAGATGCCTATAAGACCAGAGAATCGTCATTACTACGCGGGTCCAGAGTGGAAGGCTATTAGGGCAGAGATTCTTGAACGAGCCAAGAACTGTTGTGAACGATGCAAGGCTCCTAACGAAGGGATAATGCGCACTGATTCATGGCAGCTTTCCCCAGATGTAGCACCAATGCCTGTCTATTTGATTATAGGTGAAGAGAAGATTCGAAGTTCTGAGACAGGAGAAGTGGTGGCTCATCTATCTGGTTACTCAGACACCCTTGTCATGCTGAATGATTTAGTAGCTGAAGGTTGGAGACCAATTAAAGTAATTCTAACCATAGCCCATCTCGACCACGACCCAGGGAATAATTCCCGAAACAACCTGCAAGCCCTTTGCCAAAGATGCCATAACCGTTACGATGTCTCCCACAGAGCAGAGACCCGTAAAACTTCCCGTAAAATCCTACCTATGACCCCCCCAAAAACTGCATAGGTAGACCCCCATAGGTGACATGTACTCCGGGACCCCCCACCCCCTTGTTTTAGAATCCGAGTGGATTACCACCTATTTACCGCCGGGGTAAAAATAGGTGGATTGCGCCAGGGGTCCAAGGCCGGGTTGGGTACGTATGCTATAACGAGCACTTGGGCTTAGAGCCAGCGGCCTATAATAAGATAGCCATAGGTACACCGCCCGAGCCGGGACGAAATAATTGCGTTGAGCACCTATACGATAGGTGTGTCATGAGATCTTGTATTGATGGGGTGAGTTTTGAAGCGTCCCTCGCGTGCGCGCGCCATTGTTTGGCCCGCAAGAAAAAAGTTGACAAGCGGGGAAAATTGATTATGCTGTAAGGCGAGGTGAAGGGAATGAGCAACACGAGAGTTCTTTGGCTGGTCATGGGGGAAAATAGGGTTGTCCGCCGAGTTGTAGCGGATGTGGGGCGGAAGTATCTGAAAGCGAGGGGCATGAGATTCCGTGTCGAGGATCTTGTGCGTGTGCTTAGCGCCAACGAGGTCATACAGGAGCATGTAAGGGCGTTTGCCTACCCGTGCGAGGCCAATGAGGTGGCAGATGCCGAGATTGCCTGGGAAGCGTTGAAGAGTCGTCTGGCTTTGGGGCGCGGGGCATTGAAGGCTTCACAGTTAGAGGCGGCCCTTCAGGCACTAGACGTTTCGCCTACGCGTTCGAAGGAGGTGTAGCATGTTCAAGGTATGCAAGGAACGCTATGATTGCGAGTCGGCTTTCTGTATGGCGAGGGTTTGCGTGGTTTCCGAAGAGGAAACTTGCTATTGCGATTTTGTGCGCAGAGCGGTCGCCATGGAAGTTTCTCCGAGGGGTGGCCAGTTCTTTGCTGCCAGCGATTTGCCACTAGGGCGGGGAGAGGCTACGTTTAGCGTGGTCGATGGGGACGGGAAGGTTTCGTTTGCATTTTACCGGCTATCCCGCTCGTGTGGGGTGGGGGAGGGACTTCCACTTGATGTCCAAAAGGCGGCGATGTTCGTTCTTGACATTCCTTTGACGACTGAGGGGTTGGCTGGGTGGGAGGTGGCGTGGCGTGCGCTGAGCCAGTTTGACAAGCATGTGCGTGCGCAGGTTGCGGAAGCTCTGGAGTGTAGAGGTGAGAGCGATGGATAACTGTCCGAAATGCGGAGCAAGAATAGTCAAAAGATGGACTGGCAAGAGCAGTAGGCTGCCCCGTTGGGCTTATCTCTGCGGAACGGAATGGACAGGGAAGCACTATGTCTATTCGATTAAGTGCCTATGCGGCCAACTTGATATCATGACTGCCCGTGCCGAGAAGGCAGAAGCGGAGCGAGATGAACTTAAGTCCGGCAACGAAGGGTGGGAAATTCTGGTAACGCAGTATTTAGCGGACAGCCCATCAGTGTGCGGCTGGTGCCTTGCGCCTATTATACGGTGCAATTGCAGGGCGAAAAGTCAAGAGGAACAAGACAAGCTGCGAGAGGAAATCAAGGCGTTGCGGGCACGGCTTGTAGGTGAGCCTCCACAACCTTGTCCTGATAGGTCGATCGATGTTTGTTCTTGATTTTGATAGTGATGTGCCACTCTGTAAGTGCGGGAGCGAGGTGTTCATGTTGGAGTCATGCGTGTACTGCACACCGGTAACGAAACCACGGTTTCGCGGTAGAACAAGCCAAGAGGACGATAGGAGGCAGCCATGAATGAGTGCGGGGCTGTGGCTACGATAACAAGAGACATGGTCGTAGCGTGGAAGCCATGCGAGGACTATTCACCAGACCGCATTGCGGAGCTGGTGCCGAAGACTGGATTGACGCCGGTTGAGGTGGCTGCGTTGGACAGCGTGCCCGTGGAAGATCGCATTTGGGCGTTGCTGCGATCAGAAGTACTTGGAGGCGCGCTAGAAGGTGCGGTGGAAGCGATCGTCCAGCGGGCGATCCGGCGCGTGCTCGGGCATTCGGGGTGCCCCGAATGGGAGGAGTGGGCGGAGAAGTGGCTGTCGGGCGAGGATAGAACCAGTGCCGCATACAGTGCCGCAGCCTACGCCGCATACAGTGCCGCAGCCTACGCCGCAGACAGTGCCGCAGCCAGGGCCGCAGAGCGCCAACAGCAACTCGCGGACATCGTGGCAGCGCTGGAGACGAAAAGGCTGCTTTGTTCTTCGAGCGAGAGCGGCAGCTCGCAGACGTTGTATCAGCGTTAGTGGAAGCTCAGTAGCTCGACCGGACGAGAGGCTTCCTGTAGGAGGAGACAAGGTGAAAACAGAATGTTCGAGCGACAGATGTGGGATACCAGATGACATGGACATGGAGTGTGAGAAGCTCTTTGTTGCCCTGAACACGATAGAGGGGCTGATAACCACTCAGTGCTGTTGTGGCCACGGAGAGCGTCCGTTCTACATGTGGATGCGTGTTAGCAGGTTCGAAGCGTTGAATGCCTTGGCTAAGGCCATAGGTCAGGATTCCGCTGACTGGACGCTAAGTGTCTACTACTCCAATAGTCTGAAGGAGCCGTTATTGCACCTTGAGAGCACGAAGGTAGGAGAAGCAGCTTACCACGCTAGTTGGCGGTTGGCGGCTGATATTATTCACGAGTCTCCCCGGTCGAAGGTTGTGGGAGTGGAGTTGAAGCAGACTCCAGACTTGAAGGAGCGGCCATGAGATGTCCCGAATGTGATAAGTGGGGGTTCCCGTGGTTAGGCGGGGCGAGGTTTGGATGCGGGAGCCGGATTGAAGAGGGCAAGTTTGTGAAGGGAGTCAACTGCTATAGCTACGGGGAATTGTGCAGGTTTATCGGGAAGGGGCTGATTCTTATGAGGTGGTCGAGGGTGAACGAGGTGGCCCGGCGGCATAGGTCGGCGTTGTTTAGGATTCGGGAGTTGATGTTGGCGGAGTTGAAGAGGGAGGGTCTGGAAACTCCAGACTTGAAGTATCTATTGACTGCGGAGTTAGTTGAAGAGGGTTTACGGCGACTGAGGGAGAAACGGGATGTTTCCACCAAATTGTGAACTGTGCGGGGCCGGGCGGGTCAAGTTTACGAACGAGTCTACCCGGCACGAGGTTCGGCGATGGCCCAGCGGGCTTCGGACGCGGTCTTACCCATTGGTAGAGATAACGGTCGTTGATCCTACCGGGAAATCTGAAAGCTACTCGTGCGGAACCACTGTTTGGGTCGACGACGGGACGAGGCAGCGGATTATGGGGCCTCTCTGCATAGACCGTCAGCTTGACAACGAGAAGCGCCAAAGTTGTTGACATTTCGCAAGGCCAGATTATACTGTAACCAGAATCGGGGGTTGACGATGACGATCGAAGAAGCAATTAGACATCATCGATATGTAGCGGAGCGTATTGAATGTCCAGAGGTAGAGTGTCCAGAGGCGGACTGCGTAGCGTCGCATTTGCAGTTGGCTGAGTGGTTGACCGAGTTGGCGGCTCTACGGGAGGAGGTCGTTCATTTGCGTGGGGTGGCATCGTTGGTGCGGCCATCAGTTGCGTACAAGGCGGTGTTTCGGCTACGCTTTGCTAACAGGGAAGAGACTCCGTGGGTGGCGGTTCTCGCTGGTGATGGTAATCGAGAAGTGGTGCAGGGATACGGGGTTACGCCTGCCGATGCTATGGAGTCGTTTGACCGTGCCTTTGCGATCGGGACTGGCGTGTATATCTCGCCTGGGGCGCAGAAGATGCTGGACGGGAGTCATGAGAGGTTCATGCAGGAGCAGGCAAGGTTAAGGGCAGATGTGCCCGAGTTTTAGCGGACGACTAAATCGTAAGGAGGTTGGCATGACTAGGCTGTTGGTGGTAAGTGGGGATAGAAAATATACCGGAATCGTGGCAGGGCTTGCCCCAGACTGCGAAGAAGTCCACAGAGAGCCGGTTACGGCTGGGATTGGGTTTCTGGAGTTGGCGGGGCGACAGAACCGTTTCGTGGAAATGCTTGAGCGTGGCAAGAGTGTAGCGGTGCATGGGAAATTACCGACTGAGCTTATCGGGGTGTTCCGTGAGATAGGCGAGTTGTGTGGGGTTCCCGTTGACGTTGTTCTTGTCAAGGATAGCAGCGAACGAGGCCATGAAGAGCGTATCAGCGAGCCGGTTATGTCTGGCATACTTCCGAACCCGGAAGAGGTCAGGCCCCATGTTCTTCCCGACAAAGCCACCGGAGGGCTTGTCGTTTGGCCGCCGGTCCCTGTGCTGGGTAATGTTGTTGCTGAGCAAGGGCTGGCAGCGAAGGTCTTGGCATTGGTGCGTGTTTTCGTGAGTGCTCCACGTTCTGGTGGTCTGGAATTTGCCATTGTCCGATGTTCTAGGGAAATTCTGGACCCGCTGAAGCCGGAACTTCTGTCTGAGTTGAATAGGTTTTGGGAGGATGACAGCAAGTCTTTGAACGGTCTTGAACGACAGATGGGGGACTTGCTGATGTATGTCAAGAAGATGGACCTGTTTGCGCCATTGGCAGAAGTTGACGTTGGACTTAGGAATTTGCTGATGGCGTTTGCTGCTGGTGCCGCAGCCTGTGTTATTCCGAATGACTTGCGCATGGTAGCCGGTTCTGGCTGTACGCTTCGGGAATTGAGCCGGGATGTCTCGGTTGAGCTTTTCCGCACGGTTCTGACGCGTTTGGGAGAGTACGGAGGGGAAGCGGAGCGTTCGCGGCAGTATTGGAAGCTGCTCGGGATGGTTTGGGATGGTGCCCCGGCCATTATGAGAAGAGAGGACCGTGAGATAGGTGAGAGGAGCTAATATGCGGGACATGATGCGTGACGTGAGCCGAGTGATCCGGGTGAAGGTTCGGGACTTGCCGGAGCCGGAGATGCGGGGGCCAAACGAGGGAGTCTGGCCGGTGCTCGTAGGTCGACTTGTGGCCGTCCGGGACTCCAAAACCGGGTATTTGAATTTTTTGAACGAGTTCGACCCGGAGCCAGAACATTCCGTGTATAGGGTCGAAGGGGACCCGGTGCTTGAACCTGTTTCTTCTATCCCTCCTTCCGAATTTCGGACGGTGCTTCTGACGGTAATGGCCGGGCAGAGGTGGTTTCACGAGGTTTTCGCCTATAGGTGGAAGCAGATTACTGCGGAGTTGAAGCGAGAGAATCGGGAACGGTCTCCGGTGTTGACCCGTTTCTGTGGGAAGAAGAAAATCCGGGCTTGTACAGCGGGTGTATTCCGGATGGTGAGTCAGGTGTTGGGGTTGAAGCTGGCCTGGGTCGAGAAGCAGAGAGTGGGGTATACGTTCTCCGGGGGCGTCTATGATCGGGATACCGATTCGTGTTGCGGGCACCTTGACATTCGGATCAACGGCGTTGATGTGCTGCGCTATGACTTCTGGGATGTGAAGGGGGTGGTAGAGGAGAAGTTCGTCCCGTACCGCTACAACGTGTTTAAGCTGAAGGAGGAGCACGATAGGTGGCTGGCAGAGGAGAAGGAGAGGCTGAGAATGGAGTCATTGACCAGGGAGGTGATGGCCAACCAAGTGGCGTATCTGGAGAAGCAAGCCGGTGACCCGCCGAACAGTGTTCCTTTCCATGAGCAGATGGGTCAGATGATGCGGAGAGCGTTCCCTGAATACATCGACCCGCAGATCAAAGTTCAAACGTTCAATGGGGCGGAAGAGGGGACCGTCGAAATCTGTGCCGAGTATCGGGTTCCATACGGTTGCGATATGCCTATTTCAGAACAGCTTGCGGGGATGGTTTGCGAGGCAGCAGCCGTAGTTCTCACGGTGTATCGACCGGGATGGGAAGCCAAGGTTGAGGCGGCTTTGCGCAAGGCGATAGGTGAGACTCGGGGTCAGGTCAGGATCAAGATTGGGCCGGGCAAGGTAGATGGGAGTTGCGACGTGGAGTTCGAGTTTGAAGATTCGTTCGATCTTCAGCGGGTGTTGTCTGACGATTTTTCCCCGATTTCGATTCAATACATTGTTTCTTCGGACGAGTTAAAAGGATGATTCGGCACATGGTTGTGTGCGACGACTGCGGGGTGATAGGTGATGGGGACTATGGCAAGGACCGCAAGCGATTGCACCAAATACGGAAGTCGCTTCGTGACCTTGGATGGTGGTGCGCCCTGCGAGGTGGGATTGACTACTGTCCCGTGTGTAAGAAAAGGCATCCTGGGGTCCGCTAGAATTTTTCTTCAAACAAAATCCTTGACTTCGGATTTACTTCGATTATGCTGTAACGGTCGGGAGGGGAAAGCCCGGCTTGACAGCGAACCGAGGAGAATGTCATGGCAGAGAAAATCGATTGCCAAGCGAAGTACGCAAGCCGTGAATTGAAGGCTTACTGGAAACGCCGTCTCACTCGTGAGGAGCGCCGGGCTTCGAAGGTTGCCCTTGTGAGTCGTCCAGAGGATTGCGGGCGTATCGAAGCTCGCTTGACAAAGGGTTGGGCAGGGTAGTCATGGAAGAAAAAACGAAAAGTATGTGCATCGGATGCACCGAAAACTTCTACAACGGGAATAACCCATACGGAATTACCGAGTGCTGGGGGTTTGCAACGGCGACAGTCGAGAAGCGGAAGTTCGTGCCCATGGATATGCGACCTCCATGGGATTTGCCGTCTGAGGAGACGTTGGACTGCCACAAGAAAAAGGGTTATATTTCGGTTAGAGAAGGAGTTATGTGTTGATGGGAGCGAGAGCATACAACCGAGGCACGGCCCTTGTGGCCCGGCAGATTGCAGAGGACTTTGCGGCGAAGCGTCGGGAAGGCTGGCAGACCGATGATGTAGCCGAGTTGGCTTTTACTGCCAAGGCAGAGATTGAACGGCTGAAGAAGGAACTGGAGAGAGCGAAGCGTGGAATCCGCAGTCGGGATCTCGTGATCGCTACGGAGCGTCGCCGAAACGTTTTGGTTCTGGAGGTTTTGAAAGACGTGTATCGAAAATTCAAGGAAGTGACTCCGGTTAGGACCAGACAGGACTACCGGGTTATGTACTGGTTGACACTCGCCCGATATCGTGCGAACAGAGTCGACCCGAGTGAAGGGGTTATTTTGTAAGGAGAAAGTTATGGTTTGGAAAAGTGATTGGTGGAAGTATTTTGTCGTACTGCTGATTTTGGGATGTCAGCAGAAGGTGGTAGAACGTAGTCTGCCCGATTTAGTTCCGGTGGACGTGGCCGTAACTGATGAGCCAGTTACGGAGGAGTTTTTGTCAGCGTTTTGGCGGGCGTTGAAACGTCATATGCCCAATGGCTTGGATTTTGCGATGTTGAGACAACTAATGAGGTAGGTTATGCACGACGACGGTTACAGGGTGAAGAGCACGGGGATGTGTTGCGGCGGGAAGTGTGGCGAAGATGATTTCTACATTGTAGCAGAAGATGAGGGGGAAATTATACTAGTAGAGGGACCGTACGAGGGGAACGGTGTTGTCACTCACACGAGGATTCCTATAGTCGCAAATTACGCGGGAGTTCCTGTAGAACACGTAACGGTTACGAAACTTTGCGATATAGGTAAGACGGTGTCTGACTTCCGAACCTCCGAGGTATCTGATGATGAACCTGAATTTGAGAGTTTGGAGTTCAGCATGGCTCGTGAAGAAGGTATCCCGACTTTGTCTGTTGTTTGCGGCCTTATGGAGTTCGGGATGTCTCTGCCCCGGTTCTATACGTGGCTCGGGCGGGTTATGAAAGCCGTGTTTGCTATTGAGGAAGTTTTGTCTAGGTTTGGGTTAAAGAGAATAGAGGGGCCGGATGCTTTGGTGAGCGAAGAATCGGAGTATTCTTTCACGGTATGGGCGACGTGGCAGTTCGAAGGTGATGAGAAAACGATGAGAATGGTAGCGGCTGTATTGGCGGGCAAGGGAGTGAAGCCGGGATGAACACGCTGGGGCGTTTCAGACTTGTAGTGGAGGCGGTGGGGCGGGTGTCCTATTCCATGGATAGGTATCGGAAGACTCTGGATTCTGTGATGTTGCATTGGGCGGAGATTGCCTACGACAAGGTGCAAGCTGCGAAGGCGTCACCTCCTGATTGGGGGGCATTGGTAAGAGACGTGAGGGATTTGCTGGGTGATGCTGCTGCTTCTGTTATGGACCCGAAGGGGGGCAAATGGGTGTCACCATTGGTGGTCCAGTTGTTGCGAAATCGTTCTACTGAAGACTACGCGAAGTATCGGGACGTATACAAGCGATTGCTGGCGTTTGAAGATTCTGTGGCAGATGTTAGGTCTTGGGCAGAGACGGTGAAACAGACGAAGGCCGAGGCCGCCGATATAGCCAAGTTGACTGAGCGTGAATTGCGAACAGCGGCGAAGTTGGTGGGGGCCGCTATAGGTAGGGTGGAAGCTTGGGGAGGTTCTGAGGTAGCGGTAGAAGTAGCGGAGCCGGGTGAATCGTTTGAGAAGCCGGTAACCACGTTCGAGGTGAGAGTAGGGCCGAAGGCGGGGTTCACCTTGTTTCTGGACAAGGGCGAGGTTTCTGTAGATGATGTACTTGACGCTGGGGATGATGATTTCTTTGCCACTGTTGGGGAATCGGCTGACTACTTCTCATTGGTGAAGGAATTAGAGCAGCCAGGGGCAACGTCGAAGGGAAAGACATTGGTGCTGTATACCGCACGTCCGGCGAAGGACCGGAAGCAGTTTGAAGGGGCCAAGAAGTTGCCGGTTGGGTTGTTTTTGACTTCTACGCTGAACGATGCAGAGGGGATTGGCTCTGATTTTGGCGGGCGTGACATTTGGAAGGTGTGGATTGACGACAGGTATTTGATGCAGATGTTGAATGCCGGTGGCGTAAGGCATTATCAGGTGGTGGGGCGTGAGCCAGCGCCAATGAAGCGAGCGATGGAGCGTATTGGAGGTGATTGATGAACCAGTTAGACAGGCTGAGGTTATTGGTGGAAGCCAGTCAGCGGGGGGTTGCTCCTCGTACTGGGGAAGGCAAGGATATTCCGTCGTGGCGTCAGACGCTGAACAACGCACTGACTTATTCGTTTGTGAACACGAATGTTTATCTCATTGTTGACGTTTTCAAGGACGGCGAGAAGGATACGACTGTGTCCGGCAGTGCGTCTAGGCTTTCCAGTTGGCTGGCCGATTTCCAGAAAACGAGTGGTGATGCTCGGGTCTCGGTTGAGATCAAGGCATTTTCTACGGATCGCAATTGGTCCAGGTCTAAGGCTGACGAGGTGTAACTCGGATGATCCGTTACGGGAACAGGGCCAGGAAGGTGTCAGACGGGACGTTGACGCATTGGTCTAGCGTTGGCGGGTATGACCCTTCGATGGCCCAGCATCCGGCTGCACTGAACCCGGCACTCTATACGGACTTTGCTGCGTGTGCGTTCTTTGTCGATAACGTATGCGGGTGGGACGACCTAGTCTTTCCTGCTGTTGGGGTGAATCTGATTGGGCCTGCGGTTGACCCAACGGCAAACTTGACCTATATGACGCTGGATTTTACTGATGCTAAGGACTGCGTTGTTCATGTAACGTATCAAATGCCGCATAGTTGGAAGGTTGGTTCAAATGTCAACTTCCATATCCATTGGCAACCGTCGAATACGGACGTTGGAAGTTGCAACTGGGAGGTTCGGTATCAGTGGCGGAACGCTACAGGAGACGTTGCTTCGGCGGCGGTCTCGGCTTGGGCTCTTGTGCCGAAGGCCGTGACGCCTGGGGGTGTGGCGAGAGTAGCGCAAATGGATACCCTTGCCAGCTTCATCGGAACTGGTAAAGGGGTGTCTTCTCTGCTACAGATAGAATTGCGAAGGCTCGGGACGACAGACGCTTTCACTGGAGATGCAATGCTGGTTTCGCTGGACTTGCACTATCAGATTGACACCGCTGGTTCTGTTACCGAGAGTAGCAAATATGGGTTATAGGTTCAGCATGGCGGGCCTGGGTTGGCCCTTGAGGATATACGAGGTGTAGTGTGGACGTTGTTGATCGATTCCGAATGGTGGTAGAGAGCAAGGCTATTGGGGCCGACAAGTCGGAAGAGATGGTTCGACGAGGTCTGAACACGTTTTCTGGGATGTACGATATTGCGTTGGAACAGTGGTTCTTGCGGGTGAACCGGCGGGAAGATGGGAAGGCTCGGAGTAGTCTGTTGCCGGGGAAAGCTAAGAAGGCATTGGCGAAGGTTTCGGCGTCTGTGAAGGCTTCGGTGAAGCCAGGGATGAGTGTGAAGCGGTGCTGGGGATTGTGGAAGGCAGCGGCGGCGGAAGCGTTTAGCGGGGAAGAGTACAAGAGTTTGTATGATAGCAAATGGGGTGAGTTGAAGCGAGCCAACGCCCAGTTGGACGCGTATTTTCGAGCCGCCAGTGACGGCGCAACGGAGGGTCTTATGAGAGATTTAGATAGGTTGAGAATGATTCTGGAAGCGGCTGACAAGAGTGTGACGAGGGTGAGGATATTGGCTCAGGCGCAGTCGGTCGAGGTCTGGGATAAGGACCGTCTTGTCATGGATTCCGAGAAGACCGATTTCCCGTTTGAGCCGAACTGGAAGGATTTACCAGGACTTGTAAAGCGTTGCCAGAAGGCATGGCCGAAGGCGAAAGTGGAGTTGAACGAATCGTTCGAATCTGACACGTTGAACCAACTTTTGGATATGGAAGTCGAACCTTCCCTGACAGAAGAGGGTGTCTCTGCGGACGGTTCTGCGATGATCGTCTTGAAGCTGGATTCTGAGTGGAAGAAGACGCAGAAGGCGTTGGTGGTAGTTGTCACGAAGGGGTTGGCAGCGGTGAATGCTTGGGCGAAGCAGCAGGGGCTGAAGTTCAAGAAGGCAGCGAATCTGTTTGGCGGGGAGTACGTTGACGGGGAAGGCAACTTCTATGTGGCGTACCCTAAAATGCTGAAGGATGGTGCGGCTGAAGGCGGGCGTGTTGCTTGGGCTGAAGATGAGGACCGTGAGCCTGCGAATCTGGACGAAGCATCTGTGCCGCAGAAGTCGGAGGAAGCGTTCATTGCACCTATGGCGAAGGTAACGGGGACGAAGTTCAAGTTGGGCCGAACGGTGATGACTGCCGGGGTCAATGCTGAGATTCAGGATACACCGGCTCTGGGTGGCTGGGTGGCTCAGTGTTTGCAGCGGCACGCCAAGGGCGACTGGGGCGACATTGACAAGGAAGACGAGGGTGAGAACGACAAGGCGTTGCAGAGCGGCGGGCGGCTCTTCTCCGTCTACAAGAAGGGGCGTGTAAAGATCTGGATTATCACAGAGGCAGATCGTAGTTCGACGACGGTGCTATTCCCGGATGAATACTAGGGGGTGCCATGAAAGCGATTGACCGGCTTGTGCGGGTGTTAGGGGAAGCGTTCGCAGACAGGGCAGAAGAGAGGGCTATGGTCTCTAATTTTGAGTCTGCGTTAAAGGCGTGGGTGAAGTCTTCCCCGAAAGAGTGGGGAGCGCGTGTTTCTGTACTAACGCCCATTATGAAGCGGTACGCTGGCACAGAGTTCCCGTTCTTGGTGATATTCGACGGGATATCTAGCGAAGGTCGCCCTGTCTCGTTCAAGTTGACGTATATCACAGCGGAGACGGCGGGGGGGTCTGGCGACGGTGGTATGGAGGTTGCTGCCCAGCATGGTGTTCCTGTGTGGAAGGGCCGTCGTTTCGACCGTTTATTTGTAGGTGACTTCAAGACTATCTGGCCCGAGTGGCTTGCGCATTGGGACGTTCGGATAAAGGCCGATATTGAGTCTGGGATTGAGGGAGGGAAGTTTGTTCTTGAGTCTTCCGATGACGAGTCGAATCTGACTGAGGCGGCGATAACAGGGGACAGTCTGTATGGCCCTGGGAAGGCTGCAAGCAAGTTCGTGAGGAAGCTGGATGTAACAGAGGCGGTGTTTCAACTGACCAAGTATTCTCTGCTGAATCCAGGTGTGATCACGCTTGGCGGGAAGGCGGCGAAGGCAGTGTTTCGGGTGTCTGGCTACATTTTGATTGGTTTACCAGGGCGGGTGACGTTTTCAGCGGATTTTGACGATGTAGCGGTTCAAGTTGATATGGTGCTGGACGGGGAGAAGGCTACGGCGAAGGGTGCCACGGTTGCTTCTGGGATAGACTACGGGGACGCTATTGACGCTGAGGATCTCATTGAGAAGCATCTTACGGATGGTGATGCTCTGAAGTTCTACGCCGATTTTTTTGATGATATTCAGGCGAAAGAGGTAGCCAAGGCAAGGGACGCTGAGGCTGCGAAGCATCCCGCACCTAAGTTTCGGGTTGGTGACAGAGTCTGGTTGCTCGACGACAAGTCTCGGGCTAGGGCTATGAAGTCGAAGGGGCTGTTCCGTATCGCGAAGTATCTGGGGATTAACACCGACATCCGGGGGGATGCTCACCAATATGAGATTGCTCTTCCTGGAGGAGTGCCGACAGCCGAGTACACTAAGCGTTACGAAGGAGAACTTCGTGCTGCGACGTATGCGGAGATGAAGGCGTTTGAGAAGTTGAAGAAGGCGGTGAAGGAGGAGTTTGGAGAAGCGTCGGCAATGGACGTGACGGTGGTCACTCCTGACAACGAGTTGTCCGATTCGGAGTTGGCTGCCAGGATCAAGTCTTACGGCATCGACAGAAGGGCTGCATGGAGTCAGTTTGTCATAGCGAGGTCTTTGTCTCCACGTATGGATGCGAAGGACTTCATGGCTATTTTCGATGGAGTTTCGGCAAACCCTCACAAGAAGACGGTTCGGGTGGATTTCGAGCCTACGCATAGGTCAAAAGACAATCAGGGGCTGACGTGTATGGTGACCCAGCGTCTTCCCCAGCAGGTCCGCTATGTCTTGAGTCACGGGGGAACAGGGGCAGACCCAGTGTCTATGTTTGAAAAGGGGTGGATACCCATTGGTAAGTCTGAGTCCGTTTCCGAATCAGCGCCCAGTCCGAAAGCTGAGTGTTTCGAGGTGATGGGGAAGTTGTGGGCAGCGGTATTGAAGAAGACAGGTGCGGAGAAGGTTGCCGAGAAACTGAGCGGGGATGGTGCGAAGCCGTTCCAGGTCAACCTCGTGTTCATGGTTTCGGATCTGGCTGCCGACGTTCGCAATGCACCTATCGGACGGGGCATTCGCCAGTTCGGGCGTGGTCCTGGAGGGAGGCTCGGGATTGATCCGCCCGAATTGAGTCTGGAGGCTGCGAAGTGGTGGTATGACCAGACGGATGCGGTGCAATACACGATGACACGGGCGATTCTTGCGGAGTTTGCCAAATCCAAGGGAATCACCTATGACAAGAAGAAGATGATTGAGAGCGAGGACGAGTCTGAGCGGATGTTGATTGTCACCGATCTCGACAGTCTGTATGCGAAGGCTCTGGCTGTGGACCGTCCGAAGAATTCCAATGTTCTGGAGACGGTTCGGCAGTTCTTGAAGCGTGTGCCTGGGTCTAAGCAATATGAGTCCAGTGCGACGGGGGGGGAGGCTCCTACGGAAGCCGAGTTGACCTCTTGGGTTGGTGTTTTGAAGCGTTTTTTCTCTGACAACGGAGTGGACTGCGGCTGCGAAGGCTAATTTATGCTTGACTACTCTCACGGTTCGATTATGCTATGTCGTGAACGGTGAGGGGAAGACGTGATGATAGCGTTATTAGCGGTTGCGGCGGTCGTTTGGTGGTCCTTGATGGGCTTTCCTACGGCTCCGGTGCTTGCGCTATCACCCCCACTACTTGCCAACCTTCAGCCAATACTGAGCAGGGAGGGGTCCGTTGCTAGGATAGCAGGGGTGTGGTACAGGAAGTTCATTCTTCCACCGCCCCCTCTGTATGCTACATGTGGTCTTGGGACGCCTACGAACGTTAACGGTGCGATTTTGATTGGGGGGGCGGAGAGCCGCCCCCGTGCTATAGGGGGAAAGGATGTGGTGGTATCTGTTGGTTTCGTTTGGGGTGACTCAGATTCTAACGACGAGCAAATTGTTTGGGCCGTGGCGCAATCGATTTCGTGCCAGGGTGGAGCGTTCTATGCGAGCGAGGGGATGTGAGGAGCAAGAGGTCCAGCGTTTTGCCGGGTATCTGGAGTGTCCGATGTGCGTGGGTGTTCCGGTGGGATTCGTTCTTTCCCAGGTCATGGGTGTCTACGCTTCTTTGGGGGGTTGGGTGGACCTACTGGGGGAAGGGTTCTGGGGCGAGGTTGTGTTCTTTGGAGTAGGTGGTCTGTTGGCGTCGTTTGCCGTCTCTGGTACAGCGTATGTTTTCACGATGCTTGGACGGGTGTTGGAGAACCATGAGTAGGTGGTCGAGAGGCATTTTGCGAACTACCTATTTGCTGGCCCGCAGGGATGCAAACCATCCATGGCGAGTGTATCGGAAGGAGCGGTGGCGTCCGCGCCATCAGATATTGCGTGTGGAGTCAATAGAGGTTCGAGAGTTTGTTGAAGTGACGGATCGTGCTTCGTGGGACGAGGTTATCCGGTTGCGAAAGTCTGCGGCGAAGTTGAATGAGCAGGCTCGTGCGTTGGTTCGTCGAGTGAAGGCGACAGCAGAGTACGAGGCGTGGGAGAAGAGCGTTGAACCATATATCGGGAAGAGGCTGCTGTGATTGTTACGATATGCCGCAAGCCTTTATCGGGAACTGTGGCTGCCAATGTCGAGCAATGGCAGACGGGTGGGGTCAACGTTGACGGATGCCGTATTGGTACGACGAAGGACATTCCTTGGGGGTCTCCAAAATCAGTTGCTGCCAGTACGCATACCGTTTCAATGCCAGCGGGACGATTGACGGATAGTGCTTTTGATCCAAACATAGGCAGATGGCCTGCGAACTTCATTTTACAGCATAGTGCCGAATGCACTTGTGCTGGGGAGATAGAGGTAAAGTCCCAAAATGCAGTATTCAAAAATACAGAGGCGGGTAAAATAAATAACCATATTTATAGTGGGGGCATGAAAAGGAGGGGAAGGGGGGAGTATGGCCACGCGAACCAGAATGGTCTCAATACCATTCTGGATTGGGACTGCTCTGAGGGGTGCCCTGTGGGGGGGTTGAATGCTCAAAGCGGGGTTTGTTCCTCGACCTTATATGGGAGGATTCCCTATGGCGAGACAAGGCCAAATCCGGGCAAAACGGATAAGTCTCCCCTAGTTTACGGTGCTGGTCTTAATGCCCTGGTGTCAAACGTCTATTCAGATTCCGGGGGAGCCGCTCGGTTCTTTAAGCAGGTGAAGTGAGCGGGTTCGCAACCCGATATTCGGGGCCGTTTCTTTTCCGAAAATAAATCCTTGACTTCTCCGGTGAGCTGATTATGCTGTAAGAGTCTGGTAGAGGAACCGGACATTGACAGCTTTCGGAGGACATCATGTATGAAGTAGAAAATCTGAAGACTGGGGAATGTCGAGTCTCCTTCACGCTAAAGGATGCGAGGGAGATCGCCAGAGGCAAGACTCACTACGCGATATGGGAAGGGGAGCTGGATGAGTTGGATGACGGAGGGTTCTATGGGAATCGTCGTGTGGAGCTTTGCGATCCTTACGAGGGAGACGACGACAGAGTGAAGCAGGCGTTGGGCCAGTCCGATTCAGTTCGATAACAGCTAGGAGGATATTATGAACAGAGAAATCAGAAATGCTTCTCCCAAGATCCTTCATGCTTTGCGTGCGTTGGATGCTTCGGAGCATACCGGATACAACGCATTGATCCCGGAGGGCCGTGAGAAGGCTGCGTGGGAACTGCTTTGCAGTGACCCGTGTGTGGTTCAAGTCGAGGCGATCTTCTACGGAGAGTTGTCTGACTCTGCGATGATGGGGTGAGCTATGACTTTGGACGATGCGAAAAACTGGGTCGTTGAAGCGGTGCGTGCGGGCCGCTTCGGACGGGCACGCGATCTGTATAAAGAGAATTGTTTCCTGTGTGGCCGGGAAACGATTGAAGCCGTTTGGGCCACGGGTGCGATTTCGAAGCGGCAATTGAAGCGATACTTCGGCGTGAAGGTCGTTTCTCTGGATGCCGAGGACGCTGTCTGTGAGCACGGGATGTTTGCCAGCGACGTTGAATACTTGCGTCGTGAGGCGTGGTCGCATGGGATAATGTGGTCAGATGTCAAGACGATTTTTGCTGACAGTGACAGGAAAATTGCTGCGAAAGTGAAACGGTTCAACGACAAGTTTGAACGGGAATTGCAGCGTCGTGGAATGTTCTAGTTGGCTAAGGAGAATGGAATGGGGACAAATTACTACATGGAGCGAGGGGTTTGCCCTCATTGCGACAAGTCTGAATTCGAGTTTCACATTGGCAAGTCTTCTATGGGGTGGGCGTTCACGTTACACGTCTATCCGGGGGGTGATTCTGGCTGGGCTGATTCTCCAGAGACAAAGGGTTTCCCGCCCCGAACGTGGGAAGAGTGGAAGACAGAGTTGATGGTTCCGGGGACTCGTGTTGTTAACGAGTATGGGGATTGTGTTGCGTTCGATGAATTTGTGGAGACGGTAGAAGCCAGAGGGACTTCGTTTCGTCGGCATGATATCGGGCAATTTTGCCTGAGCCACGGGGAAGGGTCGTGGGATAATTGTACGGGGGTGTTCTCATGAGAAAGCTCTTCATTTTGTTGTTTGTTTTGTCGTGTTCGGAGGGTGCCGAACCGGGCATGGAGGTTGACCCAATTGAGGCTGGGATGCCGGGTGGGACTTGTTACGGGAACGGGACGTGCAATGAGGGGCTTGTTTGTAAGGCGTGGGTATGTGTGTATGCTTCGGATGTAGTGTCCGATTTGGAGGAGGTCGTCGCCCCGGACTTGGCCGAAGAGGTCTTTGTTCGGAAGGATGGGACTGAGGAAGTTGGCGACATACAGCCGAATTGCGATTGTGGCTGGAGGGTCTGTGGGCCGGATGGTTGCGGTGGGAGTTGCGGGGATTGTGAGGGTACAGACGAGTGCGAGACGGGGCTTTGCGTTTGCCAGCCGAACTGTGCGGGTAAGGAGTGTGGTGCCGATGGGTGCGGGGGAAGTTGCGGAAGTTGTTCGGTAACGGAGTTATGTGATACGGAGATTTGTGTTCCTGTGTGTGACATCAATGTGTGTGGGCCGAACGGGATGGGGGGGAGTTGTGGGGTGTGCGAGTATGAATGGGAAGAGTGTATTGAAGGGCAATGTGAAGTATACCCGTCTCCGGTGATTTGGGTTTCGATACCGGGCGGGTCGTTTGAAATGGGGTGTTCGCCGGGGGATACATTCTGCCAGGATGATGAGTATCCGGTGCATGTAGTGAACATATCATCGTTTGAGATGCAGGCGGCTGAGGTGACTGTGTGGCAATGGGTTTCCGTTTTTGGAACGGTGCCGGTCTGTCCTGGTCAAGGGACGGATTCTGCGTACCCTGCGGGGTGTGCGACTTGGGAGAAGGCGGTTGAGTATTGTGAGGCGATTGGAGGCCGTTTACCGACTGAGGCTGAGTGGGAATATGCGGCACGGGGCGGGACGACGACGAGGTTCTACTGCGGCGATGATCCTGCGTGCGTGTACGATATTGGATGGGGGCGGTGGAATGCGCCGCATGGTGCTACTCAGAAGGTAATGGGGAAGTTGCCGAATGCTTATGGTTTGTACGATATGATTGGGAATGTTCGGGAGTGGACGGCTGATTACTATGGGCCGTACAATGTTTGGGAGCAGTATGATCCCAAGGGTCCGAGTGAGGGGGAGCATCGTGTTTCGAGGGGTGGTTCAGCGGCGGAAGGGACTACTGGGGTATCCAAAACTGTTCTGATGAGTATATCGACTAGGCTTCCATTGTCCGTGGGACAGGGCTACCATCCCATAGCAAGTATGTGGCAGGGATTCCGCTGCGTGAGGGATTGATATGGAAAGACTTGAAGAAATCATGAAGTCATTTGCCGAGGAAGTGACGGCGGAGTTGAGGCACAAGGAGTTGCTGGAGGATGATGTCCAGACGGTAGAATTCCATTTCGAGTACGACAAGGCTGGGTTTAGAAAGCTGGTCGAGTGTCGAGTTCTCCTTGGGCACCGGGGGGAGAATGGCCTTTGTCAGGGTCTGAGAAGTGAGCGGTTCAAGGTGGAGGACTTTTGGGTTGAGGAGTCGACTGTACACTACGTTGGGGACTAAGATGACTGTAAGCGAAGCATTGAAGAAGATTGTGGGGACGACGGACTGGGCAAGGCCGGTGACGTGGAAGGGAAACGGGCGTGGTGTGATTGTAGAGCAGGGGCAGTTGTCTGAGGTGCCGTCTAGCAGGGGTGGGAGACACTTCGTCCCGTCTTTCAGGGATCTTACCGTGAGGTGGGAAGTTGTGTCGGTTGAAGACATTTACGAGGGGAAGTGATATGAGCACAAGAGAAATAGTCGAGACCTTCGCCAGAGACGTTACTGTGAGAATGAGGACGAGGAGGGAATTACCACCGGACGGAGAAATTTCGTCGGTGACGTTGGAGTTCGACCACGTCGAACCCCTAAACGTGTTCTATACGCCAAGACTGACTAGAGTGACGGCTTCTTTCCGTAGTGGTGACTGGCACCGGGGAGATTCTTGCTGCTTCGAGCGGGGGGTGTACCATCAAGCGAGACGATGATGGTTCGAAGCAGAAATTCTTGTGGTATTCAGTGGTCCCTATTGAGGACCACGGGGAGTTTGTGTGTGGGGAAGAAGGCGACGTAGTGCCGCCTGTCCGGGTTTCATATTGAAGGGGGAGAGAGATGTCTGGGATGTTTGATAGGTACATAGCTCATGTGGAGGTGTTGAAGCGGATTCGTGCGCATGGTGGCGCTGAGTCGTCGGAAGAGGATGCTCTCCTGGAATCCATGGATGCCATTTGGTCAGTGTTATCGGAGCCAGAGCGGGCTTTGGTGAGATCTCGCAATGGGGCTGCGCCGGAAGTGGCGACGAGCACTGTTCCCGAGGTCCAGTTACACCTGTTGAAGTCTTCGAAAGAGTGTCCTGTGTGCGGAATCATAATGTTTGTCTTTGCCATGGAGAGAGATGGGAAAAAGTTCATCATTCCTGGGTCGGAGCGATGCTTCAACGAGAAAGGCAAGGCCCCGAATGCGAAGATCCCTGGACCTTGTGCGAAGGCGCATGAAAGACCCAGCGTGTACAGTTGGGAAATGTACACAGAGGAGATTTTAGAATGAGGATGACAACGATGTGCGATACAGTGGCAAGGTTGGTGCGAGAGGCGCTGGGGGAACTCTGTGCCGATGGAAACGTGCGTGAAGAGGGTAGTCCGTTGTATCCGTTCTACACGAACCGTGTTGAAGGCGGGCAGGATATAGGTATTGCTCGGGTCAAGGATGACATCCCGGAAGAGGCATATGACTTTCCCGCAATCATGTTAGATGTGGTACTGGAACTTCCCGGTTGGGCAAGAGACTTGTTTGAGGCATCGGATCTATTCACAGACGATCTGGTGATGGTCTACAACCGGCATATTCTGGAGAAGACGGGGGCTATCGTTGTGCCGTCTCGCGATGGCGATGACTATGAGGTGACCTATGTAGGTGGGCGTTGTCCTGAATGTGGAGCCCGAACCATGCGGATGGTTTGCAAGTCTCCTGAGTGGGAATGGGGTGACGGGGTCCAGGGAAGGTTCGACTTGTGTTTGAACGAGAAGTGTGCGAAGCGGATCGCAGGCGATGGATATACCATGCCGTGTCGGCCATAGGAGGGAACGTGGAGAAGAAGCAGATTGGTGAGTTGTGTCAGAAGATCCATGACAATGCGGTGGCTCACGGCTGGTGGGAAGGCGGAGTCAAGGGGCTGAACTTGGACGAGGTGCTGTTGCTCATTGTAGGTGAGGTCTCTGAGTTGCACGAGGCGTATCGGCGGAACAGGTTGGATGCACCGTGCGACAAGGATACCACTCCTAAGCTGAATTGTTTCCAGGAGGAGGCAGCGGACATTGTGATCCGATTGCTCGACCTAATGGGAGCTTACGAAGTGAACCCGGTCACGGTGTCGTTGTGGCCGAAGCCGATGGGGGGGACGTTCGGAGCCCAGTTGTTCTTCTTGGTTCACGAGATTGCAGCGATGCGCCAGGAAGCGGATGATTACGATGTAGACGACATTGGTGCTACGCTGTCTGCGTTCGGGGAAGAGATTCTTTCCCAGGTCTGGGTTTTGTGTGAGGCCAACGGTTATGACCTTTGGGAGTGTGTTGAGGTTAAGCACGCGTACAATGTTACCCGCCCGTATCGGCACGGGAATCTGAAAGCCTAGTCCGAAATCGATTGCGCCCTTCGAAATAAATTCTTGACATTATTCGCAGTCCGATTATGCTGTAAGGGTCCAGCAGAGGAACTGGGCATTTGACAGCTAATGGGGGGACATCATGAAATGGAGTTGTAGCGGTTCGGTTCGGGGGAGTTGCGGTATCACTCACGGGAGTTTTGCGGCGGCGTGGAAATGCTGCCAAAAGGATCACCGCTCGGTCACTAAGGGGCAGCGAGGTGGTTCGTTGACGCACAGCTATTCGGACCGTGCCCCATACCCTGTCGACGGGTGGGATGATGCGGCGGAGAGTGAGCAGGCCGATTTTCTTGCGACGAGGTGGTAAGATGGAAGCAGTCAAGTTCGTGTATCTTGTCAACTACCGTCCGATATCGTCGTGCACGGTTCCGCAGAAGGACTGGTTGTATGAGGAGCGAGTAGAGTTGGGAGTGTGTCCAGAGGGCCGCAGGATAGCGAGGCACGGTACAGTGTCTTACAGCAGGCCGTTGACTGAGGATGAGATACGGAGTTATGAGTTGACGTTTTGGAGCGGGGACGGGAGCACGGATCGCGAGCGGGTCCGGGCGATGATGAAGAACGGCGTGTACGGGGAGAGTCAACACGTTGTGTATGTTCACTCGATGATGGGTGAGCACTCGGTGAATTTTGCCTTTGACGATACGGGTCGGTTTGATTCGGTCCGTGCGAAGGAAGCCCGATGAAAAGGGAAGACATTTACTGGACCGTGATCCGGGTGACATACGGTGACGGGTCTGTTGTCGAGAACAACGAGACCAACATCGCCTTGATCAATGCTTACACTGGCGAGGGACGAGGCGGAGAAGTCAAGCGAGAGTACATAGAGCGGGTGGACCCGGATGGGGCGTGTGGAACGAGCCGATGGAAAGGGGTAGGGACGCCTGTAGAGCGTCTTGAAGTGATTGCCAGGGATATCCGGCAGCGGATTGAAGACAGCACGAGCCCTGTGAGTCTAGACTTTGTGCTGGGGAGACTGTTGGAAGTCGTAACCCCCTTGGTTGACCCTTCTGTGATGATGATTGGAACCCACAGTGTGAAGTACAAGGATTCTCTACTGTGCGAGGTAGTGGCGTACATGAATTGGAGGGGGATATGACAAGGCAAGAACTGGTAGCGTGGATTGACAAGGCGAAGCCGGAGCGGCTTGGCGTGCCTCATTTTCACGAGGCCAGCTACCCTGGGGATTTCGACCGTGTCGAGGTTGAATACGCCGGAGCGAGTTTGCCGGTGCCGAGAGGGAGCCTTTGGCTTTGCGTTTTCAACCACGAAAAGCGTGGGGCCAGCCCAGAGCAAAAGGCCGATAGAAAGACGCGGATGATCCGAACGCGCGAGCGTTTTGCCCGGTGGGTTTCCGCTTTGAAGTTTGAGATGGGAATGAGATGAAGCTGAAGCCGAACGCAGGGGCGAAGATCCGGCAGTTGCGAAAGGACGTGCAAAAGGCTGCGGATGCGTGGCATTTCGCCCTTCGATGCTGGAATGAGGAGGTCTACTTGCATCGGAAGGCATTGCGGCGGGGCGTGAAGTTGGAAGACGAGGCAACCGAGCTTCGAGAGAAGCTGACTGCGGCGGTAGCGGAGTTAGGCAAGTTGGGAGTCAACCGGGACGAACTGTTGCATGTGTCAACGCACGAGGGAGAGAAATGAGATGGATTCGGAATAGGTTGAAGAAGCTGTGGCGTTGGATTTGTAGACCGTACAGGCGTTGGAGAACGCGACGGTTTTATGCTCAGGCGGTAAAGAGAGGAGCCGAACAGATCCGTAAAATGGAGGACGAGCGAATACTTGGAGAGTTGATGGAAGCGGCCAGAATGGACTTCGCTGTGGAGAACGGGCTTTTGGCGGAGTTGAAGCTTGCGGCAAATAGGCGGGAGGAAGTAGGTGTTTTGGAGCCTGAGTTTAACATAGATCCGGTGACGCGCCCGATGTATCGCGAGCCGGGGGACTCTGGTCCACCTCTTCGGTTGGAAGCGGACCCTTTCGACCCAAAGGGATTTTATGTGGCCTCTCCTACTAAGAGGAAGATTAGATTCAAGTGGACTCCAGATGAGTAGACCGAGGAAGAAATATGACTAGGCGAATCTGGCCAGAGGAGACGTTCAGCGGTCCGGACGAATATCGGATTGGTTCGATACGTTGATGCGACGGATGCTTCTGTCGTTACGGATACCGAAGGAGATGATATGACTGAAAAACGGCAAGACAGTTGGCTGCGTTGGCTGCAATGGATTGAGTCAGCTTCGGTTGTGTGCCCGAGGTGCGGCGGGAGCGGTCACGATCCGTCTCTGGAGCCTGCTCCTGGTCCGGTTGCATTGACGAGCGAAGAGCGATGCCATAGGTGCCGGGGAAGTGGGCAGCTTGGAGACGTGGTACTTTTGAAGGCTGCCGCCGTCGAGGTCCGGCGACTGCGTGCTGAGAATGAACGGTTGAAGGCATTGGTGCTTGTCTGGAATACCGGGACGCCTGATGATGACAGGGAAGTGTTGGTGGCTCGTTCTGGCGAGAGTGGAGAATGGGTGGAGTTTGCTAGTTTCAGGAGAGACTACGGCGATCCCTACATGGGGATTGAAGGCCTTTGGTGGGCCGAAGAGGTTGGGCAGATCGACGATGTGAAGTTCTGGGCAGAGGTTCCGAAGTTCCCGGAGGTTGTTGATGAAGGGTAAGAATCAGGAGAGCAAGGTGCAGCGGAAGCGTCGTTTGCACCGGGAATTGGTACTCAAGCGTGCCCGTGAGGATTTGGGGCGTATGCAGGTGTGTACCGGCGGGATTGGCTACGGGAAGACAGCGGCGATGAAGCTGGCGGGTATGATGGACGGCGTAGGTGGTGGGATCTCTGCCACGTTGCTTGGCTCGTACCATGTCATGGCAATCTACGATGATTCTGATTTCAGTTACTCGGAGACCGTAATGTCGGTCAGCGAGGTTGGCAAACGATTGTTGAAGGAGTGGAAATGAGTCTGTTTAAGTGCCCCAAGTGCGGTAGCAGTGCGCTGGTCGAACTTTCGACGAGCCACAAGACTTTTGAGCGGAAGATTTTTTGCAGGAATTGCAGTTGGAGGTCGCCTTCGATACCGGAGGCGATGGAGTATATCGATTCGTTAGAACGAATCATCAAGGAACGTACGGCGGCACTGTTTTTTATGGGAGGAGTCTATGTCATGTCGCTTCTGGGTGTCGTCCTTTATGGGATGTTGTGTGGATGAGTAGCTGAAAAGATATAGGGATTGGAGGCTGAAAATGAAGAAGATGGCAGTGGTGTGCATGGGTCATGGTGGCGGTGTGATGATGGACCCGAAGAACGGTAATACGAATTTCGCATTGGTGCCAGACCCTCAGTACGATTCGGCGCAGAGGCTTTTGAAGAGCCAGCCGTTCGTTTTGATTGACTGTGGTTACGAGACGTTTCGACAGTTGGTGGAGTGGGATGCGATTAAGAATCTTATGGGGATCGTTGTGACGCACTGTCACGCCGACCATACCGGTGGACTTGCGGCATTGGGTTGGCGGCTCCTGTTCGTCGACCGGAAGCAGATCCCATTGGTGTATTCGGAAGAGGCAGAGCAGATGCTCAAGGGGCAGTTGGCGGAGTTGGGCTGTTTGAATTCCGTATTGGTCGAGTCTTTGTTTCCTTTCCCCTTCAAGATGTGCCCGGTTGATTCCTGTGAACAGCACTTTGCGTCTATTTACTCCGTGGGTGAGGCCGGTAACGTAGAGAATGCGCTGACGTTTTCTTTGTTCCAGGTGAACCATGGGATTCCGACGTTGCCGAGCTGCGGTGTAGGTGTGTGGTCCGGGGACCAGCGGATGGCTGTGTTCTCTGGCGATACGGCGGAGCCGGTGGTTGGGGACGTGCCGATTGTGTTCCACGATGCGCAGTACGCCGATAGGCCAGCGAACAATTCACATGTCCACTGCCCGATCAACTATTTGGTTGAGGTCTACGTGGGAGAGTACGGGGAAGATTCGCTGAATCGGTTGGTGGTCTGCCACATTGCAGACACGGCGGCGATGGTTCCGTACGAGCGTCGAGGCGTGCGACATGCGGCGAAGGGCAGCGTGTTCGTTATCGATATGGAACAGGAGACAGACCATGAATAGGAACAGCGTAGCGTTTGTCGAGTTTATCCGAGAACTTGTTGCCTCATTAGATGGTGACATTCGTGTCAAGACTGTAGTGGAAAATTCGTGCATTTATTTGGCAGAGCTAGACGATCCGAGGACCAGCGAAAATCGTCTAAAGCTGGCCAAAAGTTATCTTGAAGAAGCCAAAAGTTATCTTGAAGAACTGGTCCACTCGATCCGGGACATGACGGGCGATACGGTTGTTGGTGTGGACACGGCAGAGCCGGGGAGCGAAGGGACAGCCGTCTGGCAGTACAAGCCAATGACGAGCGAAGAAGTAATACGCCGGTTGATGGACATGCCGGACCCTCGTGATCCGAATGGTGTGTCGTGGCTGGCTCACGGGGAGATGCCTGAGATTAAGCGTAATGACAGCCATACGATAAGTGAGGTTGGGAATGCCCTGTTGGGGAAGTCGTTGGTGACACCTCTGGAGGCCCCGGTCCCGAATGGAGGCCGACCTATTTGGGAGATGGTCGTTGAAGACATGAAGGCCAGAGTCATAGGTGATATGAGAGAGCGAGACAAGTTCGGCCGGGACAAGTACGGGGTGCCGCTTCAGGCATTCAATGGCCGCCCAACTATTATAGATCTGTATCAAGAGGCGCTTGATATAACGGTCTATATTAGAGCGGAGATTGAGGAGCGGGCTATCCTTGAACGGGAACTGAAAGATGCCAAAGAAGAAATCGCTCTGTTGAAGTCCCGCATTGCCGAGTTGTCGCCCCTGTCCGGGGAAACCCTCTAAAACATTCTGCTTGACTTCCGGCCCGCTTCGATTATGCTGTAAGAGTGGCAAGCGAGGGTGCTTGCCGTGACAGCAACTGAGGGGGTGTATCATGCGGATTGACACAACGAAATTCGGGGACTTGACGGGGTGCATGGAAGGGATGCTTCGCAGGATCACGAACGGGGAACATCGTGAGACAGCCTTGAGCCAGGAGGCGATGAGTCTTGAGGCAGAAATGAACGCGAATAACAAGGACAAGCCAGACTGCCTTGTCTCGTTCGAGGAGTGCAGACAAGCGATTGCCCAGTGGTGGGAAGTCGAGGAAGACGAGCGGTCCGATTCTGAGGCGTCTCGGATGATGGATGAAGAAACCCAGTTTTAGCGGGGTGTTTCATGGAACGGTTGGAACTGTATCGATTCGAGGTCCGGTTGGCTCAGTTGGAACGTGCCGAACTGGGTGTGATCGCGATTGACCGTAACAAGACTTCCGAAGAGATCGTCTCTGTGGACGATATTGTGAAGGAAGCGATTCGCTTTTACCTCGCTGCGCGACCCAGGAACGGTATGGGGTGCCTGATTCGGAAGAAGCCATGAAAAAGAAGCTGCAATACATGATCGACTTGGACGGGCCCTTTTCTGGAGGGCGATGCTTTGCTCCGGTTCCGGATGCGAAGCGGTTCGAATCCAGGCTTGTCAAGGGTCGGCTTATCCGGTCTCGGTTGGGCTACACTCCGAAGGAGTTCTGCGCTGTGTGCGCGGGCAAAGGCAAACCGTGTCCGATGGAAACGATCGTAGAAGCGGAGTGGTTGAAGTGAGCGTATACGAACAAGTTTTGAAACAGCAAGGTCCGGCTCCAAAGGGCAGACCGTGGTTCGCGTGGTGTTACGGAGCGCCGGTGACTTGGCATTCGAGTCAAGAGTTGGCCAGGAAGGCTGGGAATCGTCGTGCCAGACGCTTGAGCCGTGACAATCCTCCCACCGTTTTCGTGATGGGGCCGAAATGAAAGGGTACATCATCCGGCGGAGCAACGACGGGGCCTGTTTTGTGGGGGCCGGTTGGCGCTGGTCTCCCAAAGCCCCCAGGGTGTTTTCTTTCGCTACCGATCTACCAGACAAGGTAGAGTCCGAGGGTGAGAAGTGGTATCGCTCCGAAAACAAGGGGCTTCGCTACCGGGATAACAGGGGCGTTGCCAGGGCGCTAATTCAACGAGTGGGGTGAATCATGACTACAGCGGAGAGAATCGGAGCGCACTTGAAACGGTTGGATGCGGACGAGTTCGATGCGATGCAAAAATACTTGGCAGCGTTGGGAGACCTGGAGTCGATCTGTGCTGCTGGCCTGGACGCCGGTTATGAGGAAGTGAGGTTCGCTTGTCGAAAGGCTACGGACCTTGGGCTTCAACTTGAACAAGCCAGTAGAATCGGTGAAGCGGTTCGGTGCGCCTACGTCGAGACCGGGCATTTGGACGCTCTGACCGGGAAGGTCATACAATGAGGTTCGGCATATACGAATCGGCGGTGCTTGGGCATATCCGCATGATCATGGTTGTGGAGGCTGATACGGCGAGAGAGGCGTTCATCCGGTTCGGGTCGTTTCGTCGTGGGAATGGTCCCACAAATGCGCAGTGGGTCCACTGGAAGTTTTTAGGTAAACCGTGTTGTAGTATCTTCGCAGCGCCAGAACAAGCGGGGTGGGGAATAGGTCATATCCAACAATGGAATGAAAAGCCTCTATATGAGGGCGGCTGCGGAATCTGGTTCCAACGGGACGGTGGCTACCCTCCAGCTTTCGAGCCGATGCACTGGCACGAGTTGGAGCGAGAGGTAACACTGTTGGTTGCCCCAGTTCAAGCGAGAGAGGAGAGTGGGAAATGAACGGTGAATTTGACGATATGGGTTATGAGTCTGACGATGATGGCGTCAAACTGAATCGTTGGGATCTGGCAGCGTTTCGTCGGCATGTTCGGGGACTGAACAAGGTGTTGGCGGATATCCGGGGATACTGTCCAGAAGCCAACTTCTATCTCGCATGTGATTCTTTGCACGTAATGTCAGGACAGTCGCATGTTGGCCATACTGGAGAGAAGGCTTGCCAGAAGAACAGCATTGTCAGCGAGAGTCTTTTCCATTCTGGTGGTGGAGATTGGTAGCGACGTTTGTGAGGTAAAGCAATGAAAGGGTTGACAGTGATACAGCCGTGGGCATGGCTCATAGCGAACGGGAAGAAGCTGATTGAGACGAGGACGTGGTCGACGGACTACCGAGGGCCGCTTCTGATTCATGCGGGGAAGAGATTTGGGAGCGAGGAATCGTATGTTTGCCATTGTTTCCGGGGCACCTATATGCGTTCTTCTCCTGTGCCTGAGAGTCAAAGGGTTCCTGTACCGTATGATCTGGAGCTTGGGGCGGTGGTCGCTGTTGCCGAACTGGCTGGGTGCCGGTTGTTGCGAGAAGATGGTCTAAGGTCTGCCGCCGGGTTCTTGGGTGTGGAAGGGGAAGTCCCTGAATACGTCGCAAGGTTCTTTCGCCACTACCATGGGTTTCCCCGGCTTTATGCGTGGGTGTTGAATGATGTTCGGAAGCTGGAGAACCCAGTCGTGTGCCGGGGGTTGCAGAAATTGTGGACGCCATCGGAAGATGTTTTGGCGAGGGTCAACGAACAGTTGCAGAAAAATTCTTGACAATCCCGCCCCCTTGATTATACTGTAAGGGAATTGAGGCGATAGAGCCTAACTGACAGCGAGGGGAACGATGATAACTAGAAGCGAGGTGGTCACGTTTTTGAATGTTCTGCGTGAGGACGGAACCCACGTTGAGGAGTTGCAGGATGCGCCGTGCGGTGCCGCTGTTGCGTCTGTGGGGGGAGGGAGACGTTGGTTGTTTCTCCCTGAGAGGGTAATCGGTGACACGGGGGAGGTTACGGAAGGGTTTTCGTCGGATTTGTGGCCCGTGACAAATTGTGGCCACAACCGGCCTGGGTGTAGAAAAGTTGGTTGTCCGGCGGTGGAAGACCAGGAATGGGCTGCCGCTCAAGATGGGGGTGATAAATGAGAAGAGAGCCAGTTATCAGCAGTAATGTGAAGGCCGTAGGGCATGACGCGAAGACCTCAACTCTGGAGGTCGAGTTCAATTCCGGGGCCGTGTATCAGTACACGGGTGTTCCGAAAGAAGTCTACACGGCGATGGTGGGAGCCCAGAGTGTTGGCAAATACTTCGGGGCGAACGTGAAGGGGGTGTATCCCTTCGTGAAGATCTCCGGGTAGTCAGTCGAGCCCCCGCAAGGGGGCGCAATCGATTTCGGGGTGAGTCAATGACTACCAGAGAATCCATGGAGTGTCCGTTCTGCAAAGAGAAGCTGGTTTTCGTTCGGGTTACGAACGGGGATTGGGGACTGTGTTGCCCGGAGTGTTGCTTCGCACTGCCGACGTTTCGAACTCAGGAAATGGCCGGGGACAAGTGTTTTGCCTTGTGCGACCAGATCGCTTTGAGGGTAGCTGCGAAGGTAGAGGGAGCGAGAGCGGAGTTGGCCGAAGAGAAGGCGAAGGTGGCTGCGTTGATGGACTTGCTTGATGGCAAGACGGTTGATGCGAAGTTCCTTCTCCCAGCACCGCTGAGGTTCGTGGAGATGACATTCGAGCTACCGAAAGATGGAGGCGAATTATGACAGAGTTTGAGGCGAAGCAGGCTGTTGTGGATGTAGTGGGAGAGCCGTGGGCGGTGGAAGACGTGTTGCTGCGTCCGTACGGTAACGGAGGCTGGGCGATTATGGCGACGCGTCCGCTTCGTATAGTTGTCGTTGGGAGACAAGTTCTGGAGTGTCACGGCCCGGAAGCGGGGCGTCCTGCGGTGGTCGGTGCTCTTGTCGAGTCTTTGTTGTCGAGCGGGCGTTCGCTGCCGTATGACCGGGTGCTACGGGAGAAGGCCGCAGCATGGGCCGAAGAGAAGGAAGAGTTGGAAGGGAAGATTCAGGAACTTGAGGAAGCGTTGCGGATAACGTAGGGGGTGGCAATGTGCAAGGAAAGCAAGTTCAACTTGGTTGGTGGCTAAACCAGATGAGACGCGCCTTGAGAGGGGAAGGAGACTACAAGATTACGCAAGAGCAAGAAAGACGTTTGACGGCTTTAGGAGCACGTCTTTGCCGTAATTTTGTACGAGGCGAAGAGATGTTTCAAAAAACAATCACAGAGTTGCAAGATTTCAAGTCAGAACATGGGCATTTAGAAGTTCCTGACTCTACCAAATTGGGAGCACGGCTTACCAGAATTAGAATGGACATTAGGAGAGGCAAGACAATAGCTGGCGGGAATACGCTTTCGCCCGAGCAGGTACTTTGCCTGCGGGATATGGGAGTGCGCCTGGAACTGAGAAATGGAAGAGGGGGAGAATGGTTTGAGAAGCGTTTTCAGGAGTTGGTGGAATTTAAGTTAGCGCATGGTGGAAATTTGCCGAATGGAGCGGATAAAGCCTTGCGGCACTGGGTTTACATAAGGTCGCAGATGATAAGGGGCAATATCGAATGTACGATGACAGAAGAACAAAAAAGCAGGCTGGTGCAGGCGGGCGTAGGGGTTACAAAAGACAAAAGCCAGGGAAGCGAGGTGCATCCTTGGGCTTGAATAGGTAATGCCGCATGGAGCGGGGGAGGGGTGTGATATGAGAAAAGCGCACGAGGTTGTTCCGAGACCGGATATGACGCAGTATCTTTACTTCTTTGAGAATGGGTACGGTGCTTCGGTGATTCAGTTCAAGGACGGGCATGAAGGGCTTTGGGAGCTTGGGGTTAGGGAGAAGGGGAAGCGTGGGATGTGGTGTCTGACCGATAAATCTCCCATTGGCGACGTGGTGTTTGGAGGGCAGACCGAGGCTGAGATTGACGCCTTGCTCGACAGGCTTGAAGCGTTGCCGAAGAGGTTCGGGGCGAAAAGTTCTGTACAGAAAGAGGTGGTAAAATGAGGAAGCGAGGTAAGCCGAGACCGTTCGACGACGTTGGTGGAAAGTTCGACACGACGCCGAAGCGTGAGAGTTGTCTGCCGACTGTCGAGCCTGTACTGGTTGGGCACAAAGGCGACCTAACCATTCACGGTCCGCTTGTTTTCCAGACCCCTATTGGTAGACGGAACAACACAAAGGAGCTTTTCGCAAAAGTGATGGCTGAAGGAGGATTCGCAGCGGCTGCGGTGAGTGTTCCTCCGATGGAAGGCCCTCCGATTGGTTTTACGTTGATGCTTCAAGCCAATAGGGGAGAATCTCGACGGTTGCATTTGGACTGGTACGGGCTGTGCCGGACGTGCGCCAATTGGGGCGATAAGGTGGGAGCATGGAAGCGTGGGAGCCTGGACGTGTATGTGTGCGGGTGTTCCGAGTCTGAGCTTTCCGGGCAGCATACCACGTCTTCCGGGCTTTGCCCGAAGTGGGAGTCATTCGACCCGGAAGTGGAGAGCGAGTTAAAGGCCGAATGGGATCGTGGCGAGAACCCAGGGGAGTAGGTGATGAGGAAGAAGACTGTTCCGAAAAACAATGTCAACAAAGCGTGTGCTTGGGCTGGGATTAGGAGGGTTCGTCGTAACCTGGACGAGTTTGAAGCGTCGGCATTTGAGACAGATGTCCACCCTTCGCTAGACCTGTCTAGGTGGTCTTGGGAAGGGACGTGCCTGACGTTCCGGGTTGATGAACGGTCGGTGTTATATTTCTTGTTTGACGGGCCTTCGAAGATGGCTTCCATATTCCAGGTGACTTTGTCGTCTGTTCTGGCTGACGGCGATGTCATGAATATCGTCTTGTCGGATTTCCCAGGTGGTGATGTCGTTGCACGGGCCTTGTTTGGTGACACGGACGCCTGCGACGGCGTTATTACCGCCTTGAGCTGGAGGCGGAGACATGAGTAAGGTCTTGTGTTGCTACGAGAGTGAGATAGGTGACCCTGCTGCCTGGAAGGAAGTTGGCGACGTTGACGAAGACTGTTCGGAGCGGTGGGCAGTTTCAGATTTCTGCGCAGAGGAGCTGATACGCAGGAACATAGCGGAATGGAAGTTCGACTCGGTGGTGGCCGTGTCTTTGGACGGCGGGCAGACGTGGGCGAAGTTCGATTGTTATTACACAGAGGAATGTTGCCCAGACTATAGTGACTGCTGGTGGGCGCTTGAGGCGGAGCGGGTGGCCGAGAATCGTCCTTGACTTCGCCCCTGATTGTGCTATAACGCCATGGACGGCAAGGAGGCTGCAATGGACGGGTTGGTGGGCAAGAAGGGCGACAATCTGTTGAATGGCCGGTGCATCCTGGTCATGCCCGGTGGGGTGACGCTCGTCATCGGGCAGGTCCAGTATATTGGTGGGCAAGCGGTAGAGATTGCAGACGCTTGCCCGGCTCAGTTGTTCAAGTTCCAACTTGACGACAAGCGGACCTTTGACTTGAAGGTAAAGGAATGAAGTACGTTGTGCGCCTTCCCCTTGAAGTGGAGGCCATGCAGCTTCGGGCTGATTCGCCGGAAGACGAAGTGAAAGCCTTTATTGGCAGCGAGCGTTTCCGAGGGTTCGTCCACGACGAGAATGGGATCAAAGAAGTCATTGTCTGGATAACCTCTGGGTTCGTTATCGGTGTCAGACCTTCTATGTTTTTGGTGAAGGATGGCCGCGGCGTGACGGTGTACGAGTGGGCAGAATTCGACCGCTTGTACAAGGAGAAGCTATGAACAAGGTAACGGGATTGGTAGTGAGGTTCTTCGGGCTGCCTGCTTCGGCTGTACGGGAACCGCTTTGCCATTGGCTCCACGCATTTGGTCCCAGTACGGCCAGATATTTAACGATGGCTGCGAAATGGGAAGGGTTTGGAACTAGCTTGATAATACAGACTAGGCCCAAAGGGGCTGTGGCCCGGTTCTTTTTGCAGATGAAAGACACGGCGAACTGGAGCGAACCGTGGCCTGTGATCAAGGCGAAATTCGAGTCTGGGCAGTATACCGGGTACAAGTTGGTGGAGTTCGACCCGGCGTTTGACAAAGAGAAGCGGTTGACGGCGATAGCGATTCTGATTGAGCACTTGTGCAAGGGGAGGGCAACATGATGGTTCCTGGAAGGTCTATGGAGTGTCCATTCTGTAAGGGGGAACTTGTTTTCGCCAAGGCCGGGGCTGGGGTTGGCCTTTGCTGTCTCGGGTGCGGACTCGTAAAGCCATTGATTGAAGAGTACGAGCGGTTGAGGAACGAGGTGGGGAGCGTGAGGGGGCTTCTTGGGGCGTCTGCTTTGCCGACTGCTGCGTGGGCGGAGCGGGTGGCCGAGAATCCAGGAGAATAGGTGTCATGATGGATTTAAGAATGTCTTTGGGAGATGTCATTGAAAGGTTTCGTCTGGCGAACGGATTGCCCTCGATTGCTTCATGGGCTCGGGATGGCCAGGGATGGGTGACGCTGCGAATTGGTCGGATGACCCTCACAATGGGCAATGAGCAAAGATGGCACGCAAGGAGTTGGGGAGGGATCGCCGACAGTCCGTCTGGAACTCTCCAGGATGCCGTGGAGTGGCTGAAGGCACATGGCTTGGACGTACGTCCCGAGCCAGAACGGTTCGGGTTGATTGGCTCGAAAACGAATGTCTCCGAGCATGGAGGGATAAGTTGGAGTTGGCGTGGGCAGGATGTTCAGTTGCACTACTACCCGTTGGCTCCAAAGCCGTGGTCTGTTGTTTGGGATTTTGGCGAACAAGAGAACGATTTTGTTTCTTGTTCTGAGGCATGCAAATGGATGATCTCCACCAAATCGGGAGTATGGTGTCGATGAACAACAAGTTTAGATATAGATTATCAGAACATGCACAAAGCAACGTCGAGAGATGTCGGTGTGGCGGTGAGTGCATTGTTCGTGACAGCACGGCGTTTTGCGATACCGGGAAACGGTATGATGGTTTCGAGTGCAACAGCCGGGACTTTGGGTCTGGCTATTGGTACCGTTCGCCGGAATGCGACATGAGGTACATCGCGAAACTAGAGTACGAGAATAAATCTCTTATTGAGCAATCGGAGAAAGCCTTGGCTGAAGTTTCCAGACTACGAGTCGCGCTTGCTGAGGCGTATGAAGCGGTGCATGAGCATTGCGGCATGATGGCAATTGATCCTGGCCCGACCTATGGGTGGGTGAAGGTAGAGTGTAAGGACTGTCAGAGAACACAGTGTGTTGTGCAACGATATCCGTTGGAGGTTTGACGAGATGAAGGACGTTATGACCATAGAAGAGGCGAGACAGCGGGTAGTGGACTTCGTCGGTCCGCCGTGGACGCCGGATGATGTGATCATTGGTGAGACGGGCACAAAGGGGTTCTTCTTTGCAAAAACGAGAGTTCCCGACGTTTCCGTATCGAGCAGAGGGATTCAAGACTTCCACGGGCGGGAAGTGACGAAGGGATATGTTGCTTCTCGGCTGGTCGAGGCTCTATACAAGGCGGGGCAGATACTCCCGTGGGAGCGTGAGCTTGCCGGGTCGGAACATAGCCGGGAGACACTGTTCGAGGTATGCCATTCGCAGGAGAAGAAACTCGATAGCCTGGAGAGGCAAGTCGAGGAGTTGAAGGCATTGGCCGGAGGAGGATGATGATGAATAGGTTCGATGTTGTAGCCGAGAAGTTCGAGGCGTTGTGTCGGCAGTACGCCATGCCTGTTCCGAGGGTCGTGCCGTCGTTGGCGACTGACCCGTGCGACTTCACGTCGGCAGAAGAGGTTCGGTTGAACGTGGAAGCTGCTGGGGAGATTGACGCTGACTACCATGCGAGGCATGTGTTCGGGCATTACCTATGTGATCTCCACTGTTCGGAGCCGAGCGGGAATCAGGATTGGGCAGACCCGATTGCCGATCTGATAGCGCAGTGGACGACGAGCCATGATTCGATGGTCCGTTTGACCAGAGTATTCGAAGGGGCACGGTCATGTTCATCATCGGGAAGCATTGTAAGGATGTCCCTGGTGCAACCGATGTCAGAAGGGGCGAATTTGGCATTTTGGCATGAGGGAAAGGAAGATGATTGAGGTAGGTCAGAAGCTATGGTTCGTGCCGTACGAGCCGCACAGGAATCCACCGTTTGAGGTGGAGGTGGTCAAGGTCGGAAGGCGGTATGTCACGGTGAGTCGGTGGGAAGGCGACACCAACTTATTGAAACTGGAGAAGGATTCTCTCAGGCAGGCAGGTAGTGCCGGAAGCAAGGCATACGTGAGCAGGGGCGCGTATGATGATTGGGTTGCCTGCGAGCGTGCGTGGAGTATGTTGCGGGAAGCGGTATGCTGGTCAAGACCAGAGAGTGTTACGATGGACCGGATCATGGGAGCTTTGGCCTTGCTTCGGGGTGAATAATGGGAGCCATGAGGGTGCGTGGGAGAAGATTCGTTGTGTGTGACACTGCCGGGATGTTCCGGGGGTGTGCCAAATGTGAGTTTTCTGCTCCTCAATGGAAGGAGGCATTCTGGGCTCCTCCGAATAGGGCATATGATGTTTGGCATTCAGGGAGGATGCAGTGCCCGTTTGGGCGAGAGATTGGATGTTATCTAGCTGTCAGGCTTTTCGAAGTCTCAGAAATAAATTCTTGACATTATCCGCAGTCCGATTATGCTGTAAGGGTCCAGCAGAGGAACTGGGCATTGACAGCTAATGGGGGACGAGATGGCTATTAGAGTTATGGTCCGCTTTGAAAGCGACGCGGAAGCATTGGCTTCCGGTCGAGACATCAAAATAGTGAGGGACCATCACTTACACCGGGAGGGAGTGCGCCATGCTGCGGATTGCCCGTGGTTCAAAAGCGGTCGTCCGGACGGGGAAGATAAGGAGTTGACGAAGGAATGTACGCGGTGCGAAAAGGTCGGCCCGTTGTATATGGAGACAACGCACAAGGGGCTGGTTGTGGCGACGGGTGAGCACAACCACCGCGACGATTCTGATTTTTATGCAATCATTTGGAGCACTTCAAAGGGGTGCCCCGTTGAAATAACATACGCCACTACACGGGCATGGACATACCCGAATTCGGCCTGTGTCGATGCTCCGCCGGAGATCATGGCCGCATTCAACGAGTGGAAACTGGAGGAGTATGAGGGGAGACGCCGAGCGGCGGATATAGCGCAGGCGCAAGTGGCCCTAAAGGGCCGCAAGGTGAGGGTTAAGGGAGGGAAGTGGGCGGGGCGTTCCGGGATTGTCTTTTACAGGGAGGAGCGAAAATCCAAGTATGGAACTTGGAGCTATGGATTCCGCCTTGGGATATCCCCGTCCGGCGTACGGGATTCTTCCGGGTACTTGGATGCTATTTGGGTGGACGAAAAACTGGTGGAGGTTGAGTGGCAACTATATCTGAAGGACGCGGTCAGTGCGGAGTTGCTTCTCGAATCTGTAGGAGAGTAATATGACATTCGATGCTGTATTGTCAGAAGTTGAGGCCAGGGCGTTGCAGGCGAGAGTTTACTTCGAAAGCCGTGATTGGGAGCGGGCCGGAGACAGGGAAGGTCACGCTGCCGCTATGGCCCGGCTTTCTGCGCTGGAATCGCTGCTCAAGTGGATGCTTGAGGAGCTCGACCGCAGCCTGTGCGAGCAGGCTAAGAGGCAAAATGAAAACTAACCGGGGCAGGGAAAAGGCGGAAGAGCGCATTGCAATGATCCGTCAGATGGCGCGCCTTGTCGCAGACAATCATGTGGCTCAGGCGGAGGTGGCAACTATGTTGGCAGAGTATTATTCGGGCGTGGTCTCCGAGTTAATACGTTCTCATGGGTGGACGGAAGAACGTGTGAAAGAGGTTTTGAGCAATCCAGAGGTGACGATGTTCGTTGATGGGGCATTCCGGTCCGAGAAGCCGGTCTCGATGGTGGCAATGGGCGTCGTTTCTGTTGAAGACAATCTTCTTATGTGCTAGGGGGATTGTATGTCAGAATTTAGAGACATACAGCGGGGGTGTCCGTATCGTGTCCAGAGCGAGAGACTAGGGAGGCAGCTTTGGGAATTGCGGCTTGTGGCGGAAGAAGAAGTGGAACAGATCACTCATTTTTGTATTAGGCGTGGTGGGCTAGGGTTTATGGGGGTCGAAGGTGTTGCCGAATTTAGTGGATTTGGCCGTTTAGGAGATCCCTGTATGGAGGGCGTGTGTGTGGAGTTGAGGGTAATGAGGGGTGAGGCCGTAAGTATATGAGTATAGAGCGCAATCGATTGCGGGACCTTCCCGGACTGGAATTGGGATTGAAGAGTAGACGACAATCCGAAAACATCTTGCATAGGTAAAAAACGGCGGGTATCATGGGCCTAACTTAGGCGAGGAGTTGGTATGCCCGACCTAGAGAAGGACCAGGAATTGGTACTCAAGTTTGGGGGAACCGCTTCAGCGGGTTTCATGGTTATCGCTATTTCTACTTCGGCTTGGGAAATTGCCCGGAAGAAAGCGGAAGAGGAAGGGACGAAACCGAGCGATATTGTTTCAAGAGCATTGGTAGCTTACTGTTCGTAGGAGGATACAATGGGAAGATATTTGGAAGCATTGGGGTCTATTGTTATGGCAGAGGATAATCCTTGGCATACCGACACCGGGGAGTTCGGGCTGAACCCAAAGGGGCCAAGCACCTATTCCCTTTTCTTCAAAAAGAAGGGGGAGCCCAGGTACACTGCGTATCCGTCGAAGTCTGGTGAAAAGTACGCTAAGGCGTCGAAGATCAAGACGTTATGTGGCCGTTCCGGCCCCGCCCTATGTAAGGGCGGCGGAAAGTTTGCCAAGGCTGGCGAACGAGCTAAAGAAGCTGGAGCCGAGACAGATAAGCGCGAGCGCAGAAAAGCCCCTGTGAGTGGGGGAGGTTTCAGAAAGGGTTCTGGTAACTAGAGGCCGCAGTTTTCCTACGGTCTCATTCTATAGACAGCGAGGAGGGTTCCCATGAAAGTGACTTTGACTGCGGTAACTGCCTGTGAGTTGCCGAAACCGTTCGGGGGGAAATTAGCCGTTGGTGAGTCCACGCCTGCGACAAACATCCGGTTTAAGGATGTATTATCGGATGACTGGTTGGGGATTGTACGTCTTCGACAGCAGGGCATAGTGACGATGACGGTACAGGTTGATGCAGTCCCTGTATTTGACGACGAGTGGTTCATTGCCGAGATGGGCAAGGTTCGCGATAATGCTGCTGCTCCTGTGACCACTCTGGCTGCTCTGCGGGCCGTCCCGCAGAGTTTGCGAACGGATCGCCAACTCCGGTTGGTTGAGTCCGAGAACACGCTGTACAGGTTTGACCTGGGCACGCTGGTTGGTGGAGAAGCACCGGATGACGAGGTAGATGGCAATTGGTTCAATCTTGGAACTGTGGCTGCTGTTTGGGGCGTTGTTGGTGAGTTGATTGCTATGGGGCCGGATGTTGCCGCTGGTGCTGGCGTTGTTTCCAAGATGGCTAGAATAGACCATACCCATGCCGTGAACACTGCGTTGGTTGCTGCCATCACCGATGTAGCACCGGATGCTGTAGCTGCTGCTGGCGTGGCGAACAGTTATGCTCGTGGCGACCACGCCCATGGTATCGCTACGTCGGTCACGGCATCGACGCAGGCTCCTGGCGATGTTGCTGCTGCTGGTGTTGCTGCGGACGTAAGCCGTGGCGACCATGTTCATGCCATGACTACTGGTCTGGTTGGTGAACTTGCTGCATTAGGGCCGGATGTTGCGGCTGGTGTGGGTGCTGTAGCCAAGTTTGCTGAGATTGCTCATACGCACGCCGTGAACACCGCTCTTGTCGGCGCTGTGGCGGATGTTGCTGCTGTAGCTGCTGCTGGCGTGGCGAACAGTTTCGCTCGTGGCGACCACGCCCATGCCATTGGTGCTGGCGTGGTGAAATCGGCGGATCTGGCTGTACAGGCGGCTGTAACCGGTGGTATTCCGTTTGTTGTGGTGTTTACGCTTGCTGGTGGTGGTGCTGCCGAGGGTATGTTATGGAACGCCAATTGCCCCATGAAACTCCGTTTCATGGATGTTGGAATAATGGCAACCGTCGGAAGTGTGGGTGGCACTGTGACGCTGTATGATGACGACCCTTCGGGTGCCGGTGTCCCGCTGACAGATGCCATAGCCATGGATACTGACAAGGCGGTTACGCGCCTTGGTTCGGTTGAAGGCGACCCCACTGTTCTTGCTGGCGGGTCTCTGTGGTACAAGAAGAACGCTGCTGCCGATGGTGGCCACGTTACTCTTACGTGTGTTGCTGTGGCATAATCGGAGGTGCCGGTGACCTACCTTAATCTACTGAAGAGGGTAGCGGTGCGGGGGTTGATGGAAGGTCGGCTTTCCCCCCGTACCGGTCTCACTGGTAAGAGTCCGGTTTCTGTTTTGCTTTTGCTTACGTCATTAGCATCGGCCCCGGAAGAGTTTAGTGTTGATGTAGCTGCGAAGGACATTCTTTCGAAGTTTAGAGTCAGCAAGAAGACGCGTGGATTGGTGAACAAGAAAGCCGAGAAAGAACGTGATGTAACTGCGGCGTCGAGAATGGCAATGATGGGCGGGGGAATGGGAGGACAATATCCTGAGCCTGAGCCCGAAGAATAGAGGAGGTGACATATGCGTTGGATAGTTGTGCTGGTTATTTTGTTGTTTGCGAGTGGGTGCGATTCTGGAGAGGTTTGGGGCACTGTCCTGGAGAATCTTTTACCTATAGTAACGGCGGTGCTTTTGCCGGTGCTGCTAGTTCTAGTTCGTAAGTTTCTCTTGTGGCTAGAGGTCAAGCTAGATTTCGACATGAACGAGGCTATTGAGCTGAAGATTCTCTCATTGATTGAAGAGGGGATTCTTTATGCTGAGGAGCAGGCGTTGAAGGCTTTGAAGGATGGGAAGAAGTTGGGGTCAGACGACAAACTACGTCTAGCTATTGAATACGTAGTAGAGCGTTGTAGAGATCTTGGTTTACCAGAGTTGGCAAGGGACAAATTAGTTAAGTTGGTCGAGTCTAAGGTCGGTGTAACCAGATAGGTGTATCGATGGCGAGTGTATGGGAATGGCTAAAGAAGTGGGGTTGGGTTGTGATATCACTCGCTGTTGTAGTGATAGGTTTTCTGTTTCTAGGGAGGCGTGTTGGGGCTCAGTTTTGGGATGGTTTGAGTAATCGTTTGGCGGAGAAGATCCTGGATGCAGATGCTAGATATGTGGAGGCCCGGACGAGGGCCAAGGTTGTTACTGAAATTGAGCGGGCCAAGATAGAGTCGTTATCGCAGATTCCAGATCCCAGGGAGCGTCGGGACAAGATTGCCGAGATGCTGAAGGATCTGTAGCCTCATCTACCATTGGGTAGAAGGAGATCCGCCGTCCCTACGGGGTCGGTGAGTTTTTGCCTTGAATTCAACGACAGAACGGTATACTATAATCGCAACAATGGAGGTGTATCTTGCGGAAGCGGTTCATGTTTTGCGAGGTGGCTGGCAAGTCAGTTTTGAAGGAAAAGTGCAAGGGGTGTTCGACATTTCCCAAGCTGAGTCCAGAGTTTGCTGCGTTTCGGGATTCGTGTCCTGTATGGCAGGAGATTTTGAGAGTAGCGAAGGAATCGAAGGCAGAGCGAATGTCAAGGGTTATAGAGAACCCATTTACTCTGCCCACAGACGAAGACCCTGGTGTTGCATATTGATATCTTGAATAGGTCTGATGGTTCGGTTAGAGTGTGGCAGTCGGAGGTTTGTCATGGAAAGTCTGCTGCTGTTTCTGGAGAGTGTATTTGAGGTTGAGGTTCCGGCGGATGTAACGAGTATTGTGTTGGTGCGGAAGACAGGGAAGGCTCGTGGGGTTGTGAGACGGGGCGGTGACCGTGTTTACGAGGCGAAGGGTGGTGCATTCCAGGCGTTATTGAGGGAGTGTGTGGAGTGGAGCGGGGAGGGGGATGTTCCGGTTGTCGAGGTTGACGACGGGTTTGTGGAATATGCGTTTGTGTCCGGGGCTTGGCGGAAGGTTGTCGAGTCTGGGACGAGGCGTGTCGTATATGCAGGAGCGTAACATGGACGTTATCGATAGATTGAAGTCGTTGGTTGAGTCTGCCCAAGTCGATGTACCCGCTGCGCAGGGAAATACGTTTGGGGAGTCTGCTGGATGCGACGATACGGCGGATGCCATTGGTGGGGCAGAGCACTATCGGGTGACGTGTCCAGTGTGCGGGGGTGTGACGCAGTGCCGGTGCAATTATGCGCAGCACGAGGGCGTTGAGGTATTCGAGGCTTCGGTGGTCTGCGAACGATGCAAGGCCAGCGTTGGGGAGTCGGTCGATGGGGCGCAATCGGTTGCAACTGAGATTTTGCGACAGCTTGGAGGCCAGAAACTCAGGGCAATGCTTGGCATGAAGGGTTATTTGGTGGTGGATGCTTCGGAAGGGTTCAGTGGCGGTGTGGACTTCAAGTTTCCTAACAAGACCAAGACGGCTCCGAACAGGGTGGAGATTCTGTTGGCAGACGACGACACCTATACGGTGCGGTTCTACCGGGATTCGAGGAAGTTGAAAGAACACGACGGGATTTACGCAGACGGTCTCATAGATGTATTCGAGTCAGAGACGGGGCTGTATCTGGCGCTTTCGAGGAGGTAACATGCGTACATGGGCACAGGTAGAGCAGGATATTTCAATCGAAGAAGCGAAAGCTCCGAAGCTCACCAATATGGCGACACTTATCACTGCGGGTCTGGACGAACTTATTTCCAGAGTGATCAATCAGTTGCCAGCGAGAGTGGTTGGTAAGGGCAGAATCCGGGCTTTTGTTGACGACGCGTTGAAGGTAGAAGCGGACGGCGAAGGGACATCTAAAGGCGACCTCCCCTTGAAGTGGTACATGGTTGCTTGGTGGACCCCGAATTCTGGGGATGGCCGGGTAACATGTTCTTTCACGGTCCCCGATCGTGGCACAGTCGAGTTGAAGTATGACTTCGATTTGGACACGGATTTGGGCAAGGTCGTCGGGCAGGTCGTGTCGGGTCTAACATCGGTATGAGGTAACGAATGAATACGATAGATAGGTTTGGCCTGTTGGTCGAGGGGACGTTGACTGAGGCCACGAAGTTGCCGTTGACGATGGATGAGTCGGTGGTGGCGACGATGACGGAGCTGTTGAAGGCGAGCATTGCTGCTTTGCCTGGGCCGTATCTGAAAAAAGAGATCAAGGTTAGCGAATACCGACCAAATGCGCGTATAGCTTTCGCAGCGGGCAAGACGACGACGAGGTCTGACATTGAGGCGGATGTGACGGTGTCCATAGGTTTTATTGGGCCGTACTCTTACTCAGCTACGGTTGAGGTAGACGGGAGCAAGCGTGAGTACGAGTTCAAGGGCAGCAAGCCTTTATCCGAGGTTTCGAGGACGATAACGGATATCATTGCCCAGATGACTGGGTGGACGGGGGCGTAAAATGGGGACCATTGAACGATTGAGGGCGTTGGTTTCTGAGTCTTCGGGCGACTCGGTTTTTTCCAAGACGTGGTTGCAGAAGTCGGTGTATTTGCCGTTTGCCACCATGATAGCCAAATTGGTGCGTGCTAATCTGCAAGACTACCTGGGGAACAATACGGGGCTGAAGGTGGAGCGTGCGGTCGGCGGGGATGTTTATGTCCATGTGGAGTTCTTCGCTGAGAGCAATCATGGGTCGAAGGCTCATCCTTCGCTTCGCGGGTCTTCGACCTATAGGGCGATGCTGTTTTTCCATGGGCTGGATGAGGACAAGGCGGAAGTCAGGGCTGTCGGGTTGTCTATAGCGATGCCTCTCGTGAACGAGAAGGGACGTGTTGCTGCGATTGAGAAGTTGGAGGTAGAGTTAAAAGGGCAGAAGCTGACCAGCGAATGGTTCAACAAGGCGTTCAAGCCTTTGTTTCAGGAGCTTCGGGTGAAGGCAGCCGATTTGAGTTCGGATGATACGGGGTGGGATTATGAGGACTAGCGTATTGGCTTTGGCTCTGTTGTGTTCGTGTGCGACTTCGCAGGTGGCTCCTGTGTTGCCGAAGGTTGTAGTGGAGTCTATTCCTGTTCCCGGACCTATAGAGGACGGGGAGGATTGGGTTGCTTCATACGAGTCTTGCGACGACATTGACAAGCCTGGGATCATCATGGGTGCTGGGAAGGCATTGCGTTGCAAGTGGTACAAGGTCGAGTTCGAGCATTTTTCTGCTCTGTATTTAGCAGAGGCGAACATGCGTGCGGCGGAGCACGAGGCGATTGAGTCGTACATGGCGGGTCTGGGTCGGGGGACGTGGTTTGAGGAGAACGAGTTTTGGATAGGTGGCACAGCTGGTGTGGTGTTTGGGGTCGGGTTGACGGCTCTGATAGTCTACGCCCTTGGTCAATAAGGAGATATCATGGATATGATTCAAAGATTTGCAAGGCTTCTTAGCGAAGAGAAAATTGTCATGAAATTCTATGGCAACTCTTTTCTGGCGAAGTATTCTTCGGAAAGGGGATACAAGCCATGGATGCAAGCCATTTCTGACATTGTTGCCAAACACTTCGGGAAGAAGGTAGTTATAGAAGACATATACGAGGGCCAGCCTGGGTATGATTTCTGTCGGTGGAACTTCGATATAAGAGGGGACGGAATACGTTTCTTCGGGTCGTTGGTTTTCAAAAAGAGTCCGGTAGACGATTTCGGGACTGTGTCTGTTGGTTTGAAACGCCTTGGGACTCCTGGAGTGGATGAAGATGTCTGGCTGTTCAGGGACAAGGAATTCCCGTTGTCGAAGTGGGAAGACGAGTGGGACGTTGACAAGGCTGCTCTGGCCAAGGTCGAACAGTTGGTCCGTTCTTCTCTTAAGAAGCTCAAGGCTTGATCTAAAAGGAGATACAATGGATACGATTAATAGGTTTCGAGGGATTCTGACAGAGGCTACTGAAGGGTCGGCGTTCGTGAAGAAGTGGTTGGGGAAAAGCCTGCGTATGAAGTACGAGGGCGAAGCGATGCAGTTGTTGGCTGATGGATTTGGCGACGGCGAAGTGAAGGCCGGGGATATTCGCAACTCTGTCGAGGGTCCGGGGCCAGCCAATTTGGGAGCTGACGGTGCTGAGCGAACGGTTACTTCCACGTATCGTTTTGAGAGCAAGGGATTGCGGGTCGAGGCCGTGTTCGAGTGGTTCGGAGCCGGGAACACTGAAGACCAAGATGATGCGGACCAGATTGGGTTTGACATTACACTTTCAACGGGTGGCAAGGTGCTGGACCGGGATGGGGCGCAAGTTCAGTTCAAGACTGGCAAGGAGCCTGGGGCGAAGTTCATAAGTGCGTTCAGTAAGGTCTACAACAAGATGGCGAAGGATTACCTAAAGACATCTCTTAGCAAAAAGGTGTAATCCACTTAGAGTGAGGTGCGGCATGGATACCATAGGTCGGTTGAAGGTTCTGTTGGAAGGTTCTGATTTGGCTTCGGCCATGACCCGTTGGGCAGACTGGTGGGGCAAGCAGGGTCCGAAACTTCTCAAGGAATACCAGGACATGATGGATGGGATGGACATGCTCGTAGTGAGGTCGAAGTACATGCCCGCCGTGGTCAAGGGTGAAGAGGCGGAGGACAATCCGATGCCACGAAAGGTCCGTTGTATGATGGTGGAATTTCGTTTCGGTTCAAGGGGTCATCCAAGGCAGACTCTGTAAAAATCATGAAAAACACATGGCCATCGCAGGACAAGCTAGTTGTCTATGACATGTTCTTCATGAAGAAAGGCCGTGTGGTACGCTCATACACGGAGGTCGTCGCAGCAGCTCTTATACCCTATTTTACATCAGTAACCGGGTTGAAGATTGGTGGGCAAACAAGGCCATGGGGGGAGAGTCTTGGCTTTGACGTGGTAGAGGGAACGGTCTCCGACGAGTCCAGGAAGACTTTTGTCAAGTGGTTGCTCAAGACATTCCCTGACTACGAGAAGGTGGCGTTTGAGATTTTGACAAAGGAGCTTGGGGCGTTGGTTGCCGGTGGGTTCAAGCAGACGGACAGTACCAGGGACGAAAACGGGTTGGGGTTCGAGTACGAATCTGTTGCCAAAACGAAAATAGGGAAGACTCCTGGGGCGGCCCCGGAAGACGACATGCTCATTCGGCACATCATAGGTGACACGCTGCCGACGTTTAGGCTGGAGTTGTATGGTGAACACGGCGACGACGCTGCCGGGCACACTCTGGGTTGGACGATGGACATGTATTCGAGGGGCAAGAACGTCGAAGAGGACGGGATAATTGAGTGGGATGAGGTTGCACCTACTCCCGAGCGATTCGGGAAAGCCTTTGCTATTACAGCCAAGAAGTTCGGGGATGCTGTACGCACCAAGCTGGCCAAAAAATAATCTATACGCCACGCTTGACATTTCCCCTCTCCCCGATTATGCTGTAAGGGTTCGTTACCGAACCGGAGGTTACAGTGGGGCACGTTATCGATTTATTCGGTGTTTTGGGGGGACAGAGGGAAGATGAGCGTGAGCGGAATATGGCGAAGTTTGCCATTCCCGTAGAGTCTCCCCGTCCGAAACCTGCTCCCATGCCTGAGAGGCCGGGGTTTCGGCCCGATGGCGTCTGGATTGAGGGTAACGAGATTGTGGTGAAGGCTGCGTACAATCCTGATTCGCTAGCGCCTGCGCGAGACATTGTTGGGCGGCGCTGGGATTCGGCTGCGAAAGTGACCCGGTTTCCACTATCTTCGAGGGACGCTGTTCGGGCCTGGGTGACACGCTTTTGGCCCAAGTTGAGTGTGAAGGCACTTGACACAATCGGGGCCGTAGAGCCGAGGATCGAAGTCAGGGAAAACGGGGCATTTCTGTATATTAAGACGCCTTATGCGAAGGCATTTGTGGATGGGATGCACGAGCTTCCAGATTGTGAGTATCAGCGTGACGGGTCGAAGGAATGGAAAGTTCCGAGGGACAGAGTTGCGCAGCTTGCGCAGCTTGCGGAGCGGGTGTACGGGGCGAAGTCGAAGGTTTTGGAAGCCGTTGTTCGGGAGAGTCAAGAGAAGCTGGCTCTGGCCACGGCAGTCAAGGCAAGCGAGACGATTGAACTGCCCGGCGGGACACTATTTCCATTCCAGGTTGCCGGAGTACAGTTCATAGAAAAGAACAAGTACGCTCTTATAGCGGATGAAATGGGCTGCATTGACGGAGACGCTGTAATCAGTTATAGCCGTGCCAGCGTAACTCGCAAATGCACGCTTGCAGAGTTGTATGTGAAGTTCAACCGTGGCCGTTTCCAAGACGGAATCCCGACTTTTGTGAAGTCTATGTGCGATGGGATTTTGAAGTTGAACCGGGTCGTTTCGGTGCTTGACAAGGGGACTCGCCCGGTTGTTTTGTTGACACTGGAGAGTGGGAAGACGTTGCGACTGACTCCCGATCATGAAGTTGCCGTGTCTCTCACGGAATTTGCAAGAGTGGACTCGTTGTCCCCAGGGGACATTGTCTTGACAAAACTCAAAGAAGGCAAGTTCGTTGACAGGGAAGGGGGCACGGCGGGAACTGGGGGCAAGATTGTTTTTATACCGAAAGAAGATCGTGTTGTTTCAGTCCGAGACGACGGTGTCGCCCATGTTTACGATATCGTGATGGCAGATCCGTACAGAAATTTCGTTGCCGGGGGAGTTGTCGTTCACAATTGCGGGAAAACGGTCCAGTCAATCGCATACATGTACAGGAATCCCCAGAGTCTTCCGGCGATTGTCGTGTGTCCTGCTAGTGTGAAGGAAAACTGGAGGCGTGAGATTGAGCATTGGGGTGGAGGCAAGTTGAGTGTGGCGATTGCGGTGCCGAAGAGTTTGGATGGGCAACTTGCAATGAATCCGCCGAACGTCTTGATCATCAACTACGATCAACTTGGGAAGCTAGTTCTTGAAGACGAGGACATTGTCACGGGGAAGTCAAAACTTTCGGTGCGGCCCAGCGTGTTGAGGTGGGGGCCGAAGCTAGTCGTGTTCGACGAGGCTCATTATCTCAAGAATTCGAAAGCGAAGCGGAGCAAGGCAGCGGGTGCTATTGCCGAGTTGACGGGGCGTCGGGTGATTGAGCTGACAGGGACTCCGGTATTGAATAGGCCGGAAGAATTGTGGCATTTGCTTCACTTGATAGACCCGGAAGCGTGGGGAAGCGAGAGCAAGTTCAAGTACCGATATTGCGACTGGGAAAAGGCTTGGCACGGTCACGCCGTACGCGTGGGGGCGCAGCGCCTGGACGAGTTGCACAGTCGGGTGACGGGGCATTACATGGTCCGGCGCTTGAAGAAGGATGTGCTGAAGGAATTGCCAGACAAGATTCGTTCCTGCGTTCCGTTGTGTCTGGAGCCAGCGTTTGTCGCGGCGTATCGGAAATTGTTTGACAAAACGGCAGCGAAGATCCTTTCGGAGACGGGCGGGCACTTCTCTGCACAGAACTTGGCAGTGGTGAAGGCCGCTGTAAACACGTTGCGGCAGGAAATTGGGTTGTTGAAAGCCCCCCTCGCGGCAGCGTGGGTTCAAGAGGCTTTGGAGAGCACGGACAAGGTTGTGATTTTCTCATATCATCATGCGGTGACGGACAAGATCGTCGAGGTGTTGTTGCAGGCCGGGGTGACTGTAGCGAGGATGGACGGGCGCGATTCGTTGGAGAGCAGACAGATTGCTGTTGATGCGTTCCAGAACGGGAAATTACAGGTTTTGGCTTGCGGTATCTTGGCAGCGGGTGTTGGCCTGAATCTTACGGCTGCGGATCAAGTGGTGTTTGCCGAGCGTGCCTGGAGACCGGCGGACCACGAACAAGCGGAAGATCGACTTCACAGAATCGGGCAGAAACGGTGTGTGAATGTGTGGTTTTTGGATGCCGAGGGGACGATAGACGAGGATGTTCGGGACTTACAGCGCGTGAAGCGAGAGGCTATTTCGCAAACGATAGATGGCGGTGATTCGAGCCATGGGATGGAAGAGTCACTGGCTGTTCAAGTAGCGTTGCGCATGTTGCGCAGATTCCAAGAGAAGGGGTGAGATATGGCGAAGAACCGGGTTGAATTGATCGGTCGTTTGGGTGCAGATCCAGAGTTGAAGTGTACGACGAGCGGGATTCCTGTGGCAAGGTTGAGTGTTGCCACGACTGAGTATTCCGGTGTTGGGGAGAACCGAAAGGAGACCACGGAGTGGCACTCGGTTGTCGTATGGAGGGAGAAGGCAGAGTGGTGTGGGAACGAGATGCGCAAAGGCGACGAAGTTGCGATTGAGGGCAAGTTGGCGAGCCGGAGTTACGAGAACCGGGACAAGGTCAAGGTCAAGGTGACTGAGGTTGTGGCGTCGGAAGTGTATCGGGTGAAGAGCCCGGTGAAGAGTTCTCAGCGTGACCAGCGGAGTTCTGGCAAGCCGAGCGACGTGGTGACCGATCTTAGGACGGGCAGGGAACCTAAGCCGAGCGAAGAGAAGGATGATTTTCCGTGGTTATAATAGGTGTTACACAGGAGGAGAACATGACAGAGCAGGAATTGAAGTCGAGGTCGTTTCAGTTTGGGCATGAGGCATTGCAGGAGCTTGCGGGCGTCTTTGCCCGAAAGGGCGTAGGTCTGCCGGGAAAGGTTCTGGAGGAGGCCCACGCCCTGTTCCGTAGCATGTACGAGCATGGCTACGAGGCACGTCGGCAGGAGATTGGTGGGGCGTTGGGGTCCGCTGGCATTGCCGATATATGCCGCCGGGCAGACGAGTACCTGCATGGTGTAAAGCAATTGACGACCTTTGTTTGTGACGGTGTCGAATACGTGAACTTCGGGAGGGTATGCGAAGCTGTCAGGACGGCTTTCAGGGACGGTGTCCTCGCTGCTGGTGAAAGCGGGCTCGATTCTCCGAAGGGCATGAACATGACCCTTTCGCAAGAGTATGTCTTGCGGAAGGACCATGCCGATTTGACGAGAAAAGTGGGTGAGGTCCGCGAAGAGAATGACCTTCTGAAGCAGGAGAATTCCCGGCTGAAGGACCGGCTGAATGCTATCGGAACGGCATCGAAGCCATTCACTTTTATCCCGAGCTACGTCGACACCCCCGCGTTCAGCCCGTTGTACGGGGCGGCCAAAGAGCTTGACATGCTCAAAAAAGAGAACGCTGGCTTGAAGAAGATGATTGACGAGATTGTGGCTTCGCTTGACAAGCTGCGTGACTCCGACTTTACGTTCACTATGCCCCCCGTGGAGTTCGCCGAGCGACTTGTCGAGCTTACGCTGTGCAAGATAGGTGGTCTCAAGGGTCGTGTTGATGAACTTCGTGGCGGCATTGACGGCTTATGGGGAAAGAACAAGGGGCTCATACGGGACCACGATAGGGTGTTCGCCACTGCGGTCAACACCCTTCCAGGTCTCTCTGTCCATGGGAGTGAGACAGACTATGTTGTAGCTGCAATCAGGCAACTCGCTGCGATGAACGCTACGCTTAGTCAGCATCTCAAGGAGGCCAGAGACCAACGACGGGACGAATGCTCCGAGAGCAATGGGCACAGGAAGGTGGAAGATCGCACCCGGATTCTGGACGATGTGATGGGTATTCTGGGTTGTACCGGATGTCTGTACACCTCTGCGCCTGCTATGGCGAGAGCGAGGATTGAAAAGTTGCAGCAGGAGGCAGTGGCTCCGGTGTTGCAAGAAGTGAGAAATGCGGTGATCCCGTTTTCCACGCCGGATGAAGAGAAGGTGCTCAATAACGAGCCACTCACCTTGCTGAAGCTCGTTCTCGACCGTATGAAAGCCAAAGCCAAGGCGGAACGTTTGCAGAAGGCAAAGAAGTAGTCTCGTGCGTGCGTGATTCCTGTTCTGCTAGGCCCTGTTCTGGGGATTCGCTAGGGGTCTGAAAAAACTTTCAATTTTCCGCTTGACTTCTCCGGTGAGTCGATTATGCTGTAAGGGAGTTGGCGAGTTGCTGGCTCGTTTGACAGCCCAAAGGAGATTCAAATGGAAAAGAGTTTTGACGTTGTTGCTTCCGGGTTCGAGCTTTCTCAGGCTTTGATGACGGCAGACATTTCTGGCCAGTCTACCGAGACGGCTTCCCAGGTTTACGGGATTCTGAATGTGATTGGCAAGGCGGTTGCCCATCGCCTGGACAGTCTCAAGGATCTTCTCAGGGAGAAGGTCAGTGGTGATCCCGATTCAAAGAATTCCACGGACAAAACTAAGGAGTTCGTGTTTGACGGCGGCTCTGCGACAGTGACTCAACCGGAGACTCCGGCCCCATCCCTTGACAGGATGAAGCTGGCGGAGATCCTGCTGGCCGAAGGGCTAAAGAAGGGTGAATTGTTCGATCGGAAAGTGGAGACGGTCTGGGTGCTGAACGGCGAGAAGCTCGACCAGCTTTTGGCCGCCCAAAAGATCTCGGCGGAGCAGATAGCCAAGGCTACTGTCACGCCCCCCGCCCCCACCGCTCGCCTCACGATCAAGCTCGACAAGGCCGTCGAAAGAGCGCTGGCACGGCGCTTGATCGGGATGGACTCTATCCCCTCTCCCAAGAAGAAGTAGTCGGTTTCATGGGCCGGATCTGCCCGGCCCGTCTGAGGTCATCCATGGCAGTCAAGACTCACTTTTTCAATGGAAAGCTCGTGTATCTGGACAAAAAGATGTGTTTCAGTTGCAACGTGAAGTGCTGCCTGCGAATCACGGGGATAGCGTTGCCGGACGATTTTCCGACAAAGGACTCGTTGACCGAGGCGTTCAAGACAGGGCGCTGGACGATTGACTACGGCCCGTTGCCGAGGGGTGGGGAGTCACCCTTCCCCAGAGCCGCGGCAAAGGGTTTCGAGGGTATGGCGGAACATCGTTGGCCGTTCCCTGCGGAGTTGGAATGCACGTTTCTTGGGGAGAAAGGGTGCGAGTTGAAGCCAGGGGACAGACCCGCCGGATGCCGATATATGATTCCGAGGACAATGCCGTGTCTGGAGCCAGTGACATACGCTGTGGCAGCGGAGACGTGGCAGTCGAGGGCGGGCGAGTTGATGGAAGCGAGCTTGGGGGTTCCGAAAGTGTTACCGTTGGGTAAGAATCCGACTTCGTTGCCTGCAAAAAATAAACGTGTGAAGAATGGCGCAATTGATTGCGCCGTCGTGCCGTTTAGGCGGAGTTAAAAACCCCCCAATGCGTGTGCGCGTGTCAATATGTACGCGCTTTACAAGTTCCCCCCCCTGTTTTGTTCTACTCTACGATCCTACGGATCTCCGAGCCGAAAAAACAGAGAGAGACTAGCGCGCGTACGCGAGGCTTTTTAGCACAGTCTTAGGCCAAGGCAAAAACAAGCGGCCTTTTCACAGGAGAGGGGAAGTCTTCATTTCTCTTCAATGTCAAAACAAAAACGGTTGGTTTTTTTGACAGAGGGTTGGAACGTGGTAAAACGAGATCTAACGGAGGTTGAATATGCGGTGCGAATTATGCGGAGTGGAGAAGAGCGACAGGGAGCGGTATTGTCATCCATGCTGGGAATTGAAGTATTTTGTGGAGGGGAAGCCTGGATTAGCCGGGAAGGTTTTGTGGGGGATAGTAGTGAAGCGGGTGGTCGCCTTGTATGATGCTGGGCGTGGGAGTGTTGCAGGAAGGGTTTTGGGGTGGTTTTGTGCGATGGCGGTAGTTTTTGCCACCGTCGTAGTCATGCTGGTTTTGGCTTGACAGGTCGTCATCCCCCCATTATGCTTCAAAGGGTTGGAACGGAGTGGGGAATGGCAGAGTTGGAATTGTACGTTGCAGAGAAAGATCATCCGTTGCCGGTTCCAGAGCGAACAGAGGGTCGAATCATCGGGCTACTGTCAGAGCGATACGAGGGGCCGGAGTGGGAGTTCATCCCGCACTTTCACAGCTTTCGCCACGACAGAACGGCGGATGCTATAGCTATCAATACGTGGCGCAGCAAGGGATGCCATCGTGTTGGGTTCGAAGTGAAGATTTCCAGGGCAGACTACAAGCATGAGTTGGAACAACCGGAGAAGCGAAAGTGGTTGGAAGAGTTTTGCCACCAGTTCTACTTTGTGGTTCCCGCAGGTTTGGTGAAAGTGGACGAGGTCCCAGACGGCTGCGGGTTGATCTACGCTACGGCTGGCGGTCTTCGCCAAGCGAAGTTGGCGAGACAGCGGAAGGTCGAGAGCGTATCGAATCCGATGCTGGCTGCGGTTGCGCGGTCTGTAGGTAAACGCGCTGCGATGGGGAACTGGAAAATTTTCAAATACGCTGGCCGGGACCTATCGAGAGACGAGTTGGTTGGGATTCTCATGGAGAACAAGGACCAGATTTCCGGGAATATCCGAGAGGCGTTCATTGGTGCGGAACTACGCTCCAGAATGAGTGCGGAGAGGGAACAGTTCCAGAAATTCCAGGATGCGTTGGTCTCTGCCTTCGGGCGGAAGGCGCTGTGGAGTGTTGCGGATTTGGAGAGGATCGCTAAGGATAGGTCGAGCGTGTCTCCGAAGGTCGAGGAAGAGATTGAGTTGTTGCACCGGCTGGCCAGGGATTCGGCGCAGGGGTTGGCAAATAGTCAGACTGCATTGACCCATATACAGAACAGGACGGTGCAGTTATTGGCGCTGATTCAGGAGAAGAAAAGTGAGAATAACGACTGATAACAAGTTGATAAGTGAGGGGCACGATCCGGTGGCTGCCATGGAGTTGCGAGCGACTGGGCTGCTTGGTCGCATCAATAGGATGCTGGCCGATGCTGAGCTTGCGATAGTGTTTGTTTATGGTGAGGGAGTTTCTCCCACAACATCAGGTCCGATGGAGGTTCGGATAGAGAAGGTTCGCAAGGCATCGGCAGTTACCAATGAGGTAATCGATTTGGGCATAGGTGTTGTTGCCAGTATTCCGACTGCCCACCCAGACGTGAACACGGAGTGGGGTGTTGTTGGGGACGATGGTATGATTCCGATTCCGAGGGGGTTTGTGGTTTTGAGCAAGGAGGAAGTTGCAGGAGAAGTTCTCTGTATTTTGGGGCAGATTGGGGGTCAAGGTAAGAAGTATAGTGTGCCTGATTCCGATCTTTCATTGGTTAAGTTTATTTAGGGGGATATAATGCCTGTAGCGATGGAACTTCCATTTGGATTTGAGCCGATGCACGATTGGGTTGTATTGCGACCTATTGAAGATCCGACATCGGAGACGGGGCGTTTGGTCACGATAGATAGGGGGAAGGGATTGGCCTATCTATGGGGGGAGGTTCTCCAGGTAGGAGAGGGTAGCATGTATTTTGGGGGCAAGATCGTTCCTTTGGACGTGAAGATTGGCGACAAGGTTATGTTTGGCCATGCAGCGGCTGTTTCTATTCAGCGAGATGGCGAACTTCTGTATATCGTTCAGGAGACTTACATCGTGCAGGTTTTCGAATCTTAGTTTTCCCCGAAAATAAACCCTTGACTTCTTTGGCCGCTGGATTATGCTGTAAGCGTCCAGTTGGAACTGGGCAGCTTACGGGAGCAACCCCGACGAGGCTAACTGGGGCCTAAACCAGATTTGGAGGAGAAACCATGAGTAGCGGTATACTTGAAAACGATACGATCGCTTGGTGGGGGAAAATGCCCTGGCACAAGTTAGGGACTCCTATCCCGGAGTTACTTCCCGCTAGGGAGATGATCATCATGGCTGGCTTAGACTGGCAAGTGGAAAAGTGGCCGCTCGTGGCTACCGAGAAATTCGGGGCCGGGGCTTCGGACGCTGCGAAGGAAGTCGTGTTGGGCCAGCGTGCCCCGATTATCACGACGCTCCAGAATGAGGTTGCGACGATTCGCCGTTTGGGCGATGGAACGGCGTTGGCTCTGGGCGTGGTTGGAAAGGGTTACACGCCCGTCCAGAACGTTGAAGCGTTCGATTTCCTTGACGGGTTGGCCGAAGAGGGCCGTGTCAAGTTCGAAGTCGCTGGGTCGCTCAACAACGGAGCGAGAGTCTGGGCACTGGCGAAAGTGGGCAGTTTCTCCATTCCGGGGACGGAAGACGAGTCGCTGCAATACTTGCTTTTGTGCAACGATCACGCCGGGAAGATGGCTATGCGGGCGTTTTTCACGACAGTTCGTGTTGTGTGCGCAAACACGATGAACATTGCGTTGTCGAAGGGCCGTGGCGAAGGCGTTACGATTCGGCACTGCGGGGATGTGCGGGTCAAACTGCAAGAAGCGCAGCGAGTTCTGGCCGCGTCGAGCGATGTGTTTGTCGACTGGCAGGCGAAGGCAGAGTTGTTGGCCCGCAAGCAGTTGAACGATGCGGTTCTCCAGCAAGTCTGGCTTTCGTTGATGCCAGATCCGAAACCGAAGAAAGACGACAAGGGCAACGAGATCCCGGTGTCGAATTCGAGGGCGAAGGGTGTGCGGGCCGAACTGACTCGGTTGTTCGACGAGGGCAAGGGCAACGAACTTCGCGGCGTCAAGGGTACGGCGTGGGCAGCGTTGAACGCGGTGACTGAGTTCATCGATCATGGTCGCAACGAGGCCGGGGCTCAGGACAAGAGATTAGCGTCAGCATGGTTTGGGCAAGGTGCTCAGATCAAACAGGACGCTGCTGATTTCCTCTTCCAGGCTGCTGTGTAGCATCCTGGTGGCTGTCAGTGTTTTAGGGGCGTGGACCCGAGAGGGGAAGCGCCTTTTTTTTTGCTTGCGTAACGCGGCGAGGCCCGTTATAGTACAACACGGGGGTTGTTATGGAAAAGAGAATTCGATTATTTTTCCCAAACGGAGCGGAAGTTGAGAAGGGCACGGTAGTCCAGAGTGTCCCGCAGCACGGTCCGTTTGCGTGGAGGGGCGTTGTTGCGTCGTTTTTGGCTTTTGACGGGGTTTTCAACGATAGCGTTAGCGTTTTTGTTGACGTGGAACTCGACGTGGAAACGGAAGTTGTCACGCTGCTTTCCGGCATCCAGTTGGGCGACGAAGTTTTCCTAAACAACGAGTACAGGGTGTCGGGATCTGTGAGGGGGCCAGTCGTTGTTGTGACATTTGGCGGTGTAGTTTTCGCTGAGTGGAGTCCTGGGAATGGGACGCGATACACTGCGATGGCGAGCAAGATCGGGCATTGTTGTTTGTCCGATGGGGTAGGGGGTCTTGGTTTATTGGACGATGGAATCGTCCTTACCTTGGGCCATAATAAGGTTTCGTACTTCGTAACTGGGGAGATGCTTCACTCCAGTTATGTGAAGGAAAAATGGGGTGTGAGGGATGCTGACCTGGAGGGCTCTACCGCTGTGCTGAGCGCTGCTGTAGCGGGGGTCCAATTACCATGAAAAAAAATGTCGTGGACAAAATTACTGAGGCGTTTATGGCAACAAACGAAGGACGTGGCGTGCCTTATGTAGTGGCGTCTGTGGCGATTGAGTTTACGTTATGGGAGCTCCAAGACTCTGGTGTTATAGGGGACATTGAGGAGTGTGAGTGCGGGTTACTGAGGGCGGCGACAGATGGGTGCCCCCACCAAGGAGAAGGCAATGAGTGAATTAGTAGAGAGGATAGAGGCTTTAGAAAAGCGTGTGGAGCATTTTTTGCCGCTTCCTGAGACGAAGGAGTGTGAGTGCGGCAAGAAGATGGTTCGGGTTAGGACTGGAACGGCGTTGATGACCCATCCTGTCCGGTATCGCACCATGTTTTGGTGCAAATGTGGGAGAAAAGAGGATGCTGGTTTGGAAGTAGCCAAGTCGGCAGACGATTATTTTGAGGAGCTTTGGCTTAAGGCAAACTGGGAGGTATAGAATATGTTATTGAAGTACGGGGATCGCAGACCAGAAGTTGAGATTTTGCAGCGTGCGTTGAAGGCGAAGGGGTTGTATCGGGCCAAACTGGATTCGATTTATGATGTACGAACGCAACGAGCGGTTTCGGAGTTGCAAAGGCATTCGGGGCTACCTATAGATGGTCAGGCAGATGAAGCGGTTTTGCGGATGTTGGGGCTGCTCGACAGACCGAAGTCAAATAAGGACGACAAGACCTCTTTGCTGTCTATAGGACCGCTGACGCGAGCTGACAAGGCGGACATAGTGACGGCTGTCTCTGCATTTATCGGCGATTTTACAACCTGCGGTAGGGGTAGTTCTTTCAGCCGAGGGGATGAAGCGGTTCCATGGTATACTGGGCTGAGGTTTGGATTATTCCAGTTTTCTCAGGATAGTGGGGATTTGGGTTGTCTTTTGCGCGCTATGAGAGAGAGGAAGCCCACTATTTTTGATCGTACGTTCGGTATGTCTTCTTCTGAGTTGGTGCGGGTAACGAATCTTCCGGGTCTGCCTCTTCGAGTTGAGGATTCCACGTCTTCCACCGGATTCGTCTTGAGGTCTCCACGAGTTGTTCCCATTGAAGGTGCCGACTTGTGGAAGGAACCGTGGTTGAGTGCTTTCTCGAAGGCGGGGGAAGATCCCGATTTCCAGCAGGTTCAGGTTGATGTTGCCATTCAGTTGTATTTCGACCCGATGTTGGAGAGGGCGAAGGGGGTTATGAGCGAGAAGGGTCTAGCTATTCTCTTAGATAGGTATGTTGATTTGGGCAAGAAGGGATATGGGGCGTTATTCAGGAACATGCCATCTTGGTCTTCCGAGAGGGAGTGGTTTGAGCTTTTGTACGAGCGCAATTCCACGAAGGAATGGGCGTTTCGACTTCGTACGCTGCTTGATAGCGAGCAGGTGTCTTGGTTCAAGCGTTTTGAGTAAGGAACCATGGGGCGATGTTCCTTTGCCGCTGCTTTTACGGCGTGTCAGGGGGAGCAGAACTGTTTGGTCGCAACTGTGGGAGTGGTTGTGGAAGATCGTCGATTAGAGCAGATAGGTAGCGATTTCTACGAGACCCCGCCTGAGATTTTCTTGCCATTGAAGGACGAGTTTGGGTTCACTGTGGACGTATGCGCCACGAAGTGGACTGCGAAGTGTCCCCGATTTTACACGCCAAAGGAAGACGGTTTGAGCGTATCCTGGGCGGGGGATATAGTGTGGTGCAATCCGCCATATTCCAATGTTACGAAGTGGGTGAGGAAGGCGTGGCAGGAGTCTCAGAATCCTGGTACTGTCGTAGTAATGTTGCTATGGGCGCGTTTGGATTCTTCATGGTGTGAGGCATACGTGCTCCCCGATTTGGACGGGGCATCGGAGCGGCGGGTTCATAATGCTGCCGAGTTGAGGTTCCCTCGTGGGCGTGTAACGTATTTATTGCGAGGCGAGCGGCAGGGGAGTCCGATGCTTCCTGCGATGGTCGTCGTGTTTCGGTATGGCCACATTGGTTCTCCTGTGGTTTCTTCTATCAGGAAGGCCAGGAGTTTTGTCCCTCTAGCGAAGCGTAAGAAGTTGCCTGTTGCTAGGATTCTTTTGTAAGGGGGTGTTTATGTCTACTGCTATTCAGATTCCTCATCTTCGAAGTCCATTGGTGTGTTTGGCACAGGGTCCGAGGCCCGTCTACGTTGTAGTTGGGTTTATTGTGCATCACGAGCGGAAGATGGTTGTTATCTCCGATGAGGCTGAGAAGCCAGACGAGGTAGAGGCTGAGATTTTTGTGAGGTTATCGTCGTTGTCTCCTGCTGTTAGGGCTGCCGTTCGTGAGGATATTCAGAATACGAAGGGAGTCACGTTGCCAGGGGTTGGGTCATGAAGTGGGGTGAGCGTAGGCGGCTGTCGGTAGACAGAGACTCAATAGTCCACGAGTTTGATTTTATGGGGATGTGCGGGACTATCACAGTGGGGTTGTATGAAGATGGGACGCCGGGGGAAATTTTTCTTCGGGTTGATAAGGGGGGGGATTTCACCAATGGCATGTGCAATGCTTTTGCAATAGCTTTCAGCACGGCGTTGCAGCATGGAGCACCTCTGGGTGTTATGGTGAAGCGAATGCGTTATATGCGGTTCGGTGCTGAAGGGATAGGTGAAGGGACTTCTCTGATAGATTATTTGATGAGGTGGTTGGAGTCTAAGTTTCCGCAATCAATTGCGTAGTTGACAAACGATGGTTACCAGACTATCGTGTAATCGGTGGAGGGACTATGTGGTACGAAGTTTTTTTTATTGATCCAGCGCATGTTTGCGAGATTCCGATGGTTGTAGGCCAGGGGGAGATCGTGAGTGTAGAACGCAGGTGGTATAAAGAAATGGGGCAAGTGGAGGCTGAATCTCCGATGCAGGCATGGCGATTACTCCATTCGTTAGAATCTTCAGAGGTTGGCGGTGGTGAGCCAGTGTGTTCGGCGCTAGGTCCGGGCAGAAGGGACTGCCAGTTCGGGGATGTATTGGAGGATTCAGACGGCGGTTTGATTGTTTTTACGTTGCAGCAGGGCGGAAGCAGTCCTGGGAAGTGGGGGAGTTCATGATAGGTAGAACGGTACAATTGAGTCCATCAGATGTGGCGACGGTCAAAGAGTGGTTCGAAGCTGCGTTGTTGGCGTCTCCTACGGGGAGTGCTATGCCGGGGATGGAGTTGGCAAGGCAGTTGGGTTTTATAGAGAAGGGGAAAGATGAGGCGACGAACCAGGGCAGCGTCATCGGAGTGTGACCATCTTCTCGTACAAGATCTTCTTTTGTCCGGGATGAGTGTAAAGACTTTATTACGGACTGTCTGTGAAAGTCCCGCCCGCGGGGAAGATTTTTTCATTAGAGTTTTGGTCGGTCGGTTGACTTCTCTTGAGCGCAGGAGGATGTCAGCATTGCTTCTAAAAACCGTGATGTCACGCTAAAAGTTTATTGAAGTCATCGGCATATCTGTTACTATGCGATAGGTGGTATAACGGAGGGGCCATTATGGGAGAAGATTTTGTTGTTGTGTGGGTTGAGCAGACGGTGAAGTTGCTGGTTGATAAACCCGAAGAGGTTCTTGTGAAAACTTATGAAGTTGCCAGTCGCACCATTATAGAGGTGACTGTGGCACAGGGGGAGACGGGAAAGATCATTGGTCGTGGAGGGGAGACGGCTTTTGCCATTCGTAAATTGTTGACTGCTTTTTCGGGGCGGGAAAAGCGTCACTACCAATTTGAGGTTAATGACCCGACGCGAGAACGCCCTGTGATGTAGCCCTGTGTTTTTGTTCCTGCGGATCTTTTCGCTTGACTATATTCCAAACCCGATTATGCTGTATTCGAGTTCGCTGGTATGCGACTATTGCTGACAGCTTTTGCGGGGGTCGTAATGAAAATTGAGTTGACACTGAGTTCCAAGTATTGCCAGAACTGGGGCGTTTGGGAAGGGCTTAGGGAATTCGCTCAGAATGGTATGGATGCCCAGGATGAGGGCTTCCCGTTCACGGTAGAGCGTAAGAATGGCAGGGTCAGGTTTTTCTCTGCCGGTGCCAGTATCACAACAGATTCCCTCTTGCTGGGGGAGAGTAAAAAAGGTACAGACGCCCGCGGGCGTTTTGGTGAGGGGTACAAAGTCGGGGCTCTTGCTCTTCTGCGGTCGGGCAAGAGGGTAACCTTGCGAACGGGGGTGGAACGGTGGAAGTTCGGGTTCCAGAATTCTAAGGCTTTTGGAGCCAAGGTATTGTGCGTTACCACATCCCAAAACAAAAGTGTGGTGGATGGTGTTGAGATAGTGGTGTCTGACGTGAGCCAGGAGGAGTGGGACGCGTTCCAGGAGCGGATATTGCCCCCATCCGGGGAAGAGATTTTCGAGGTCCCTTATGTGGGACGGCTTTTATTGAAATCGTGTTTTCGGGGCAAGCTTTTTGTGCGTGGTATTTTTGTGCAGGGGTTGGAAGAAGGCTACAGATTTGGGTACGATCTCCCTTTGGTTTTAGATCGGGACCGCATGATAGCACGGGATTTCGATATACAGTATTCAGCTAATCGCCTGCTAGAGGCGGCTATTGTCGCTGGTGTTGTAGAAGAAGACATGGGATTTTCCATGTTGGAAAGTGAAGCACCCGAGTTCGCTCCTATTACCGAGTGGACTCCGTTTTATGAGTGTTCCCGCCGAGAAGTGGCGGGGAAAATTGGCGCATCTTTTATTGAGCGCTATGGCCAGAAAGCCGTTCCTGTTTCGGATATGGAAATGGCAGACAATATCCGTTCTATCGGCTATGTGCCGGTCATTGTGCCCAAGGCGCTAAAAGTATATTTAGAAAATTCTTCTGTTGTTCCCCCTGCCAGGGGGCTTTTAGAGTGGGCCTTGGAGAAGGTATACTTGTATGAGGAGTTGTCAGCAAACGAGCGTTCTGTTCTGTCGTGGTGCCTAACATCATATAAGACGGCGAAGGAGAGCGCCGAACCTGTTGAAGTTGTTGATTTCCACGAGGGGGCGCTGAAGGTGCTTTCCAACGGGGGAAAAATCCTCATAGCGAGGGGGTTGTTATCGGATGCTTCTCAGTTGTTATTGCGTTTAATGAGGAACATTGATTCTGGGATTCGAGACGAGTGTTGGCTGCGTCTTGTCGTTCCAGTTGGGGTGTAGTTTGAGGAACCATGGCGATTTCGGTATTGGGGACAAAGTGAAAACTCCCAAGGGAGTCGGAACAGTTTTGGGGCGTTCCGACTATAAGGAATACTTATCTGTTTTGCCGGAATTTATGGTTGAGGGCGAACTCGCTCGTATACGGTCGGCGTACGGTGATGAGTGGCGTCGGTTGTTTTCCAATTATTCTGTTGAGGTAGGAGAAGGGGTAGAGTTTTTTGAATCTGGCAAGTTGGAGGCCGCAGATGAATCGGGTTATTGAGGTTCCGGTGAGTTTGGTAACGGATACTACGGTTCTTTCGCCAGAGAAGGTGTTGATCATGGCTCTAATCGCTGCTCCGGGGCGAACTGCGAGTGCCGAGTGGTTATCAGACTTCTTGACGTGGGGATTGCCCCGCGTGGAGAAAGCCCTGCGAGGGTTAAAAGCTGCGGGGCGTTTGAACTATGAGGAGGGGATTGCCTCTTTTGTGGTTCGCACTGCGCCCCCCGTACAGGCGGTGGTAGACCGTTGTCGGGGGGGAAGTGGAGAGGCGGCGGTGTTAGAGCATAGCAGGGAGCGTGCTGCCATTGCCAGCGAGAAGCGGAAACTCAGCAGAACGAGACGCGAGAACGAGTTGTTCGGCAACAAGGAGTCTCGTGATCTAGCCGAGGTATCGGAGGTTAGGAGAGAGAGGAGCGAGATCCCAGAACTTACGGAGAAAGGTCGTAAGCGGGAACTCCGCGGTATAGGTGCTAAGATAAAGAGCGGAGCTTTTCAGGTTGAGGAGTGGTTTCGTACGTGGGTTCGGGAGAATGTAGACGCTGCATCTGCATCAGTATATGAGCCATGGGACGGGGCTTCGCTGAAGTTGGCAGCGACGATGATTCAGTTCCATGGTATGGAGACGATGGAGAGGTTGGTGCTTCATTTTTTGAAGAACCATCCTTCGTATGGGATAACAGGGTTCCCTAATATGCGACAGCTTTACGGTTTCAGGGAGCGTGTGGCCAGTGAGATGGTAGGATACAAGGGCAAGAAGAAGGTTAAGCAGGGGGACTTCAACCCGGAGACGGCGGCGAAGTGCCCAAAGGTTGGGTGGTAATATGGAACAGGATTTGGGGGTGACCCCTCTTGTGCGAACGAGACGGGGCTTGACTCAAGAGGATCTTGAGAGGATGCGGATACCCAAGTTGTATTGGGAGGTTTCGGAGTCCGGCATCCTTCTTGAATCTGGCAAGCCGGAAGTGTTGGGGTTTGTGGAACGAGTTTGCGAAGTTGTCGGCAGAGGTTACGGACTTTTGTTGTGGGGCACCAATGGGGTGGGCAAGACTGCCTGTGCTGCTTTGGTTGCGAAGGAGGCGTGTCGGTTTGGGTGGACGGTTCTTTTTATCCGAGTCGCCGACCTATTGGCGTGGGAGACGAAGAAGGAGTTTTTTTGTGTGAGCGACGGCGAGACAGTCTGGAACCGCGCTCGTAGGGTTGACCTGTTGGTGTTGGATGATTTAGGGAAGGAGAACCTAGACGCTGGTGGCAAAGCGTTGAAGGAATTGGAAGAGTTCATCCGGGAACGTGTTTCTATGAAGCGGTCGACCATATTCACTACCAATCTGAGTATACGGGATGATATGCCGGGCATTTATATGGAAAGCATGATGAGTGTATTGAAGGAATCTGTTCTGGCTGTTTGCTGTGAGGGACCGGACCACAGGCAGCAAAAGGCAGACGATGTCAAGCAGTTTTTGGTGGGTGGTACGGACTTAGGGCGGGGTGCATAATGTCAGAATCGAAGGAGAGGATGCGTAGGCTGGCGTGGACTTTGCTTTCGTTGGTGGCCCGTGGGGGGAACAGAGTTTACCGGAAGCTGGTTAAGCGGGGGGTGTCGCCTCTGTTTTTCCCTGACGAGTACCTGGATATCTGGCGGTACTATGCGAAGGTTATGGATGAGGAGGGTCGGGTTCCGTCTTTGGACGAGATTGATGATCGTTTCAACATACCAATGGATGGTGAAACGTCTCCGTCGAGACTAGATGAAATTGTGCAATCGATTGCGGCGGGGCTGGCGACGAGCGTGTTTGGAGAGGGCATGGAGCCTGCTCTTGCTGCATGTCGAGCTGGTGATTTGAATGGTGCGTTGACTGCGGCTGAGAATCAGATACGTCGGGCGAAGAGTTTGCACAGTGGAGGTGTCAAGGCATCTCCGTTGTATTCCTTTTCGGATGAAGTTGTGGCGCTTTACGAACGTGCTAACAGGGGCGACCTCGGCGTGCCGTTCCCATGGCCTACGATGAATTCTTGCACGATGGGAATGTGGGAACGTACGCTGACGCTGTTCGTGGCTCGGCCCGGTGTCGGCAAGACAATGAGTTCTCTGATTGTTGCCAAGAACGCAAGGGAGCGGGCTGATGTTGATATCCTCTATATTTCGCCTGAGATGTTCAAGTGGGAGATAGCGGAGCGAAATCTTGCGATGGAGTCTCGTGTCAACTACGGTCGTATGATTCAGGGCCGTTTCCGGGAAGATGAGGAAGTGCGGTTCCGGGAAAATGCTACGAGGCAGAAGGGAGATTTAGACAACGGTTGGTGGATTGTTGACCGTGCTGACATCATTTCCGCCAAGGATGACCTGCTGGTGTTGGAGGGGCTGATTGAGGAGCACCGGGAAAGGTCGGTTTTGCGTGGTCGCCGATTGTTGGTGATAATGGATGCTTTATATAAATTAGGTCGGGGCGGGGACCGTCAAGTTCAGATGGTAGAAAACATTCTTTGGGCCGTCCGAATGGGGATTCAGTTTAATGTTCCTGTGTTAGCTACTACGCAGTTCAATCGAACGGCGGGGGCGGGTGGGAAGGATGCTTCTTTGGAGTCGTTAGGTCTTACTGATGTCGCTGCATGGGAAGCGCACCAGATATTTGCCTTGATCCGAGATTCGGATGCTATTGCGGCGAAGCAGATGATTTGGAAGTTATTGAAGGTGCGGCGTCTTGCGGCTGGCGGTGCAAAGGAGTTTCGATCGTTTTGGGATTTTGATACGATGTCGTTTGGAGAGGTGGCGTCAGCGTCGGAGTTCAAGGCTGAGGATTATACCAAGGTGGTAGATCCCGATGTCAAATACTAGGAGGCAACATGCAAGTAGTAGAAGTTGTTCTGAAGGATGGCCGAATTGTTCGCGCCACTGTATCTGCGGGTGTTTATATCCAGGAGTCTACGGGGCAACCTATTGTGGCTTCTGAGGTTGTTGAGGTCCGAGGATTATTGTTAGAATAGGTGGTCCTTGCGTGGGGGTTATCAGATGGAATACGGGTTTGAAACGCCGAGCGAGTGGAGTCGCAGGTTTGAGGCTCTCGCTCTTGTTGGGGAGAGATTGTATGCGTCGAAGATAAGGTTCAAGGACGAAAGTTTTTGGATGCGTTTGTTGGGGATGCTGCTATTTTTCAACAAAGATTTTTTGACGAGGTATACCACGACGCTTTTCCGAACTGTTTGGTTTACATCTCGTTCGGAGGTTCAGGATTCTCCTGAGTTTGCGTTCCGTACTTTGGCCCACGAATTAGTTCATATCGATAGGTGCGGTGGGAAGTTCCACCGTTGGCTATGGTTCTCGTTGAAGTATTTGTTTCCGCAGAGTCTATCCTTATTGTCATTGGGTGCTGTGTTGGCGTTTTGGGTTGGGCCTTGGGCGCTGCTGTTTCTGCTTTTTTTATGTGCTCTATTGCCCTGGCCTGCGCCATTCCGAGTTGAGGAGGAGGTTTGGGGTTATTCGATGAGTCAGGTTGTTATTTATTGGTGTCGTGGGAGGCGATGGACGGGGGTGGTAAACAGCGATTGGGCAGCAGAATTCACAGGTTGCGGGTATTACTGGATGGCCCCAGAGTGGGAGCCGGTGAGAAAGCGTATTGAAATGAGAGCTGGGTGGATGGAGGGGGAAACTCATTGGCCGTTGGGGTCGGCAATCAGGAGCATTTGTTTCGGGGTGAGATTATGAGCGTTTCCTATGACAGCGACAGCGAGGTTCTGTCTTTGGGGCCGGGTGCGGATGTACCACTGGTTAAGATTCGTGAATTTGCAGCGGCTGGGAAGGGTGTTCACGACGTGATAAGGGCCATTGCTCTTTATTTGCACGCCACACTTGCGGAAGAGACCATAGATGCTCTTTTCGCGGTTCTTGAAGAGATTCGTGTTGAGGAGCGGGTGTGTGGTTTGTACAGGGGGGATGTGTGAAATCAAGGGCGCTGACAATGGTTCGCGGCGAACCTATGTTTATTGTCGGCGTTCACTCGGGAGAGCGAGTGTCAGAAGTTGCAGATATTGACCCTGATTATGTTGCGGGGTTGATGAGCCTGGATATGTGTGCGGAAGAGCGTGCTGCGTTAGAATCTGTGTTATCCCGTTCTTCGCAGCGGGTGTTCGAAATGGTTTTGGGGGACGATGGTGTGTATCGCATGAATACCATGGTTTATGATAAGCGGGAAGAGGCTACGGATATTTCGGTTATGATGAGCGGGTTGTTTAGAAAACTGAGGGGTGAATAAATGAAGTTCTCGACGACAGGTGGGAAAGTTGTTATCGAATTGGATGAGGTATTGGAACGCAAATTGACGATGGAGGGGGAGAAGGATATAGGTGGTGGCAAGAAACTGTTCTTAGTGAGGACATCGGGAGTAGAAGGACCTGCTATTATCCCGCAGATGCGTGTAGGTCGGATTGTTGGGTTGAGCCGTGGGATGTGGAGGAAGGTGTGTGGGCGTGACCAATTCTTCGAGATGCCGAAGACATTAGTTATAGGAATGCTGGTTTGTGTTCCGCCGTTCACCCTGGCTGTTTTTGATGTTGGAGGGCGGAAACTGGTTGCGGTCAATCCTCATGCGATAATGGGCCGTGTGGTCGAGTAATGACTCTTGAGGATATACGGAAGTTTTGTGAGATGATGGGCGGTGTTTGTCAGGAGCATGGCGAGACAGTCCGTACCAATTGTCCATTTGCTGAATGGGATCATGATTCTGGGGTGAACACTAAGCCTGCTTTTGCCATAAAAGTAGTGGAGGAGGGAGGCGGTAGTCCGTGTCAGTGCTTTTCATGCGGTTATAAGGGCACCATGTGGGGTGTAGGTCGGGATCTTGTGGAACGTGGTGGGAAGCGGTTCGAACCCGTGCGCAGGTTTTTGCGTCGAGTAGCCGATTGCAAGGGGGGGGAGCCATATGAGACGACGCCGGAGACGCTGCGGATAGTGCAGTCTAAGAAGTCCCTGGACGGGCCTATTGTTGAGTATCCAGACGATTTAGTTATGGGAGAGGAGTGTTACCGCGACTATTCTGGGGCCGTCCCTCGCTACGCGCTGGACCGTGGACTGAAGCTGAGCACTTGCAGGGAGTGGGAGCTGGGGCATGATCCTTGGATGAAGCGGTTATTATTCCCGGTTCGGGATTACAGAGGTCGGCTTGTTGGTGTGAGTGGCCGCCTTTATTATGCTGGTTGTGCCAAGTGTTTCAGGAGTATTCCAAGGGATTCCAAACATCGTGTATGCGTAGGTTGTGGTTGGCCGGTAGAAGGCAAGTACAAGCATACCGAGGGGTTCAAAAAGGAGTATGTTTTGTTTGGCGAGCATAAGATCAACGGTAATCTGGACGTTGCCATTATTGTAGAAGGACCGTTGGATGCCTTGCACTTGTGGCAGTTTGGATATGACAACGTGCTTGCTTTGCAGGGGTCGGACCCTTCGGTGAAGCAGTTGCGCAAGTTGATTCATTTTTTTCGGAGCATAGTAGTGTTCGTAGATGCCGATAAAGCCGGGAAGAAGTTGGGGGAAAAGATGGCACAGAAGTTGTGGGATAAGATGGAAAACATATGGGTCGTTGGCGGTGAGAAGGATGATGGGAAGGACCCGGCTGAGCGGTCTCAGGCTGAGGTTTTCAATATGCTTCGTGGTTATGTTTCTCCAGTGCGATAATTTAGGCTTGACTCTGTGGGGAATGGGATTATACTGCAATGGAGAGTAGAGGAGGGCAGAGATGTCGACTTGGAGTAGGACAGGGTTTGAGTTTGTAGGTGAATTGATGCGCCTTAAGATGATGCAGAACCTACAGCCGCCCAGGCTGGTGTTGCGGAAGGGAGACGAAAAGCACTTGGTGTTTCTCGATGGTGATGGGTCTAGCGCCCCTTTTGTGACGGTAGAACATCGCAAAAAGGTGAATGGGGCATGGACGTTTCCGGTTTGCCAGAATGCCGAGATCATTCTTGCAGGCAAGGCTGATGGGTTTGTAGAGTGCTACGGATGTGACGAAGCTTCTCAGCGCCATTTTGTTGGGATGCTTACTGTCATTGATATTGAGGGGTACGCTGTAGAGGGGAAGGAGCATCGTGGCTTGCGCCGGATATATCCTGGGGACGAAACAGCCTTGCAGAAATTGGATGAGATTCGTGTTCGGGAATGTGGTGGGGACTTAGCCGGTGCAATAATTGTAGTAAAAGAAGATATAGGTGACTGGGGGTCGGTGGGGACATCTTTTACGTTCAAAAAGAAGATTCCGAAGGGGAATTGGGCAGCCGCTGCTAAGAAGGCAGGAGGTGATATTTCTAAGAATCCTTGGGAGCCCTTCAACTATGCTTCGTTTGTGAAATTGGTATCAAACGACACCATGAGGTCGATATGGGCGGGGAAAGTTCCCGAGTCAGGTCCGGCAACGGATGATGTCATAAAGTATTGAGGTCGTCATGGTCGTTATGGCTGTACTATTGGTATTGACTCTTTTGGGGCAAGTGAATGTGGTCTTGTATTTGATTCGTTTGGATAGAAGAGTGGCCAGGGTCGAGGCGATGCACGGGCGGTTGAACGCGTTGTGCGATGCGTACGGGATTGAGGAGGACGGGGTTGTTCCTGTCGTCCTGTCACGGATAGGTGATGAAGATGAGTGAAGAGAAGAAGGTGCGGGCTGGTAGTAAGGCTCTGGGTTGGGGCATGTTTGTCAGTTTGAATGGTAATGTTGTAGAAACAAGGATGGTTGGTCGGGCCTGTTCTACGGAGGACGTTCTTGCCGTGGTCAAGGAAAGCCTTGTGGCCAAAGGGAAGGAGTCTGAGTTTTACGGAGCTGTCATAGAGGTGTTCGCTATAAAGGCACGCCGAACTCCCGTGGTGGAGAGTAAGACGGTGGTGACGCTATGACACTCAAGATAGGTTCTCTTGTTTTCGGTATTGCGAGGCGTCAGAGCAATGTTCCGCCGCTCTTTGTAGTGCATAGAGGGCTTGTGAAGGGGGTGGATGCGAAGGCTGGCATGGTAGAAATTGACGATGGCGGGAAGTCTCTTGTTATCGTGATGCTGCGGCATGTGTATCTTGCCGAGGCGAAGGCTCGGGCGGTAGTGAAGGCTCTGTCGTTGGAAGGTCACAAGGCTTTTCAATTGGCAAATGCGGAGGCTCCTGATAAGGCACCTGAGCGTATGGTAGATATGTGGCAGCGGCAGGTGGAACTTGTAGAGTCGGGGAAGATTCCCGTTGTAGGATACTACGATGAAACCGGGAAATTGTTTTCTCCGCGACAAAGGCGAAAGCTCCAGCGGCAGATGCGCGAGATTTTCGGCAAGGGGGTTGGCGACCGGTGATTATTGGTAAAGACATGATGGTTATGGATCGCATGGCTTGGTTCGATAAGTCGGCGGTCTCTGATACTGAGTTGAGGAGGTTGCGGGTTCTGCTGACCAAAACGCCTAAGAGAATCGCCGAGTTTGCTATGTTCGACGACGATGACGACGATAAGGAGGTCGCATTGTTTGAGGAGCATGGCAGGTGGTTTGGGGTGCCGCGAGCGTATTGGGAATCAGAGCTTCGGCCCAAGATGAAGCTGAGGGAGTTCTCACGGTTCTCCGATGTTGTGGCGGTCCCGAACGATCGGTTACGGCTTTCCGGGCTGAGTAGTGACGGACCGTACGCTGAGCAGGCGGAGATGGTTGAGACGATAGTCTCCTACTTACGGGACGGTAAGGGTGTAGGTGGCATCTTCCGAGCGGACCCAGGGTATGGGAAGACAGTCGTGGCGCTTCGGGCGATAGCAGGGCTGAAGGTCCCGACGATTGTCGTGGTTCACAAAGAGTTCCTGATGAACCAGTGGTATCGACGTATTCAGAAGTATCTACCGGATGCTAAGGTCGGGTTCATTCAGCAGGAACGGGCCGAGTTTGTTGGTTGTGACATTGTGATTGCGATGCTTCAGTCGTTAGCGCAGCGGGAGTATTGTCCAGAGTTGTTCAATTCGTTTGGATTGGTCATCTCCGATGAGTGCCATCGACTTGGAAGTTGTACGTGGGCTCCTGTGATCCGTAAGTTCCGCTCGAAGTGGCGGCTTGGATTGTCGGCCACGTTGCGTCGCAAAGACGGCATGGAAGACGTTTTCCGGTGGAATATCGGTCCGGTGATTGCCCAGGCGAAGGTAGGGTCAAAGATTCCATCGTTGAAGCGAATCAGGACCTCTGCGAAGTTGCCGTCTATGGCAAAGTTTGAGGGGAACTCCAGGGTAGCGATGACGGACAAGGAACAGGGGAAGAGTGTCATGACCCCGACCGTGTTGCGTTACCTATGCAAAGATACGGCTCGGAATGCTGTTATTCTGGAGCAGGTGTATTTGGCGGCGACGAGTTTGAACCGGCGGAAAGTGATTGTGTTGAGTGAGCGGAAGGAGTCGCACCTTCACATTCTGCGTGGAGTGTTCGAAGATATGTGCCGCAGGGGGGGGAAGGATATCACGACATCGTTCTACTATGGTGGGAAGAGCGAGCGGGATTTAGCTTTAGCAGAGCGTGCTCAGGTGATATTCAGCACGTTTCAAATGGTGAGTGAGGCGTTGGATATTGAGGCGCTCGACATGGTTGTTTTGGCGACACCTGTGTCAGACGTAGAACAGGCGATAGGTCGGGTTAGACGGCACTGTTTGCCGAGCGAGGAGAAGTGTGTTCTGTTGTGCCCATGGAGAGCCGGAATGTGCAAGGGTAAGCCGGAACCTATCGTTTTGGACGTGATGGACCCATTGGTGGAGAAGTGCAACAGCAAGGCTCGTTGGCGGCTTGCGTTATATAGAGAGATAGGGATGTTGGGAAAATGTCCTTGACAATCCCGTGTTACTGATTATGCTGTAAGAGTCAGGAGGTTGGCATGAGAATGGTAAGAGCGAGAAAGCCTGTAATGATGGAGTACAGAGGTATTCTGTACACAGTGTTCAGGGTGGGAGATTTAGCAGCGGCGGTCGGTAAGGCTAGTCAGACGGTGTCATATTGGCATCGTAATGATATCCTTCCTGAGCCCCCGTTCCGAAACGAGCGTGGAACTGGTGGTGACCGGTTTTATACGAGTGAGATGATCGCTGCGGTACAGACAGCGGTTGAGAAACGTGGTCCTAATGGGATAAAGGATTCCCAGGTTTTCCGTCAAGAAGTAGTCGATGCTTGGCGGGCGTTGGGTTTTGATGTGATGTAGGAGTTGAGTATGCGAAACAATCCGCAGTGTTTTTTCACGGTTCGGGAAGAAGACAAAAAGAATCTGCTCTCCGAGGATCGTGGTGTGGTTATCCCGCCCTTCCCATTGGTGGCATTCCCAACGGCATACCTATTCGTGGACATGAAGTACACGAAGTGTCTGGCACCGTATCGTTTCAGAAAATCAAGTGTGGGGCTGGGCATACCGTTTGACCAGAAGGAAATAGAAACTGTGTGGGAACAGGTTCAGCCCTGGATCTCCCGTAGGTTGAAAGAACTGTCGGTCAGGCAGCTTTTGGCGGATGAGGCGTATACTGGTCTTGTTGTGGCCGGGCCTGTTCCAGCCGGGCCTGTCGTACATGTCCCCGTTTCAATGGGGGACACGGTCCCTCTCGAAAATTTCGAATCAGTGAGTCTTGATGTAGGGTTGACGTTATTGGCGGACCCGGACAGGGTTCTGGATACGTTCAACTGGGGTGCTGATTGGTGTATGGGGAAAGTCACATCAGTTGTGGCGGCGATAAACGGCGTGAAACAAGCAAACAGATAGGTGCGTTATGGCGAAGAAGGAAGTCGCGCCTCTGCCGACGAAGGCGGAGCGGTTCCGTCTGAATCAGATGGCTCTGTCCGATAAGTTCGGGGAAGGGTCTGCGTACATTCCAGGCGGGGGTGTGCTGCATGTTCCGAGAGTGCCTACCGGGTCGCTCCGCCTAGATTACGCCACGGGGGGCGGGCTCGTCGTGGGTAAGACGATCACAATCTACGGTGGTGAGTCGAGCGGGAAGACATCGTTGGTTCTGCGGTTCATAGCGAGTGCGCAGCGGTACTGCTCAAACTGTTGGCGGGTTCCGGTCACTGCGACGTTGTTGACGTTGGAGAGCGGGGCAACGGTGGTTTCTGCTCCTGACGGTGTTGGTGGTTATGTCGACCTTTTGACGGGGAAGAGTGTGCCTCTGGAGAAGATCGAACAGACCGTGGGGACGATTCCGTTCTGCGATTGCTACAAGCAGAAGCTGTTTGTGCCCAAGATGCTTCCTGGGGAGAAGGATGACTTCGAGCCGAAGGACGATTTTGAGCGGCGTGTGGAATTATACCGGATCAACTCGTTTGAACCGGTTCTGGCGACATACAACGACGTGGAAGGGGATCTGGATGTTCCGTGGGCGAGGACATTGGGCGTTGACCTGGACCGTCTTGCCATAAGCACGGGGGACACTGGGGAGGAAGTTGCCGATGTAGTGGCTTACCAGATTCAGTCGTGCAACACCGATATTGTCGTGGTTGATTCGCTGGCGATGATGACTCCCACTACTGAGTTGGAGGATTCGGCTAATGATTCGAGGGTGGGGGTTCAGCCCCGGCTGTTGAACCATTGCATGAGGGTGTGGACGCAGGCTAGAGTGAACGCATGGAGGAAACACGGTCGCAGGGTGACGGTAATTTTGGTGAACCAGTGGCGAATGAAGATCGACAAATTCGGCGGCGGTCCCCAGGTTGTAGGTGGCATGGGGCAGCGTTTCGTTGGTTCGATCCAACTGAGGTGCTGGGAAGGGAAAGCCGGAGTCAGCGATTTTGACGTTGGGAAGAAGGGGTCTGAATTCCAGATGGCCCGGACGGCCCGGACCTGCTTCAAGGTCGAGAAGAACAAGACGTTTGGTTCGAAGGGTGTCGAGGGCGAGATAGACTTCTATGTCCGCAACTGTGCGGACGGCAAGATAGGTGAAGTGGACGAGTTTGATGACATGTGGCGATTGGCCAAATATTTCAAGGTTGTAGATAAAACTGAAAAACCGGTGAAGTGGGTTGTTTTTGGCAGGGAGTTCGAAACTGAAACGGCGGGGAAAGCGGCTGTTCGTGCCGATGCCGAGTTTAGGTTTGCGATGCGAGAGCATCTTCTAGGGCTCATGCTTAGGAAGATAGATATGGAAGGAGCGAAGTAATGGTGAGCAAGCTGTTTCGGGAACTGAACGGGAACGGGGTGGTAGTTGGCAAAAAAGCTCCGGTGAAGCAGGAGTCGTCTATCGCGAAGCGAGAGGGCGGGAAGGTTCACAGAAGGTCGGGGGCTGGCATTGTGAAGTGGGATGGGAGCAGCAAGGATAAGGTCTGGGATGCGAAGCATACGGATGGTGACACGATCCGTCTCCCTCGTGCGATGCTTACAGAGATCAACGCTACGGCGTGGGCGAAGGGGAAGTGGCCGTTTTTTGAGCTTGAATTCTCGAAGGCAGACCGGGCGTTTGGGACCCATTGGTTCTTGCTTCCGCTGCCTGTCTATCATGATATCGGCGGGGTTAGTATTGACGGCGTCTACTTCCACCGTGTCCCGACGAAGGGGCCGAGCCTCGGGGTTTCGCTCCCGTTGTTGAGGCGTGCTTCCGAGCTTGCGAAGGGAGACGGGAAGTTGCTTTGGCTCGTCTGTTACGAAGATTCTTTAGGTGACAACTGGGTTCTCATCGGTCGTGAGTTGAAGGAGAAGTTGCGATGGCAATGAGTAGGAAGGAAAAGTTGTTGAGAATGATCAACGGGATGGTTGAACAGGTTCGGGTATCAGTTCCAGAACATACTAGGTTATCTGAGGATAGGTCAGGCAATGTAGTCTTGGACCAGATTATCAAGACCGGGCTAGATTGGTTGAAGAGCCATGGGATAGAACGTCCGTTAGAACCTCTTGCGCTTGCGTTGCAGGAGGATGAGCGATATGAAAAGGTACGCGGTGTAGAACCTGGGCAGCATTGGCCATACTTATTGGTGGCGATGCGTGTCATTGAGTTGTTGGGAATGGTGGGATGGTGGAAGATGTTCAATGACAATCCAAGCGACGATATTGAGCCGCCATTATGGTTGACTCGAATCGGGAAGAATACTAGAGAGGCAGCGCAGGATTATTGTCGCCTTATGTTGGAAGATGCGGGACTTTTGAAGCGGTTGAGGTGAGGGAAATGGTAGAATCATTAGTAGATGTCGTCTCCGAAATTTTGGGAGTGAGAGGCGAACCTTCTGTTCGCACGGTAGATTTTGCTGATTGTTTGGCCACGTCTACTACCAGAACCAGGATTACTAAGCCCATACGGTCGGATTCGATATTGGGCACTTACGATTTCGGGAAGTTGTGCGTGTGGGAGGAGATTCTGTGTGCGAGGCATGGAGTGACGCGTACGCGTAAGGAAACGGCCAAGGACAGGTGGACATTCGGGATAGGCCGTGCATATCACTGGATGTTTCAGAATGCGATGTTCGTGGCACCAGGGACTTCTACAACAACTCGTGACGAGAATGGAAGCCGGGTAGACGTGTATGACTCTCGGGAGTCAATGTTTTTGGGATGGTGGAAGTGTGAAGGTTGTGCCAGGGTAGAGGCGGGGACTCTTGACGATGGTTCGGGGGGAAGGGCTATTGCCAAGGGTGTGAACAGTTGGATATCTAGGCCCCTGAAGTGTCCGAAGTGTGGTTGGGGTGAGTTTACGTACTTTGAACCAGTCCATGTCCGGGAAGGGTTCAAATCGCATAGTGACGGCGGTATTTGGTGGAAGGGGAAGGTTTACCACCTTGAATTCAAGTCGACGAACAAGTTCAATTTTGGTCGGATTTGTACGGCGCCCATGCCGGAGCATTTAGTCCAGGTCGCCCTGAATCAGCTCACGAGCGGGGCCGAGCAGAGCTTACTAGTGTATGTATGCTATGATGATCCTGTATGGAAAAATGCGGTAAAAACCTACGAGGTACAGCGGGATGAGGACTTTATTCGAAAGCAACTGTTCAAGGCCCGGCAGATCCGGGAGTGGATTGGTGAAGGGCGGAAGGGGCTCCCTAAAGGAGGGGGAATCTGCCTTGCTGCCTCTGTTCCGGCGGCTTGCCCAAGAGCCAAAGGGTGTGCTGTTGCCGAGCACTGCCCCGTACATAATGGGACTAGATTTGTCTGAGACGGCGACGGGGATTACTGTGATTGACGATTGTGCCAGAGTTTGCTATGAGGATACTACCGGGTTTGGGCTGTCTCGGGATGCGCCTGAACCGGCCAGGGTCCAGAGAATTTGCACGATACGAGATTCTGTTCTGCGACCGTTTAATAGGTTCCCGATTTCTCGGGTGTGGATTGAGGGGTATGCTTTCAGCAAGGCGGGGTCGTCGAGTGTTACGGGGTTGGCAGAGGTTCGTGGAGCGGTCAAGGCGGCGTTGTTCGATAAGTTTGGGTTAGCGACTGAGGCTGTCGGGCCGAGGCAGTGCCGTGCGGTCGTGTTGGGCAAGGGATGGGGCGGGGCGAGGACGAAGAAGCAGATCCGTGATTTTTTGATAGGTCACGGGTTGAATTTCGAGAACCACAATACGATGGACGCTTTTGTGGTAGCTGCCTACGGGCTTTTGCAAGACACAGGCAGAGTGTGAGCATAACCGGCGCAATTGATTGCGCCACAAGGAGTTGATTATGGATGAGCTTAGCAGTGTTGTTGAAATTCGGTATTTGGGGTTGTTGGAGTACATCAAGGAGCATGGATTCGAGCGTGGGTTCACGGTTCATGATGTTATGGATTATGTGGATTTGGAAACGGAGCAGTCTGCGGCTGAGCCTGCGATAATGAGGCAGGTGCTTACTGAGATGGTGGAAGGGCGGATGTTGTCGACCCTGGAAGTCGGGGAAGACGGTGAATCGCGATGGGCAGTGGAAGTCCCTGCTGTAATTGGTGCGTCGGAGATAATGTCGGAATCGGAGAAGGACGAGGCGGGGGCTGTGCTGCGTCAGCTTTCGGCGCTGAAGCAATCTGTTGGTGAGAAGTTCTACCTTATGGGCGGCCTTCTAAGGCAGGTGTCGTTAAAGGAATACTGGAAGAAGGAGGGGTTCAAGTCGTTTGCTGAGTACGTAGAAACGAATCTTGACCTCAAGTTGAGAATGGCAGAGTATCTGATTCAGATCAACGAATACTATGGTAGTTTAGCTCTCAAGTCACCGCAGTCTGGGGTTATTCCCAAGATCTCGTCTCTTGGGGTGACCAAGGCCATACAGCTTGTGGGCATCGTCGATGGCGACAACATTGGTGATTGGGTTAAGAGGGCGCATGGATTATCGGTGAAGGAATTAAAGAATGCTGTGGCGAAGGAGAGGGGGGGCGATATTCCCAAGGCTAAAGGGGCGGATAGTTCCGCTTCTATAGGCGAGGTTTTCACCCGGATGACGTTTCAACTAGCAGAGAACCAGTTGCAGAATGTCAACGCTGCGTTAGAGGTTCTCAGGCAAGAGGCGAACAGTGATAAGCCTGGACACTTGTTGGATGTGATGGCAACGTTGGTGTTATCGCACTTTTCCGATAATTCTCCATTTGCCATTGTCCTTGAGCAAGTAGAGCGAGCGACAGGGGGGCTCTGTGTGTTCTTCGAGGCCGGGGGCTCGTGCCAGTACGGGCAAGAAACTTTGGAACGTGTAGCGGCCCAGATCCGTTCTGAGGTCAATTCGGACGGGGAAGAGGACGCCGATTTGGAAGAGGAAGACGTTTCAGGCGATAGCGACTAGGCTTGTTGTTTTTGTGCGATTCGGTTATTCTGTAATTGGGGCCAACCCCAGGTGGAGGCAATTGTGGCGGGCAACGTAGTCCAATTTGAGGAAGTTGTTCTCCAGAAGTTGAAGTGCATTGATGTTGTTATGGCCCATCTTAGAAGCGGCGGGTCACCGGAGGCTCTCGCCATTTATATCCAGGAGAGTAGTAGAGAATTGGTGAGCATGGACCGTGGGGCTCTTGTGTCGATGTTGGCGGGTGTGCAGGCCCGTCTGCTGGCGATGGTGGAGCCTGAGCGGCTTTTGCGTAGAGTTGATCCGGTGGAAGAGTGTGATCGCCTGTACGATATACAGGTGACTCGATTGCGGTGGATGCTTGTTCTGGAATCAGAAGCCCAATTCCCGTTGAAGAACTTTCCCTCCGAAATGAAGGTAGCGAAGGATTTGTTGGTAGCGAAGGGGCTTCTCCAGGGTTCGATAGGTGGTCTTAACATGTCGGAGGGAGAGCAACAGGATGCCAGGATGAGGGAGTTAGAATCAAAGTATGGTAGCACTATCGTTGGTTTATTGAGTCAGCAGGGGACTCGTCGTCGGATGCTTGGCGTATTGGATGCGATACGGGCTGAGACGAGTATGAAGGAAGGCGACGATGGCTCTGAAGGATAGAGTATACCGGCGGAGGAGTTATCGCACGAGGGAGGAGGTCGACGAACAGTTACTTGCTGAGTTGAAGCGTTTAGATCCGAGCGAGCTGGATTTACTCCGGTCTATGTTCAAAAATCCAGAGTTGATATCTGCGATGGCTGATTTGGAGTACGACGAGGTCCCTGTTTCTCCCGAGGTTTTTCTCAATGATGATAGGTACTATGGGTTATTTGGCAGGTACATGCACCAGTGCCTGAAGGAAGATTTCATTGATTTGTTTACCTATGGGTACGATGAGGTGACGTTGTCGGGGAGTCTGGGTTGGGGCAAGAGTTTTTTCAGTATTGGTTGTGTGTCTTACGATGTTTATCGGACTCTGTGTTTGCGCGATCCTCAGAAGAGTTACGGTTTAGCTCGTGGGAGCAGAATTATTATGGCTGTCATTTCTCTTTCGATAGAACATGCTCGTTTAGGTGTGATTGAGGATTTGGCTACCAGGATGAGGACGTGCCCTATGTTTCTGCGGCACAATGTCCAGATCAAGAAGTCGGGTATCTACTTTCCTGCCAAGAACGTGGTGATATTACCTGAGAACTACGCTGCTAAGCGAATCATCGGGTTGAACGTCTTTTCAGCATTCATTGATGAAGCCAACTTTGCCAAGAAATCACGGGGAGTTGAGGGGGGGCGGCGGACGGTTACTGGTCAGGCGAAGGAGGTTTATGAGTCTGTGATGCGGCGTAGAAAGTCGAGGTATATGACGGGGGGGAAATTGCCAGGGTTGTGTATTATTGTGAGTTCTGCGACAACTCAGTCAGCCTTTACTGAGGAGAAGATGCAGGAAGCGAAGGGCAACCCTAATATTTTTGTCAGAACCTATGCAACTTGGGACGTAAAGCCTGCTGCGTTTTCGAAGGGTTCTTTTTACGTTCTAGTCGCTTCGGGCGGCAGGAATTGCAGGATTCTTGAGCCGGACGAAGTGGAGTATTACCGTTCTAAGGAGGACACGAAGGGGGAGGATTCTGTTCTCGTTGTGGAGGTTCCCAACGAATACAGGTCTGATTTTGATAAGAACCTGATAGACAGTTTGCGTGAGATAGCGGGCATCCCCGCTGATGCGATCATGCACCTATTACCAGATCATCGTGTGATAGATGCGAGCGTCTCCCCTGGATGGGGGCAGGAACTGGAGTTTGGGTTTACGACGAGGGAATGGGAGTGCGAGTCTGAGGGGGGGTTCGTTTGGGACCGCTTGTGCATTAGGAAAAACGTAGAGGTTGCTTCGGGTTATTGGGAGCCTCAGTGGGTTCCTAAGTTGAACCCTGAGACGCCGAGGTTCGCCCATATTGATACGTCGGTGAGCGGGGATGCTACGGGGCTTTGTGTGGGTCATGTGGCTGGCTATACCGAAGTGAAGAGAAGGGACAGCGATTTGGTTGAGTATACTGAGATAGCGCCTCGTATTATTATCGACGTGATATTGCGGATATTGCCTCCGCCTGGGGGGGAGATTCGCCTGGGTGCTGTTCGCGCTTTGCTGTATGAAATGCAAGCGCATGGCTTTGTTTTTGCTCAGGTGAGCACAGATGGCTATCAAAGCGTGGACACGCGGCAGAAATTAGTAGAACATGGGATCAGATCTGAGTTAGTGTCTCTAGATAGAGACGATGTGGGGTATATGAAGTTGAAATCGGCGTTGGTGGAACATCGTGTGTTGCGTCCCGCTTTCCCACATTTGGAGTGGGAATTGCAGCATTTGCGCCATTTTCGGGAGTTGAGGAAGGTCGACCACCCGGACACGACCATTGACAACAGAATCCCCTGCAAGGATGTCGCGGACGCTCTTGCGGGGGTGGTTTCCCAGATAGAGATGAAGCGTCCTGGTATGCGGTCGCTGGCGGTTCCGCCTGCGGAAGATTTTGGTATGGACGAAGATGACGATTTGTGGGTCACAGGTGGCATGAGGGTGGTCCAGAAGGGAGAGCCACTCAGGAGGCTGTAAATGGGATTCAAGGATGCGATACGGAAGCGAGTCAACGAGTTTCTGAACGCTGAGAGAGATATTCCTTTATCGAAGGAACAACTACGGGACTCGGGCAAAAAGGTGGCTGGGGCTTTTGAGTCTGGCATTACTCCTTCGGAATTAGACGTATGGAATTGGTACGAGTCAAGAGTTTCTGTTGAGCGAGATTTGAAATCACGATATTTAGATTACGAGAGTATGGATGATTATCCTGACTTCTGCCTTTCCGGCGATACTCTCGTCTATACTCTGTGGGGGCCGATTCCTTTCAGGAAACTGGCCGAGGAGTATGCCGATAAGGAAATTCCCATCTTGGCCTATGACCGTGGGAACAGACGCTTTGTACCCTCGATAGGTATCAAGCCACGGCTTACGGCGAAAGGGGCTAAGGTCGTTCGTGTCGTGTTCGATGACGGGACGGTCCTTGTGGGGACGCCCGATCATCCGATTATGATGATGGATGGCAGCTACTTCCCGCTTGGTGATTTGCGAACCGGGATGTCTGTCCAGCCCATGTTTACCAGGATGGGGCGGATGGGTTATCTTGAGGTGATGCAGCCTCTTCAAGATCAGTCTGGCCGGGCGAAATACCAATGGGAGCTTGTCCACCGAATGGTTGCCGCTGCGATCTATGGTGCCGACAAGATAGAAGGGATGATCGTTCACCACAAGGATCGTGATAGGTCAAACGCGGACCCGGCAAATCTGGAGGTTATGACGGGGCACGAGCACGCTCGAATTCATTTTGAAGCTGGTGATTCAGTAGTGGATTGGACTCCGGCGAGAAGGGCGGCTGTAGGTGAGCGGATGCTGGGCAACAAGCATCGGGCTGGGACAACGTCTTCGGACGAGACTAGACTGAAGCAAAGCGTTTCCATGAAGGCATACAAGTCGCAGCATCCGAATCAGAATGAGGAGTGGGTTAGGAAGCGGGCAGAAGCAACACGGATTGTTCTCTCGGAAGATATTGTGCGGGAAGCGGCAAAAGGGGCTGGTTCTGTGCTTGACGTGGCCACGAGGTTGGAAGTTAGCTGGAGGGTGGCCAGCCGTCACTTAGAGAGATTCGGGATTGACTTCAAGAAGGAGAGGGACCTTTTCTATGAGGTTCGGGACAAAGGGGAAGAAGCGAAGAAGGAGAGTGCTCGGAAGGCGAGCAAGAGATCTCGCTGGGGCCATGCAGCTAATCATAAGGTAATGAAGGTCGAAGATTGGGGCACTGAGGATGTTTATGACCTATCCGTCCCTGGGTTGGAAAACTTTGTTGCCAATGGAGTAGTGGTACACAACTCGGCGGCCCTCGACACATGGGCCGATGAAAGCACACAGCCAGATCAAATGAAGAAGGTTTCTGTATGGGTTGAGTCTCCAACGCACACCATCGCTGAGAGAGGCAACGAAATTCTTGATTTGATAGGTATAGAAAATGATATGTGGGGTCTTTCCAGGGGGTTGGCCAAATATGGCGACCAATATGGTGAGTTATTGTTGAATGAGAACGGCGTGGTTGGTATCCAGTATCTGGACACACCTACGGTGAGGGTAGTTGCCAAGTCTGGGAAGGAAATTGGGTATGTTCAAGATCCAGAGGGCAAATTTGATATTACTCCTACGTTGTTTGAGAAGGTTTTGGCAGAGGGCAATGGGATAGCGGGCGAGATGGCTTTGTTCCACCCTTGGGAGGTTGTGCATTGGAAGTTGATGCTCCGGCGGCTGAGGGGGCTTTACGGCCACGGGATTGGGGAGTCGGTGCGTTGGCTGCACAAGCGAGTGATAATGCTTGAAGACAGCGCCGTGCTATTCAAGATTACTCGCGCACCTGTGCGGACTGCTTACTATGTGGCGTGTGGGGAGATTCCCCCTGAGAAGCGGTTGGCATACGTGAAGCAGGTGAAGAGCCAGTTTCGGAAGAAGCAGTTCAAGTCGCCGGACGGGAAGATCAATTTTGCGTATAATCCAATGAACCCGCATGAGGAATACTGGTTGCCGTCTGGAGGTGGGGCGGGGGATACTCGTATCGAATCTATAGGTGGTTCAGATTTCCAGTCTATGGAACTACTTGATTATATGCAGGCGAAATACCACATGGCGTTGAAGGTTCCACGAACGCATATGGGGTTTGCCGGGGAACCAGCCCAAGCTATGCTAGCGCAGATTGACGTGAAGTTTGCTAGGGCTGTTTTGCGGTTGCAGGCGGCGATATGCAGGGGTGTAGACCGGACTTTGGAAGTGGATCTAATGGCAAGAAACATTGATCCCAGCACGGTCAAATATGCTGCTCGGATGACGATGCCGTCTTCGATATTTGAGTTAGCGAGGATGGAAGTCTGGAACGCCAGGGCAGACCTGATGTCGAGGATAGGTGAGCAGATGCCGCTGGTTTGGATGTTGATGAACATTGTGGGGTTATCGGAGGATGAGGCGGCGCAAGTGATTGCGTTGAAGCAGTACGAGAAGCGGATGCTGGCTCTCTGGGATGCCAGGAATATGGCAGATGCCGAGAAAATCCAGACCGGTGCGGGCGGCGATTCTAGCGGCGGAGGGTATGAATCTGTGCAGCCCTTCTTGCCCCAAAAGGTGTTGCACGAGGAGCGGGCCTTGGAAGCGAGGTTCAGGCGGTCTGACGAGAAGCGGGTTTTGGAGAAGGTAAATTCTTTGTTGGTGAGGGACGTTGGAATGGCTCATAGGTTGCAGGAATTACGCTCGATGATTCGAGAGATTCATCGGCAAACGGTATTGAAGTGAATCGATATCTTGACATGGTCGTTTAGGCACGGGTAATATGGGGCCGTGCTGGGAGGAGATGTATGTTTCCTGAGACGATTAAAAAACTTAGATCTGGCAGTCTTGAACTGATTCGGGAGAGATTCTGTGCTAGGTGGCCCGGCGAGACGGTGATTGCCACATTCGCTAGGCATGTTATTTCAGAGCAAAACGGGACTTTTTTTCAGCGTAGTCTGAACGAGGATTTCGAATTTGGTGAAGCCGATGTGTTGCTCCGGTCTGGGGAGTCGGTGTTAGAGACGAGAGCTTTGGCTGAACGTATAGTGGACGCAGTTGTGTCCGGCAGAGATGTCACCGAAGACATGGATGCTTTTTTAGACAGAGTATCGTCAGGGCATGACTTCTCAGTGAAGGCGGTGAAGGAGTCGGTTATCGGCGTGTTGACTACCACCAATGAGTGGCGTTCTTTTTACCGTAGATATGAGCCTCGTATTCGGAAAATTCTGCATGGCGAGTTGGGAGTTTTGGAGGATCGCAGGTTGAAGCCCAAGTATCGGAAGATCCGTTTAGGGAATTTCAACGAAGAGGATAAAGCTGCTGCTATACCTTCTGTTCGGATGTCATTCGGCGAGGTTTTGGCTCGTCTCGCTGGCATTCGTGCTGAATTAGCGGAGATGGTTATACCGGATGTTTCGAGAGATGCCATTGAACAGGATTTGTTCCAGATGCGGGGGATGAAGCGGATTTTGGAAGACGAGTTGGCGCAGATGTCTGACCATATATCGGGGTTAGATATCAATGTTGACAATGTTTCGGAAGCGGCGGCTACCTATGATTTGGTTGCCGACGAGGTAGGCAGATATGAAGTAATGGCGCTGTTTCTCAGGCGTGCCACGAATGTCGCTGCGGCGGCGTAGCATGGAGGTGTTGGTATGAACGGTAAAAGGAACCCTGACCTGCTGAGCAAGGAACTAAGGGAAGTTGGGATTTTAACAGAGCAGGTTGACCAGTTGATGGGTGAACGGGCAGAAGGGGAGCAAGTCGACGAGGGCTTAAAGGTCATTCGTAAAAAGGTCGGCGGCGCAGCCCGTCGGCTTAAGCTGAAAGCGAAGAAGTATTACCGTAAATTCAAGGGCAAGCTCAAGCGAGCGGCCCGCAAGTGGAAGAAGAGTTCTGCTGGCAAGCGCTTCGCTCGTTTGGTAAAGCGGTACAAAACCCGTGTAGGCAAGATACTGGCGAAGGGTGGGAGCAAGAAGCGTATTAGTTATAGTTCCACCAATTCGCCTGCTTCCAATTTGGCGGAGCGTATCCAAGCAGAGGCTCGTGGTTTGTTCGAATCTGAGGTTAGCGACGAACGCGGAATCATGCTTGAGAATTACACCACCGGGGCGGAACTTGCGCTGGGGTTTACGCTTAGGTACGCGGGGATGGGGAAGGACGATGTTGCAGAGCAGATGATGAATGTAGCCGAGGGTTTGTTGGATTTAGCCGACAACGTTGAGGCAGGGACGGTTGAGAATACTGAGGCGCTATCTATTTCGGAGTTGGGAGCGTTTAGGGGTTTGCTGGCCTGTGCTGAGGACTATTTTCGCAACTATGCGGACGAGGAAGGCAGTTCCTTTCTCGAAGACGACGACGACTAGTTCGGACTGGTTTCCCGCCCTATTTTTTCAGGGCGGGTTATCCGAACGGGCCAGGAAGCGGCGGACGGCGTATAGAAGTGGCAGGCTGGAGTTGATTGGTTGGAAACCGACGAGTTTTAAGCGCCGGAAGAGTCCTGAAAAGGACAGTTCGGTTTTGGCCCGGACGCCTTTTCGGAGCCAACATAGGTGGAGGCGGTATTAATGAAAGTGGACCCCAAAGCGCAGTTGCTTATAGAGACATATGAGTTATCGGGATATCAGCTTGACGAGTCGGCGAAGAGTGAGGGGCGTGTTGTTCTGAAGGGGGTGTTTGCGAAGGCCGACGTTCCTACCAAGAACAAGCGCATTTACGGCAGGTCCTCGTGGGTCGAGAACATCGCCCGCATGAAGCCTGACATGAAGCGCAAGGCGGTCAAGGGGGAAGTGGACCATCCGGCAGACGGGAAAACTCGGTTGTCGAGGGTGAGTCACTTCCTCACGGATCTGGAATTGGAGAGCGACGGCACTATTGTAGGCACAATGGAGTTGCTGCCTGATAAGCCAGGGTCACCTGCGTCACAGTTACATTCTATCATTCAGGCTGGTGGTGTCATTGGTGTTTCTAGCCGCGGTTTCGGCCTGACTGAGACTGACAAGCACGGTAATACTGTGATCAAGGAAGGCACGTTCCGTTTGGACACGTTTGACGCGGTGGAAGATCCTGCGGTGAAGTCCGCATATCCCACAGTGTACTATGAGGATGTGTGCCGTAGTTGCGGTCTGGAAGAGGAAGAATTACAGGCGAAGTTAGAAGAGGCCACGAAGATGGTGGCCCAACTGACCGAGCGTGTTAGTGGAAGCGATATTGAGCCTATAGTTCGGCAGCGTCTTGCTGCGCAGCTTTCCGATGCTTTCAACAGAAAGCGAGCGGAGTTGGAAGAGAGTATTAGAAGCGACCTATTGACGGACCCAAAGACGGGGCTTGCTAGGAAAATTATAGAGCAGATTGCGATGCTTGTGGCTCCCTTCGGGTCTGTGCATGTTGGGGAATCGGAAGATCTGAAGGTAGAGTTGGCGGATCTTCGTGCGAAGCTATCAGAAGCTACCAATATGGTGCATGGGTTGACTATGCGGTTGCGGTTGGAAGAGGCTCTTCGTGGTGAGCAGAGCACGGAGCTTTTCGAGCAATTGATTGGGGACGTGGGCCAGTATGATTTAGACTCACTCAATGCGAGGATCGTTGCTATCAGGAGGGAGTTAGAGAAATCAGGTCTGCGCAAGCCGGTGGTCGAGGCGCAAGAGTATGAGGAGGCGGCCAGCAAGGCGTCGGATATGATAGAGGCATTGAGGGGGGAATTGGAAGAGCAACGTGAGCTATTGCAGGAGAGCATTCGTGCAAATCGTGAACTTGCTGCTGAGCGAGACGGAGCTCTTGAAGAGGCGTCAAAGCCTGGGGAAAGGGAAAGCGAGCTGAGAACTGAAAACGAGCGGTTGCGGGCGGAAGGTGTGCGGTTGAAAAAAGAGTTGAAGGGGGTTACTGAGTTGGCGGAGCGCTCTGAGTTTGAGGTCTCGGTCGAGCGATTAATAGCGCATCGTGCGGATAGAGAGGCGATTAGAGAGACGGTGCTAAAGTGTGGAGATATTCAAGAAGCGAAAAACATGCTTCGGCGCATGTCGGATAGTGGTGGCGCTACCCGGAGTGTGCGGGAGCAGGTTTTGAATAGGGTAAGCCGTGGCAGGGAAGTGTTCGATGACAGTGCGTTGGGATCTGAGAATGTTGGTTCGGGAGTGGTATCGGTCGGCCCGGCACCTAATTCGCCATCGGGGTCTTCTGCGTTGGCAGAGGAACTGCTGGAGGTAGGGATTCTGGTGGAAACCGCTCGTGGCACCAATGGAGGCGGCTAGGGCGTGATTGGTTCGAACCGACATTCGTGGAGGATACGATGGAACAGAGAGATTTTTCTAGGGTAACAGAGGCACGCGGCTCCGAGAGTCGTCGTTCTATTTTTGATTCTCGCTACATCTCTGAATTAGAGAACAAGTGGGGACCGGTATTGGAGGGCATCAAGGGCGGATATCACCGCCGGGTGTGCGCTATGGCTTTTCAGGCCCAGCTTGAAGAGCTTCAGCGAGCCAAACTTGGCAGCCATCTTACTGAGGATGTATCGACTGCCAATGTGGGACCGTACACCAAGTACATTTTCCCTATTTTGCGTCGACTTTTCCCCAATCTGATTGCCCATAATATCGTGACTGTGCAGCCCATGAACGCTCCGGTAGGAGCTGTGTTCTTCTGGGATTACAAGTATGGCACGACCAAGGGGGGCGTTATAGCAGGGCAGTCTGCGCCTGGGACCGATCCTTTTTACTCTTCGGAGTACATCAATGGGGAAGGGCTTGGGACTGGCGATGCTGCGAAGTGGGGCGGCGGCGGCGCTGCGGCCAATTGGCAGTTGAGCTTCTACCCGATTCGGCCTCTCAACACGACCTACAACTTCTCGGTGATCATCCGTGAAGAGACCCCTTCGGGGGCGGTTGTTCAGACGGCTACCGACAATGGCTCTGGCACGTTCGTTGGGAACGTTCAGGCTGGCAGCGTTATAAACTACGCTACTGGCGCTGTTACCGGGTTCAAGTTCACCAATGCTCCGGCCAACCTGAATCTCATCAAGGGTTACTACTCCTACAACATGGAGATGAACTCATTGGTGCCGGAGTATAATTTTGATATTGCGATGGAAGCCGTTGCGGCCAAGCCACGCAAGCTGAAGTTCCGGTGGTCTCCTGAGTCGATGGAAGATCTTTCTGCATTCCACGGTATGTCGGGCGAATCCGAATTGGTGTCTGGTGTTGCATCGCAGATGCTGTACGAGATTGATCGTGAGGTCATCCAGGATGTGAGCGGTTTTGCTGCGCAAGGGACAACGGCCACGTTCGATATGACCGTGCCTTCCGAAATGGTGAACTCCCTGGACGCTATGGGCCGTATTTTCATGCCAATGAACGATATTACATCGGCCATTCACCGCAAGACTATGCGTGGTCCTGCGAACTGGATTGTCACCTCACCTCAGATGGTCGGTCTGATTGAGAATTTCGCAATTCACGGGGACTACCGTGGTATTTTTGCGAAGGAAGGTAATCCGGCGGCTGGTCTCGACTATCAGGTGGTTGATCCTGCTTGGGGCGGCATTTCCAGCAATATGGGTGTAACCAGGATTGGTGTGCTCAACAAAAAGTGGACGGTGTATCAGGACCCAGGTTACGCTTACAACCGCATGTTGTTTGGGCTTAAGGGTGGTTCTTTCTTGGATGCCGGATATGCGTGGTGTCCCTATGTCACCATCCAAATGACTCAGTCATTTGAGGACCCGTCCGACTTCTCCATGAAGAAAGGTGTGCGTTCTCGTTATGCTACCAAACGTTTGCGACCGGAATGGTACGGCCTCATGACCGTAACAGGGTGGACTTCGGTATAGTAGGTTTCACATCGCGGCCGGTGGTAGCCACACTGCTGGCCGCGTTAGAGGTATGGAACAATGGCAAGACGATTCAAATTTCCTGAGTCTAACGTAGCTGCTTGTGTGTTGCATTATTTTATTCAGGGCAAGGGTGAGGGAAGAGAGAGCGTTGCGCCGGGGCAGGTCGTTGAGGGTGACCACTTCGCACAGTTTGTGCAGGAGGGCCTTCTATACGAGGTTTTTTCATTGCCGGAGCCTAAGCCCGTTGTGGCTGAGAAGCCACAGGTAAAATACAACCCTGTTGTCGGTGTCGCTGATAAGATGGCGGCTGGGATGGCCGCTTTCGTGTCGAAACCAGTGTTTACGTTGCCGGAGTCTAAGTCTGTTATAGTTGATATGCCGGTAGCGGAAGTCGTTGCGGATGAACAACCGAAGCGGGTTAAGAAGGGTAAGAAGGGGCGCTACGCTTAGCCTCTTTTCTGGAGGTAACAGTGTCCTATCGACCTATCAGTGAAGCGGAAGCTACGGAACAGATCCAGGCGTTACTAGGATATCCTGTCGTTGGGGTCGAGATGGCACCCGAGAATTTTACGGCGGCATTCAACGCTACGTGTCGATGGTTCGTTTCGCGCAAGGGGCAGACGAAGCGGCACACCATCCCATTGGTGGCCGGTATTCAGGAGTATTCTTTGCCGGATGATTGTGATGTAGTAGTCGATGTTATGCTTCCTCCGGGGCGTTATGATGTTCAGTCGCAGCTTTTGGATTTTGGGCTTGAGTTAGGGGGGGTTCCTGTAGCGTACACGCGAGGGAATGATCGTTCCGGTCTTGGCGGATATAGTGGATTGGTCCAGCGATTGGAGTACAACGAGATTGCGAGGGACATTTTCTCGTCGTCGGGCGAATGGGTTTACGACGAGTTGAATCGCAAGTTGGTCATTGGTGGGCAGCCAGCGGCTGGCGCTCTAATGATGGTTCTCTACAAGAGTTTGCTGCTTGATTTGGCGAAGACGACCAGCATTGAGTTGGAACTGTTTATGGACTATTTTTTAGCGGCTACGAAAGTGACCTATGGTAGAATTTTGAGGAAACACACTGATATTCCAGGGGCCAGTGGTGCCAAGAATATGGACGGTGAGTCTCTTGTTTCAGAGGGAACGGAGGCTATGGCCGCTTTGAATGAGCGGATCGGGCTGTTGAATAACCCAGCTCCTTTCTTTGCGGAGTAACGAATGGATAATGTGCCACGGCGATTGATTGGGGATCGCGATATTGGGTTGTTTGATACTTTGGCGATGGAAGAGGTGCGTTTATACGGCGTATCAGGCGAGTATTATTTTTTAAAAAAGCGGAACTATGACCCGATAGACCAGGAGTTATACCGGGAGTTGTTCGATGGTCCGTTCCCGTTTTTGTCAAACGCAGAGTGGTCGCAGACGACGGGGGAAAATGAGGCCAGTGAGAATGGGTTCAAGAGGATGTGGGAAGCGGATGTTCGGATACCGCGCAAGCGGTTTGAAGAGATGGGGGAAGGTCGAAGTCCCAAGATAGGTGATGCGGTGCGGTTGTTTGTTGCCGAGTCGAGTGGGGATGAGTGGTTCGACGTTATTTTTGCAAGCCAGGGCGAACCTGTTTACAGTTCGTCGAATTTTGTGTGGTATGTATTGAAGGTTAGGATGCGGAGTGAGTACGAACCTATTCGCAGGATGAAAGAGGAGGATTTGACGTGAAAACTGTAGCTTCGGAGATGAGCAAAAACGAATTGATTGAGGGGGCCATGAAGTTGCCCGTATTGGTTCGGGAATTGGAGATTGGAGACCCTGTAGTCGTGAGGGATCGGTCGTGGGAACATCAGCGGTTTGTAGGGCGGGTTAGCGAGTCTAATCCCAAATTAGGGTATGTCGTTGTTTTGCTTGATGAGGGAGGGGTCCGGGCGTTTGACGAGAGCACCTATCTTATGTATAAGATGACCAATGAGGCGGCGAAGGGGGTGCTAGGTGGATAAAAAGAGGATTTGGGATGCTCTGAATGCTTCATTTGTGAAGCAGGAAGATGGTTCATACATCCACCCAGACGAGGTAGAGCGTCGAATTGCCGAGTCTCAGCGTTTGGCGAAGAAGGCCGAGTTTCTCCAGGCGAGGGTTATGGGGAATATGGCGAAGGGATTCTCGTTGGTCTGCGCTTTCTGCAATCGATTGCAGGAGGGGTTAGATGTTGGTTTGCCCCATTGTGGGGTTATTGGATGTTGCGGACCTAAACATGGGGGGGAGTTTACGCAGTATGAAGGCGAGTTGCCAAGGAGTGCATTCGGGAATTGGTGTTTGGTTTGTGCCGAGAAGGCAACAGGCGGTTTTAGAGCGAAGGGTGGTACAGTCCTGTTTGGGGTGTGCCAAGATCATAAGGCAGTGTTTTTCGGCAAAGGGGGAGAACCTCGTATGCCCGATTCAAGAGAGGGAGAACATGGATTTCGACAAAGTGATGCAGGCTGCGAAGTTGGTTCTGGAGGGGAAGCAGAACCCGGAGTCGTTGACTGAGGGCAAGGTTTCTCGTGAGGCATTTGCCAAGTTGACGAAGTTCATTGTTCCCGACGTATCGGAGATGACCGCGATGCGCATTGTCCTGGACTACAAGAACGAGTCCGGGGAAGTGGTGGCTCAATTGGTGTTCCGAAAGGGCAAGGAGGACGCCATGTACTACCGTGGCAAGTCTGTTGGTGTGGATTCGCAGGAAGAGAGCACTTCCGGTGAACTGGGCGAGGCCGCTGGTAAGAAGTGGAGTCCTGGGGACGATGTCTTGATTTTCGCCAGGGCTGGCGGCCAGTTGCCTAACGATTTTGCTGCTTTGGACGTGGCTGAATATCGCGTGTTTGGTCTGGCAAAACGTGTTGACCCTGATGCGGAACTGAAGAAAGACGGCATGAAGCGATATTCTCTGATTGACAAGTCTGCCAAGTCTGCCTTCATGGATGCCGCGAAGAAGGAAGGGTGGACCGTTGATGGGATGTCGTCTGTCTATACGGTAACCGTGACGGGAATCGGCCCTCGTGGAGCCAGCCTGAAGTGAGAATCAGAGTACAGATAGACCCGAGAAGCCGGAAGGCTTTGCGAGAGCTCGCCAAGAATTTGAAGCGAGTTTCTGTGGACGTATTGGGTCGGGATTTGGCGAAGTCTTCTGCGGAAGAGTTGCGGGAACAAGTACATACCAAGCTCGTTGATGCCGGGTCGGGGGATCTCGCACAGGAATTAGAATTGGTAGAGACAGATGGGGCATTTGGTTTGGCTGTGCTACCCAAGCGACGGCGTGTTGGGATGGAAGACCTTTTACCTAAACACGCTGTGTATGTCTTCGCCAGAACGGATGGCAAGGTGCGTCCATATGTGTCGTTGATGGAGCGTTTGAGTCCTTGGTTTGGCCCATTGATTCCTACGTTGCCCAGCGTAGTTTCAGCGGTTATCGTAATCCGAGAAGTTATGCCGACCGAGGCTGGTCGGTTGCGTGTATCGACCGAGCAGAATCGTGGGGAGGTATTGAAGGCAATGACGACTGACGGCATTGTGCCAAACATGCAGCGTGTGTCGGTGCTTTTTGACGTAGGATTTGCTGGTCAGCGAGCGGAGAGTGGGATAGGTAGAGAAGGGACGTTGGGGTTATGGCGGTCGAGTATCAGAGGATTTTTGCGTATTTCTCCTGAGATGATAGATAAGATAGAGCAAGTTTTGTTTGGTGGTAAGCGAAGGATCTTGACATCTTCGACCGGGTCTAGGAAACTAGGGGCGTCAGAAGCGAAGTTGATTGCAGATGACGCGCTTATATAAGTGAGGAGGATACGATGGGCAAGTTGAATCATAGCGAATTAAGTGGTGTTTTGACCGAGATGAAACTGAAGTTCAAGCTTGAAGAGGCGGAAATGACGGCTCAGGCTGTCTATGAAGACCTTGAGAGTAGGGGGCTCATGCAGGATGGCGAACTAGCGCAAGTGACAGAGGATGGGCAAGTTGTTTTCGGTGACCAGTTGGTGGAATCCGTAAACGGCAGCATCGATATATTGGTGCAGAGCGCCGCTGATACCGCTGTCAGCGAGTTTGACGGGTTGTCAGTGGAAGATGCCACCGAATATGTGGCAGCGTTCATTGATGAGATGGTAGAAGATGGCGGACTGCCACCTCTTCCCGCCGAGGGTGATTCCGAGGCTGAGGCGCAGTGGGTGTCGGCTGCGATGGAGATAGATTTTGTGGAGTCATTCCTGGATTGGATGGAAGAAGAATAGTTGGAGGATGCTGTGGTCCCTGTCATTACACCAAAGCACTTCGATGAGGGTGTGTTCAAACAGCTCGGTGGCGAGTTGGTTGAGGTGGAGCGTGAAGACAGTCGACTACGGTGTTACGCTGTCCTGCTGAAGGGGGTTGATGGTCCTTCTATTTTTGGGGGTGCAGTGCCGATTATTCATAGGTTTCCCCAAGAGGTAGTGACCGACTATCTGCTCCCTTGTTTTTGTCTCGTGCCTGGAGCCCCCGAAATAGATGATACTCGGATGACGGGGGAAATGCCCGGTGAGCGGCGTCCTGCGGAGGATGCTGTTGTAACGACTGTCACGCGGCGAGATGGTACGGTTGTTTCGGGATACAGCAAATATGAAACAGTTCCGCCTGCATGGCCCTTTTCGTTACCGTACGAAATTGAGGCTCATGCGACATCCCGTCACGAAGAGCGTCCGATGTTTTTGCATATGCTCAAGAGATTCCCTAAAAATCGTGGTTGGGTTGTTGTTGCCGATAGTTCTGGGGAGGCCCGTACCTATACTGTGTTTTTCGAGGGGACGGGTGACCTAAGCGAGATACAGGATATAGTGAGCAGGAAGCCTGGGAAGTCTATTTCGATTCGAGTAGAGGGAGAGATATCGTTGTTTGAAGCGGTTGAAGACACATCGGCTTTTGCGGGTGTCACCACGAGTTTGAGCCAACTATGAGAGGACGTGATGAAAGCATTTTTCACTAATATGCGTGGCAGGCAGGCGCTGGCGCTTCCAAACGGGGAAGTTGTTTCTCTTGCTCCGATGCGGTATTACCTATTCCCAGAGGGGACTAGAACGTCTGGCATAGAGGGGCTAACGATGGTATCTGTGTCTCCGGCACGGGTCGGGGAGATAGTGGATTTACGAGGGATTAAAGAGGAAGACAGGCCGGTCCCTGTTGTTGTTCCTTCTGCTGTTGAATTGGTGGGGCGGGAAGGTGTGAGTGGGATTCCGTTTGCTGCTGCTGTTGCCGAGTCGTTACCTTCGAATAGTGAGGTTCCGAAGCCGGTGCCCGTACAGGGGCATAAATTCGTTCCGAGAGTTTCAAAACAAAGGAATAATAGTAAGCCCCCAGAGGGCAGCCAAGAGAGGAGGTAGCAGATGGTTCAGTCATACCCAGGTGTTGGGATTGAGCGTAGACCTAGTGGCAACGTTACGACTGCGGGCGCTGCTGCGTCTGCTATGGCGGTATGCGGGTACACTCATATGGGGAAGGAGGACGAAGTTTATCTTTCGACATCCCCGGAACAGTTTTTGGAGCAAGGTGGTCCTGACATGGCGTGGTGGTTAGTCCCGACTACAGTGACTGCATTTTTCCAGAATGGTGGGAAACGCGTGTACCATGTTAGAGTGGTTCCTGCCGATGCTGTAGTGGCGGGATATGATATAACAGAGTTGATCAACTCTGAGACACCAGCTTTTGCACCTGTGCCTGACGGCCTTCGTGGGAAGGTGGCGGTTGCGGATCATAGCGGGACGCCAGAAAGCGATTTCGTGTTGACGTTGGCTCTGGCACCGATGGTTGACACGTTGGCCGTGACTATTCCTGTAGCGGGGGCTCAGGTTGTAGAGGCGGCTGTTTTCGAGGGTGATTCTGTTGATCTCGAATTTAATTTAGCGCCGCCTGCTGCTACGCTTGCTACCAACGTGTCGGTTTATAATGATTTCGTAACCAAGTACAACGCTCACTGTGCTGATTTCGGCGTACCTCCGTTGGGGGTTCATATCGCTGCCGACGCTGTGAATGTGATTGTTCCCAGCGCCACCCCGGATACAGCGACGTTTATCACCAAGATCAATAGTTTGCGGGCGGCTTTGTTTGCCCATGGTTCGAGCAACGTGTTTCATACGGCGCAAGATCCGACAGCACCGCCTGTTGGGGGTGTGGCCACCTATTCGGCAGCGGTTGTATTGCTACGTAAGTTAGTGACGTGGTATGAGGCGCATCGTGTGTTGGTTGGGGCAGGGCCTGTGCATACCAATGCTGATGCAGTGAATACTGTTAGTGCTGCTACGATTCTGTATCCGTACAACGCAACCGGGTCGGAGAAATTGGAACCCGGCTCTGTCGAGTTTGAGATTGGAGCAGCCACCTATTACGATAAGGGGGATGGTACGTTCATCGTCGCTGGCGACTTGAATGCGGGGACGGTCAATTATGCTACTGGTGCTGTATCGCTGACATTCGGCGTTGCTCCTGCTGTTGCCGCGACTGTCAATTTCCACAGAGTAGTGGATAGAACTACGGCCACGTTTTACATTACGGCGGATGACGAGTTTGTTGACGTATTGGTGGGTGGCTCGTTCCCAGCCGCAATTCTTAATATTGCCGGTGTGAACGAAATAGATAGGACGGCGAAGACCATCTCATTCAAGACGGCTTCTACTGTGATTGTGCCGGATGGGGCTCTCCAGGCTAATTACACAGACGTTACGACTACGGGCGATGTCGATTACACCAAGTTATATTGGAAGTTCGAATGCGTGGGCCGTGGAATTTATGGCAATGATATAGCCGCTGCTATCAGTGGGGAGGACACGTCTTTTGTTTCTGTTCTGTACGATCGTACGAAGGGAGCTACAGGAGATTGGGTCGATACCAATGGCAATGTTGTGGGCGTGAACCCTAATCTGGGGAAGTATCTCAAGTATAAGTTTACGGTTCGACAAACATCGGAGATAGGCGGTTCTGAGTTTGTGGATAAGGAGCCGTTTAGGGATCTGAATTTTTCCGATCCTGACATGCCCAGCTATTTCCCGGATGTAATCAATGATCCTCTGACAGGGTCGAAGCTTTTGAAGGTTGTGACTCCGTATGGAGTTGGTATTCCAGAGTTTCTGGACGCCGTAAAAACTACTGAGAATTTGAGGACCCATCCAGGTGGTATCGCCATTGTGGGTGATAATGCGACTAGCCACTATGCGGCTCGTTTGCCTTCTGCGTATTCCGGTACGAGAGGATTTTTGGAGCAGACGTTACGGTTAACGTATACCGATTCATTGGGGGCGTCTCAGATTGTGTACGATGATGGGACGGGGCGTCTCATTGGTAACGTGAATGCTGGGGGGGCGAATACAGTTGATTATGATACGGGCATTATCGATGTAACGTTCCGCACTCCGGTTGGTAATGCGTTGAGCGTGGAGGCAATTTATTATCTTAACCCTTCTGAGTCGGAGGGAACATTTAGGTTGACAGGTGGTTCAAATGGGAGTGGGGTTATCTCTTCTTCTGTGACGGTCAACGGGGCGTTGGATGCCACCAAGCGTGGCATTTATGCGTTCAAGACAATTGAAGAACCTCTAACCGGTCCGCTCGTTCCAGATTTGGCTGGTAACGCTGTTGTAGACATGCTGATCGTGGCTTTCTGCGAAGCCAGGAAGAACTTCTTTCTACCTATAGTTGGACCTCGGGGCATGAGTGCCGCCACGACTCGGCACTACAGGAAGGCGGTGCTCGGGGTGAACACTAGTTACGGAGCCATGTATGCTCCATGGATCAAGATTGTTGATCCGATATTGAGTTCTGTTGTTTCGTTCCCTCCGCTGGGGCACATAGCCGGGATTTATGCGCGTGTTGACAGTGAACGTAACGTAGGAGAGACTCCTGCTGGTACGGAGAAGGGGAAAATATATGGAGCCGTGGGGCTCGAAACGATTTTCACCAAAGAGGAAGTCGGGATACTGAACGAGGCGGGAGTCAACTGCATCGTTGATTGGCCGCAGACGGGCAGGGTTGTGTGGGGAGGCCGAACGCTTTCGTATACTTCCGAGTGGAAGTACATTAGTGCCAGACGGTTGTTTACCCATGTTGAGATGTCGTTGTATCTAGCCACTTGGTGGGCCTGTTTCGAGAACAACGGGGCGAACCTTAGATTGAGGCTTTTCAATCAGGTGTATAATTTCCTCAGAGGGTTATACAACGAAGGGTACTTCAACGCTAATGCCAAGAGTGAGGGAGAAGCATTTTACGTTGTTTGCGATGATTCGAACAATCCTCAGTCGGTAGTTGATGCTGGGCAGGTGCTTTGCGACGTTTATATTGCGCCATCGAAGCCTGCTGAGTTTGTCCGGCTTCGGTTTACCCAGATCACGCAGGGCGCGTCAACTTAGGGGTAACCTATGGGATTCCTACGAACGCCAATGATGACGAGGCAGAGCACGGTCGCCGGGGTGAACCTCGACGGCCTTGCTCCACTGTCTGTCTCCACCGTAATCAATAGGCGAGAAGTGTTTGTAGCTTCGTCCAGTGGTGGTCTTTTCGAGTTACGAACGGACTATTCGCATGTTGTTTGGCAGATCCGGTTGAGGGCTGAAACGGCTACAGGGTATACAATTTCTGTTCTCAATGATAACGGGGAAGAGTTTGTATATCAGACTGTTTCTGGCGTTATAGGCGGTGTTTCTGTTGTTTTATCGAACCTGCGGCTGCACTTGTGCGGCGGGGATGCTCTGAAGGTTGTCACTGTCGGCATTGGTGGCGGTGACCCAACCGGGGCGATGTGTGAGGTTTTTTCCAGGGTGGAAGATTCAATGAGTAGTCCTTACTAAGGGGGAGATACAATGGCACGAGCACAAACAGACGATTTGCTGCACGGGTTTAAGTTCAGGGCATATGCTGCGTATGATGACAACGACGATTGGTTCAAGCTTACCGACACGACCCAGGCTGGGTTCAACACTATCACCAATCCAGAGACGACGGTGGAAGTAACCGAATATCGGGAAGGTATGATGGTTTTTACCCACAAAGATCCCGGCGTTCCTACGCAGAACGATATTTCCCTCACAAGGGGTACTGTACTGCATGATACGATGTTTTGGACCTGGATTAAGAAGGTAATCATGGGTGGCAACTACCGAGTTACGCTCGGGACATATCAGTTCCACCGGCAAGCCCAGGTCTCGGAAGAACTAGCACCCGACAATGATATGAGTGACGAGTTAGCCAATCATTATCAGATGCACCAAGCGTTTTGTATGCGAGTCAAGCCCGCTGGGGATTTGGATGCTTCGGCGTCCGATATCTCTATTCAGGAGATGGATGTGTCATATGAGTATTGGGATTATGCTCCGAGTAATTAGGTCATACTATATGAGGCGTCTATGCCCCGTTCAAGAATTCAAGACCGTTTGCACAACTACGCTTTTTGGCTAGTTGACGTATCTCCCACATTTACTTTCCCGTTTTATGCTCTGTTGCCGGTATTCGGATTTTCTTCTATCACAGCTCCTGAGATTACGTTGAACATGCGTGAAGTAGCACAGGCGAACCGAATGCTTCCTGTTCAGGTAGTAGAGAGTGCATCTGTGTCACCGTTGACATTGACCAGAGGTTCTTCGCTATTCGAGAGTGATTTTTGGCGATGGTTGCGGCAGGTGATGCACGGTCATTCTAACGTGAGGAAGGATTTTCTATTGATACAGTTTGTAGGTGGCGGGGCAGAGCATTCTACAGCTTTTGCAGCGACAGCGGGGTTATCGGTTGGTTTAGCTCTCAGCGGGGTCGCCTTGACGGGTGTTGCTACTGTGTTGACTGCGTTGGCGGTGGGGACTCCGATTCCCGATGAAGGGTGGGGCTCCAAGATCCCGGCCAAGAGTTGGATTCTGCGGTCATGCAAGCCTTCGAGGTACAAGGTTTCTGGGGATTTTGATGCAACGAGTAGTGATGTTTCGATACAAGAGTTGGATTTGGTTATGGAAGACTTTGAAGAAGTTGCTTTATTGTAGGAGGCGGAGGGACCAATGGGAATGAAGATTCGGTTTTGGGGCAGCATTTTGCGTAGGAACCCTCAATTTGTTGGTCTTTTGATTGTTTATCTGTTCATTCTTTGTACGGTGTTTGGATAGGGTTTTGGCGCACTAGGGCGTCGCAAAGTTGTTTTAGGGGGGGCAATGAATTGGTCTGTCTTTATTATTCCGCAGGCAGTTCATGACCCTGTCACACTACAGTCAAGCTGGTATTGGGCATTAGCGGCAGTAGCGGGGACTATCGGGACTTTGGGCGTAGCGTGGATGAAACTGCGGCAAGAGGAAGCACGGGCACGCGCGGCGAAGGCAGTCGAGGAGTCCGAGAAGTTGCGTGTTATGAGTCAGCATTTAGGAGAGTCATTGGCGGCGATGCGAGCGGCAGTTTCGGCTATAACATCGTGTGCCATGGTATCGTCTGACAAGGTAGCGCAATTGATTTCGTGTTCCGAACAGTCTCTTCTGGCTTTGTCTCGTTTGGAACCGAGTTTCAAGGCGTTGTTATCTGAGCATCTGGGTTTGGACAATGGGGGGGTGACTGTAGACGACGTTTACCGAGAACTGGAGCGTCTTGCTGGTATGCTAGAAACATGCAGGCAATGTCAGGCCATGAGGCCAGAGGAACGAGAGCGGATAGTCAAAGGATTGGAGAAAGTTGTGGGGAGGGAGGCGATGGAGCGGCTTATGGTGAAGGTAGTTCGGGGGAAGAAAAATGGTTGATACTGTCCTTATCATAGGTGAGATAGAGCCTGATGTTGTGTTGGCGGTGGGATGTGATAGTATGTCTTTGGTGGAAGGGGATGTAATTCCAACAGCGGGGATTGAAGAGGTTGCCGTGGAGGTTTGAGATGGGTTCCGAGCGAACTATTTGGTTGGTACGAGGGACTGACAAGACGATTCGTGTCGTCGTGAGGGAAGCGGACGGCTCACCGTTTGATTTGACATCCTGTGTGGGATATTTGACAGTCAAATATCGGAAGGAAGATACGACGAGCAAGGTTCAGAAATCGACGAGTATAGCGTCGGCGGGGGCCATTGTTTCGGCTGCTGGTGGAGTTATGGAGTTTTACCTATTGGCCTCTGATTCGGCGCTGTGGGTTCCCGATTCGTATGTGTACGATGTGCGCGTTGTCAAGACAGTGGCTGTTGGCCCGCCCACTGTGACGAGGCAGTATTCTGTTGTTTCTATGAGCCGGTTAGAGGTTCAGTACAATGTCGGGTAGGTCAACAGAGCGTATGTTGGCGGCGTTTGAGGCTGTTTTGTCTACAAACATAGCGACAGCTCCTGTGCCTCTGGGTTCGGGGAAGGGCGTGAATTCAGGTGGTGTAGTTTTCCGCCGGTTTACTCAAAAAAAACGCAAGAAGCCCGACAAATACGTTGATTGGTTCCCCCCGATTGAGTAGGATGGTTCCCAAGGCGGGGCGTTATGCGATTGAATGTAGATGTAGAGTCGAGAGAGTATGCGGCGTTTCAGAGTTTGTGCCGCCGGGGCGGGGTTTCAATGAGTTTTGAGGTACGGCGTCTAATCGTTGAGCGATTAGGGGCTGACTATTTTTCACGGCATGGTGTCGTGGAAGAGGATGATTCGAATGGAGGTGTTTCGTGTATAACCAGGATGCGGGAGCTGCGAAGGGGTGCTTGAAGTTGGGTTGGGGTGTTGTTGTTGATGGTGAATTGCAACGAGAGGCGTTGTTCAGGGAGATGGATGGGCATGATGAGGACCTATTCGCTGATCGGTCGACACCATTCGTAACCCGGACGAAGCATATTTTTGCTAACTGTTTGCAGCGATTGGGGACTCTTGAAAATCGCAGTGATTTAGTGAAGGCAGTAGCAGGGTTTACTTCGGTGGACCGGTTCCAGGTTATGATCCACCTACGTCGCATGTCTCTTGGTGATATATATCGTATGGAAGTTGAGTGCGAGAAGTGCGGTTGTACTGCGGTTAAGATGTTCGACCTGTCGCAGATCAAGACGGAGTATCCAGAGTCACCGGAGCAGCGGATATATGAAGAGATTCTGCCGTCTGGCACCATTGTTAAGTGGGAGGTAATGACCGGGGACAAGGAAGAGATTTCTGCGAAGATTAGGGAGTATGAGCAGACCTCTTCGGATAAGAAGGGAGCCCGAGCGAACAAAGATATTGAGAAAGCGAGAATATCTCTTGCCATGTGGCTGCGTGTGATTTCTGTGGGGGATTTCGTTTTCAAGCGTAGATTCCCGTTGAATCATGATGGCGTTCCTATTGTGGATATGGAAGAGATCGCGGTATTGCAAGGGATGAGCATGAGTGATCGCCTGAAACTGCGGCATAAGATGGAGAAGGTCGAGGCAGGGCCGGACCTTAAGTTCGAGTTCCGGTGCGAGAAGGACGGTTGCAAGCGTTTGCAGGAGACGACTGTGGACATTACTCAGTCGGAGTTTTTCTTCCCTTTGGACGTGTAGACGGGCTCGAAAAGGAGTTCGTCTACTGGAAGGAGATGTGGGGGGGCGACTACAACGAGTACATGTCGATCCCTTATTCTCGTCGGAAGCGGTTTTTGCAGGAGAAAGACGATTTAGAGACAGAGGCCAGACGGAGGGGGGGGCAAGGGCAGTCGTTCAGGAGGCAATCTCGGCGTAGATAGGTGGGTGTATGAAAGCAGTCCGCTCAGGTAGAAGTGCCCGTCCTACGGCGGAAGAATTACGAGCCCTTTATTGGGACAGCCGAGAGAATCTGATTCAAATTGGGGCAAGGTTCGGGGTCGCTCCGGGGACTGTTTGGCATTGGATGCAGAGGTTTGGGATTGCTACACGGAGCAAGGGGTTTGCGAAGACTCATTTGACTCCAGAGACTCACGAAGAGATATGCACGCTGTACGCATCCGGTATGTCGGCTCAAGAGGTTTCCCTGAAAATGGGACTTGCCAGGAGGGTCGTTTCGACGCACGTAAAAACGTCGGGTCTGTCGCGAGGGAGAGATGAAGCTGTCACATTGGCTCATTCCAGGGGCATAGGTTGTGAGCACAGCATCAACGCTGAGTTTTTCGATGTTTTGACAGAAGATTCGGCGTGGGTGCTGGGGTTGATTGTCGGAGACGGTAACGTATTCGTGATAGATGATGATCAATATGCCATGACTCTGGCGGGCAGTTCTGACGTTCTTGGAAAGGTCGCAGAATTGATGGGATTCTCCGGAAATCTGGAGCGAGGGAAGGGGACTAATGGGCTGACTGCATGTTGGCGTCTGAAGTTCTATAATAGACATATTGTCGAGCGCCTAACTCAGTTGGGCGTTCACCCGAACAAGGCCAGAACGGCCAGATTACCGATGGTAGACGAACGGTTAGTGAGCCACTTGCTTCGAGGGATTTGGGATAGCGATGGGAGCGTGAGCCACAGTGCTCCGCTGAAAATGGGATTTGGAAGTGCGAGTCGGTGGCTGGCAGAGGATGTGCTCGCTGTAGTGAAGACGGTGACGGATACAAAATGTAGAGTCTGTGTCCGAATAGGCGACTATGGTTTTTTGGAGAATGCAACTTATTGCACGTTCTGTTTGGGTAACAAGGATTCACGGTTACTGTCTGATTTTTTGTATGCCGGGTCTCGTGATAAAACAAGGTGCGCTTCTAAGTATTCAAGATGCTTAGAGCATAGGTGAGCGTATGCGGTTATTGGGCCTTGGATTTCTATTTAGTTCAAAGGATCGGGGCCTGTCTAAGAGTTTAGAATCTACTAGTCGTGGCATTAGTTCTATTGACGAGGCGTCTGCGAGGTTGGATCGGAGTTTAGGCCGGTCGTTTTTACCTAAGTTTCTTCAGGGCATAAATACTAGGCAGTTAGGTCAGATTGGGCAGTCAGTGGATGCTCTGGCGGACAAATTCTCCCCTCGTGGGAGCTTGACCACCAATATAATGCAGGCAGGTATGGCCGCTGCTAAGAGCGGGCGGCAAATAGCGTTTCGGATGGGGGGCAATCTGGGGGCGACGGCCAAGAAGATGCGTGAGCTTGGAAGCGCCGCCTATGGATTGAATGCCAGTACCGAGACTGTCCAGGCTGGTTATCAGGCGTTGATTGAGAAGTTTTCAGAAGCTGAGATAGCCGCTATGGGTTTTTCCAAGGCACAGGACCTTGTGCGGATGACCGAGATGGTGGGGGATTTCAAGGGTTACGTAGGAGTTCTTGATGATTTGGCCGATACTTGGGGATTCAATGCCGTGGGGGCGAAGGAACTTGTAGACGATATCTACCGGATAGGTGGGGCTTTTGGACAGGGGGAAGGTGCGATAGCCCAGATGCAGGCGAATGTGGAGAGCATTGGAGAGGCATTCAATTTGTTGCCAGGGCAGATCGAGCCGGAGAAGGTTCGTAAAGGTGTGGAGAGTATAACAGCGTTAGCCGGTGCTTTGTCTAAGTCTGGGTTTTCGGCGGAAGATGCGTGGACGAAGTCGCGGGATCTGTTCAAGTTTTTGAATGCACCCAAGGCCAATTTGAGCAAGTTGATGGCGGGACTAGACCCTGGAGGGGATATTTTCGAGTCATTGGTCCGACTATCCCCTGCTTTGGGGAGTGTTGACCAAGCGATGGCTATGCTGGAGAAGTCACCGTTGGAATTTGTTCGTGCCATGAATGAGGTGTATAAGGCAACTGACGAGAACTCACAACAGGCGAAATATTTGAGGGGGGTGTTTGATTCGTTGGGGATGCGTTGGGCGTTAGGTAACGAGAATTTGGATGGTTATATTGCCGGGATTGTGGATGCCAATGGTGAGATAAAGAAAATGGGGCCGGGTTTGCAGGAAGCTGCGAACAAAATGTACTCATTGAACTTGACTATGGATGAGCAGATTGATAGGGCGAAGGATTTGTTCGAGACGAGGTTGATCCGCATTGCTGGCAAGGAGATCCGGGCGTTTGTCAGCCGTTCAAAAGGGGCGTACACGTCGTTAGGCAATGTGATTGGGGATTTGGCGGCGGATAAGGGGCCTTTAGGGCTAATTGTAACGAAGCTGGTAGCGGTGCGGAAAATCGGGTTGTCAGCGTTGCTTCCTACCATTGGTGCGTTTGGCGACATCATCATTGATACAGTTACGAATATGGCTCCGTTGTTGACGGCGATGAGTTCGATGGGATTCAAGTTATCGGATCTTTTCGTGCCGTTGACGGGCATTAACAAGTTGATGCTGGGGATACCAGGGGCTTTATTGGGCACGGTAGGCCCGTTTGCAGCAGTAGCGGGGGCTGTGGCTTTATTGGGGCGGGTGCTTAAGAAAGGTGAAGATCCTCTGTCCGCGTTTGGAGCTACTTTCGAGGCATTGCCAGAGAGCATGATGCGCACGTTGAATTGGTTGGGCGGGGACAAGTGGGACAAGAAAATGTGGGAGTCGTTCCGCTCGTTATCCAGTGAAGAACAGTTGGCGGAAGTCGAGAAGTCTGGGAAGAAACTGGCTGAGTCTCTGTGGACTGATTTCGAAACGAGTTTTTTTGTCGGGGTTGACCTATTGAAGGGCTGGGTTGTTGATGCCGGTGCTACGTTGTGGGAGAGTCGAGGCGCTGTATCTGAGGCACTGGGGGGGGCGTGGGATTGGGCGGTTGAGTCGGCATGGCCTGTTGTTAGAGCTGGGGTGTGGACCCTGTGGGATCATGCCAAGATTGCGGTGGGCGAAGTTGATTGGAAGGGCATGGGCGCTGCTGTATCTGAGGCATTGGGAAAGGCATGGGAGTTGGCTAAGTTTGATGCTTTCCCATGGGTTAAGAGGAAGCTCCAATGGCTGTGGACTGAGGCTATGGGCTTTGCGGAGGACATTGATTTCGCCGGGAAGGCAAAGAATGTTTGGCGGTATGTACTGATGGGGTTTCGGGAAGTTGTTGGCAAGGCACCTCAGCTCGGGAAGGTTTTTCTTTCTGCTATTGGTGGGGGATGGGATTGGGTTGTTGAGAACAAGGGTATGCTGGCAGCGAAGTTTGTGTCTGGGGCTACGGTTGTAGTAGGTGGTGTTGCTGATGCTATGGGCAAGGCGTTCGACGCTTTGGGGTCGGGTGCGGCGTCTGGTTCGGGTTGGGTTCTTACCATTGTCGATTTTTTCGGGGACGTAGTAGAGAGAGCTGTAGATGCTTTATCGGATACAAATGTGGCTGCTATTGCGGCGAAGTTTGGGGGGTTCTTAGAGGGGGTGTTTGACGCTGGTTTCGCGGGGATGACAGGGTACAAGGTAAAAGAAGATGTCGTTTTATCGCCGATGGAACGGGCGATAAAGAATCTTGGCTCAGGGGTTCAAAAGATTGCTGGGGCTTTGTACGATGTATTGGCGAAAGTTGTTGGTGATATGTGGGATTATGCGGGGACGAAGTTTCGTGAGTGGTGGGAAGATCCCATGAGGAGTATGTTTGAGAAAGTTGGGGACGCGTTCCCACGAGTCATGAAAGCGGCGGGAATAGCCTTGTTGTTTTCGTCTGCGTTCCGCAATGCTATTTTCGGTGGTCTTGGGATGTTGTTGAAGGGGGGGTTATTCCTTCGTTTGCAGAGCACTATCCGTGGGATAGGTGCGGGGGTCGCGCCTGCTGTGGCGGCAGCGGCCATGCCCGCTGTTGCTCCTGCCATGGTAGGGGGAGGTGCGTATCTGCCTGGGATGGCTCCGCCTGTGCCTGCGGCGGTGCCTCAGACGCCGTGGTATCGTAGTCCTACAGCGGCGGCGAGGGCCGGAGTTGGTGCTGCTGGAGCGTATGTGGGTGGGAGCCGAGCAGGTCGGGCAGTAGGTGGGTGGGGTTCGCAGGTAGCGGGTCGAGCGGGGCCAGCGATGAGTTGGGGAATGACGGGGATGTTAGCCGGGCAAGTGATGCAGGGTATGGCGAAGCCGGGCGAGGGCATGGATATCGCTGGTGGTTTCGTAAGTGATATGGCGGGTGGTGCTGCCATGGGTGCCATGTTGGGAGGTCCGTGGGGGGCTTTGATAGGTGGCGCTGCTGGGGCTGGGAAGGCGTTGTACCAGCTAGGTGACAAGTTAGACGAGCGTCGGAAGAGAGAAGAACAGGAGTTGAACAAAATTGAAGGTTCGCGTGTTTTCAGCAACTTAATCGGAGACCTTGAATACTTCTCCAAGACGTTTGCGCGTAGTAGCGAGACATTTGACCAGACGATGGAACGTATAGACAAAATAGGTTCAAATTTTGCGCAGGCCAATGCGGTTACAATGGCTAATATAGATGGGCTTAACAACAGGTATCAGATTCAGTTATCGGGAATCGACTCTGTGATTGCGGGGTTGGGCCGTTATGTTGATGGCAAGGGGGTCCTTTCTGCGACTCAGATTAACGCCACAACAAGTGCCATGGAAGCACTGCGGGGTGCCGGGTTTTTGACAGAGAAAGAATTTGCCAAGTTTTCCGAGACAGGGTCGCTTGCTGGGTTATCCGACAAGATAGGTCTGATTTCAGAAGCGTTGGAAGTGGAGCGTGCGATCATCACCGATGCGGACAGATTGTATGCTATGAAGCTCCAGACAGAGAATCTAATTTATCAGGGGAAGGTCTTTGAAGCGGAGAGGAAAGAGAGAGAGTTGAGGCGTAAGGCAGATAAGGAGGTCGAGAAAAAAGGCAAAGCCGAGAAAACGGCGGTGTCTTTGGGGAAGGTTCAGGACGTACTTTCCGATGTGGATGTAAAGGGTGCTGTAGCGGGATTGAGGAGGCAGGATAGCCCAGAACTTATTCGGCAAGCTAAAGAGTATTTGGATGCCAAGAAGTATCGTCCCGACGATATAGATCTGCGCAAGTTCTCTGATTTGCGCTACGCGGGCAAGGGCGGAGATTTAGAAGCGACGGCGAAGCGAATTCTGGCTAAAGAGAAAGATGCACGAACGGAGGTAGAAGCTTATAAGGCTACTCTAGCATCGCAGTTTGGAGGTTTGAAAGGGTTGTTGGGGCCAGAGGTAGATAGTTTGTTGGACCAAATAGCGTCCGGGGCAACGGATAAGATGGGTCAATTAGAGGAAACTATTTACAAGAAGCAGGCAGAAGCGACGGCCATGTTGAAGAGTGCGGAAGAAGGCGTTGCCGCCGTAGAGGCTCTGATAGACGGCGTTTACGCTGGCCTCGAAGAGGCGGGGTTCGCTTTGGAAGAGAAAGTCAAACAGGCGGATGATGCCAGGACTCAGCAGATAGCAGAGGGGCAGGCAGCGCACAAGAAAACATTGGAGGCTCAGGCAGCGGCGCAGAAGGCGGAAGAGGAAAAGAAGGTCAAGGTCGATGCCTATAACAAAGAGTATGGAACTTCTCTGGCACGGTTTATCGATTATGATACTAAAGTGGGGTTAGAACAGAGCAAAGATTTGAAGATGCGGGAGAAGTGGAATCGCGCTCAGGAGATTGCGGGGTTGATTCAGAGGGTATCAGCGTTTGGCCTCGCCAATAGGGATCTTATGAATAGCCCTGAATCCTATGCTAGGTTCTTGGAACGAGTGGGAGCGTTAGGGAAGCAGTATTACGAGGGGGAGCAGAAATTCGGTGCTATGTATGAGGGGTTTGGTATGGCGTTGGGGGCGACGGGCGTAGGCATGGCGGGCAAGAAATTCCCTGAGTATTCTAAGGGGGGGGTCTCTGATATGCCGTCAACTGGTGGTTTGGCGATGCTGCATGGCCGTGAGTTGGTTTATCCGTTGGATTCTCTTCCGAGTCCACAGGCTATTGCTGGCTTACGAGAAGCTATAGGTCAAGCAGGGAACAGACCGAGTATCCAGGCGGCACCGCCGGTGAAGAGTGCTCGTGAAGCGATTCAGGTTGTTGTTGACAACGATGAGGCGAACCGAGAGTTGATTCAGGTGTTGCGGGATGAGTTGGGGGCGGTTCGGAAGCTGTTATCGGTGGACAAGCGGTATGTCCTTATCGACAGCCGTGGGAGCAAAGTGGGGGCGGTTCAGGAACGTAGTAGAAGCGCAGCTATGGTGGGATAATGGGCGTAAGATTAGACAAAAACTCGCCTGCTTGGTTTGCCGTCCTCGCCAAGTTTAGCGATGGGAGCGAGGCGTTCGGACCTATGGACTTTCCTGTTTTAGAGGAACGGTACGATGATAGTTTTCACTTGGTCGAGAATGGGCATACTATTGAGGGATTAGCGTTGCGATATTATGGTTCTGTGGACCTATGGCCGGTGCTTGCTGTGGCGAATGGTTTAGAGATGCCTTCGGTGCAGTTGTATCCTGGTTTGGTGTTGCGGATTCCGTCCGCCGTATATGTCAGCAAGGTGTGGAAATCTGTGGGGAGATAAGATGTCAGTTGTGATGGGGGACCAGTTAGGTGGTTATGTAGAGCTGGTTGTAAAGACTCCGAACGGTGTTTTTGCCATGAACAGTTCGGGCAAGGAGTTCGAGGCGAGTGGCTCGGTTCAGGATTTGGGGCCATTGCTCCAGTTCCAGTCCGCCGAAGTGTCGTTGGGGTTAAGTCTCATTCCCGAGGTCAGTTTTGATGCGTTCGTTCCGGCTGAGTATATGGTATTGGTTCTTGATTCTCAGATTGCCAATTCTCAGGGGGAGTATTACTTGCGTTTCCTGGGTTCTTCCGGGCAAAAGTCTCCCTGGTGGGGTGGCCTTACCACGAAGCCAAGCGTGAGCATTGACGACGCCGGGGCGCAGATATCGTTTCAGTCGAAGGGGATTTCAGCGTCGATTTCGGAGATTGGTTCCAGGGCTGTGGCGAAGGACCAGACGGTAAAGGCGTATATGGAGAATGTCTTTGTCGAGTTGAAGTTGGCCAACTGTCTGGTTTTCGAGGCCGACCCGAGTGTGAAGGTGACCAAGCCGTTCGTTTTCACCCGTCCGAGTTTTTGGTCGGATCTCGTGGCTTTTTTGGGTGAGTACGAGATGGCCATATTGGACAACCCGGAGCAGCCGAGTATTGACCAGCCGTTGGCGTCTTCGGTCAAGGTAATGAACATTCGGGATTTGGTGGGGGACTCCAAGGCGACTGTGATTCTTCGGTATCGTCCGGGTGCTACCATTGGTGATCAGGATGATGGCACGACGATTCTCCCGATATTGTCGTTCAAGTGTGACGCCGACGTATTGTGGACACCGGGTATGGGCGATGCGGCCCTCGTGTCGTTCAACCGGGACACGATGATGTATGATAAGGTTTCGCTTTCCTCCGCCGACAATTCGGCGATGAAGGGTTCAGGCGACAGTTATATACTGGACGATCCATCCAATAGCCGTTTGTTGCCTCCTGTGGCCACGCGTGCGAAGGAGAGTGTGTGGAGTGTACAGGGGGCGTTGCATTGTGAGGTTTTAGACGCTGACAGTGCGGGTGGCGGTTCGGAGAAGGCGCAAGCTGATTTGACAAGGCGGCATGAATTTGCTGGGTTCGAAGCTGAGGTGGGCACTGTGGGGGCTTTGATAGTTCCGGGTTCCAAGGTGTATGTCGATGGAATTTGCAAAAAGTTTGATGGCAGTTACTTTGTCAAGACGGCTGTTCATAGCGGTAGCGGGGCGTGGGAGACCAATCTCAGTTTGGTGAAGATTGGGGACAAGACCGAGACCGAGGCGAAGGCTGTAGGTGCTGACCCAGGGCCTCCCGATGGAGGGTCCGGTTCTGAGAAGTCGGCAACTCAAGGGGGTGGGGTATGAAGGTCTTCCTGGGTTGGGCAGAGCGTTTGGTGAATCTCGGTTTAGAGGTGGTTCTGGGGCGGTATTATGGGGAGTACGACGGGATTGTCAAAGACAACAAAGATCCTGCTGGCAAGGGGCGGGTCTTGTTGGTTGTTCCTGCCACTGGGATGGGGGATGCTGTGCCTCTTCCGACATGGGCGACACCTATATTCAGCACAGCATGTGGAGTTGGGCACGGCGGGTTTTGGCCTCCAGAGGTTGGGGACCATGTAATGGTGAGTTTCGATTTTGGGGATATAGCGAAGCCGCTATATAAGGGGGGATCTTACGGTGCCGGTGGGGTTCCGGTCGAGTTTGATCCGGGGAAGGGGAAGGCACCCATGAAGCGCGGGTGGCGGAGTGTTGCCGGGCATTTTCTCCGGTTCAACGATACTCCTGGGGCTGAGTCTGTGGTCTTGGCTTCGGCTGGGAAGTCTATGGTGAGCCTTGACGCTGGGGTTTTCATAGCGTCTAACGGTGGCACTTCGATTTTCCAGATGAAGGATGGCACGATTGTATTGGTAGATAATGCGGGTAATGTTATCAGCAGTTCTAGTTCCGGGTGGACCATCCAGAACGGGACTGTATTTATTGAGTTGAAGGGGGATATGGTCCAGATAGTGGGGGCGAAGATTGCTGTAGCGGGCAGTGTTTCTCTGGGGGCACCTATGGCGGACACGCCTGCTGTCAGATTCTTGGAGTTATCGACGTGGCTTTCCACGCATACTCATCCTACGTTCAATGGCCCGAGCGGTCCGCCGATACAGGCGGGTACGGTCGCAACTATTAAATCAAAATCAGTGATGGTGGCATAATGAAAGTAAAATGTGGAAGTTGAACGTTCCCATTACCGGAGTTACCGGGGTTACCGAGTTTTTCACTACCGAGTTTCACTTTGCCGAGTTTACCTTCGTTGCCCAGTTTCAGTTTACCGGATTTTCCTGGGTTTAGTTTACCGAGTTTGAAACTACCGGGGTTACCGAGTTTTTCACTACCGAGTTTCACTTTGCCGAGTTTACCTTCGTTGCCCAGTTTCAGTTTACCGGATTTTCCTGGGTTTAGTTTACCGAGTTTGAAACTAC